GTAACTAATTTAGATACTAATCCATATCGCTTTGTTAGATTATATGAAATAACAACTGTTTTTGGTATAACTAGAATATCTAAGAGGTCTCCTCAATGGTTAGCTGCTGTAACTGAACTTACTGAAGATAGAGTTAAAGAATTAGTTTTAGAAGTATTAAAAGAACAAGGTTTAATACCGCCACAATAATAAAAGAAAGGAGGAACACTATGAACAAAGAAACCAAAAAATCCAATCATCTTCTAGAGGCTCTTATAAAAGACGGTAAGCAATATTATCATATATTAGATTATACTCACGAAGAAATAGATGATATGTTAGCTCGTTTAGATGCAGGTGGAGTATTAACTCAAGAAGAAAGAGATTTCTTAGATAAAAATAAACTTACTAAATTCTCTACGTTTACTGGGAGTTATGTAGATTTACATGACAAACCTGACATTCCCCAAATAGCTAAAGAAGTTATAGAACAAGAATACGATTTAATAGATAGAACTAGATTACTAGAAACTCGTGTAACTGAACACGATGATGAATTCGTAAATGTTCATACAGAGTTGGACACAAAACTTGATTCTGCTAGAATACAAAAATCAATAAAAAATGATGGTAGTATAAATTTCTTCTTTGGAACTATGCTAGATGAAGTTATTAATCTTGGTAAACCAATTGATTATGATAAGTTATCAGAAGAAGATTATAAAAATTTAAGCGTAAACATTAACTGTATTGAATCTAAGGCTCCTGAATTTGATGAATATTTAAATGCTGTATTCTGTAATGGTACTTTAGCTGTAATAGAAGAAAACGGTCAAGACTTTATCACTGTAAGTTGGATAGATATAGACAACCATTCTATAACAGTACCTGCTGATGTAGATATATATGCAGGAGGAAATGGTTTAGAATGTCCTGCTCATTATCCTGCAACTGGTTTAATAATAAAAAGCGGCAGTTTAAAAAACGTATATGGTGGTTCTTTAGGTGAAGGTAATGTAGGGTTTACAAACATTCTAATAAACAATGGTTCTGTATTAACACTTACAGGAGGAGGACAATCAGTATATAGACTTAAGTCTCATAAAAACCATGTAGGGAAAAGCCATATAGTATTAAATGGCGGAACTGTTGAAACTATGTTTGCAGGAAGCCAAGGAAACGGTGTTGTCAATCAAGCTGTTTTTAATATGAATGATGGGGTCATTAATCATCTTATTGCAGGTGGAGAGAGTGGAACTACATTCCTTTCTGAATTAAACATAAACGGTGGTACTATAAAGAAAAACCAAGGTGTTAATAGAGGACATGTAGGCTGTATTACTTATAACTTAACAGGAGGAAATATAGAATTATTCTATGCAGGAGGAGAACCTAGAGTTGGCTCTGTAGACGGTACATATGACCATTGTAGATTATTTATAGATGGTACAGAATTTAAATATAATCCATTACCTGGTACTAATAATAGAAAAGAAGACAATACTTATATATCAGGATATATTGCTGAGTATTATATAACTGATTTAAAAATAAATAATAATAATATTAAAAATTTAAATCTTAAAGTTAGAGAGCATATTTCAAGAGAAGAATTCTCTAAAATAGAAACAGAGTTCGATGAACTTATTGAAGAATTAGAAAAAGAAGAAAACAATAAATTTAATTTATCAAAAATAGGACATGAACACTGTGCTGCTGATATAGCAGATTTGGTAGAATCTGTTCAGCATTTAATAGAAGAAAAAATAATCGCTATTGATTTAAACAAATATGCCGTAAAAGAAGAAGTAAAAGCAAGTATAGATTCTATTAATGATTTAATAAATAGCTTGGTTCTTGATGTAAATTCATTAAAAGGAGAAGACCAAAAACTAAATAATACATTAAATAATATAACGACTAGAATAAACAGAATGGAATCAGATATCAGTGACTTAGAGACTGCAGTTAATTATAGAACTACTAATGAAGACATAGATGAAATAATGGCTAGTTTACTTAACAATACTATGACATTAGGTGATGAACATAAGACTGGTGAATAAGCCAGTCTTTTTCATTGTGTTATCGTTTAGTTATATTAAGTAATAAATAATTAGTTTATACACAACTGTTTTACTATAATAAAAGAAAGGAGACCTGCTAGTGGATGAATCAAAAAGAAAACCGTTAAGCGGTGTTGCTGGTGATATCTGGGATTGCTATTTCCTCGATTTTTCAGGAAAAATAATAGACGAGCTTTTAGCTAGAGTTCACGATAACTTCCTTCTTACAAAAGAAGAGTTAGAAAAACTACAAAACATTGATTTAGACCTTTACTTAAAACGTGAAGATATGAAAGCAGAAATATTTGATAGAATTCAAATATGGCTTACTCAATATGTTCAACTAGATTATGTGAATGAAAATTTTGAAGAAATAAGACGTGACTTAGATGAAAGATTAGATGTCGTAGCAATAGAGTTCTCTAATGTGTATGACACTGTATTTGGAATGAATAATGCATTAGACGACCTTGAAGTGTCTATAGGTGAGACAGATAATAAGGTAGAAGATTTAACAGATAGAACTGAATTAATGAATATAGCACTTAACAGCGTAGAAGAACAAGCTGAAAAAGTCCCATCTATTTTATTAGAAATAGATAAGTTAAAAGAAGCAGTAGATAGTTTACAAAAACTTCCACCTTCTCAAGATATACTTCCTGTCTATAAAGCACCTACTATAAATCTTAATGCTAACAAAACAGTTATAGAATTAGGAGCGTCTACTCAATTAACATTGACTCCTGTATATAATAAAAACGATGGTGGAAATATTAACAGTGTTAAAATATATAGAGACGGAGTTGAAATAAGCTCTGGAGACAACACCAGACAAATAACAGTAGACGGAGTAAATAAAACTACTACTTTTAAATTAGAAATATCATATACAGCTGGACCTATTAAAGATACAACAACAGGTGTTCCTTATCCTGATACAGCTATCAAGGAAGGTACATTGACATATGAATTAAGAATAACTGCAGTAAGTGCATCTTATTATGGCGTAGGACTTGCTTCTACTAAACTAATAAAAACAACCAAAGCATTTACATGGAATAATATCACTTGTATCAATGACGTACTAATCTATAAATATCCTAAGTCTTTTGGTAAACTTACATCTATCAAAGATGCTAATAACTTCGAGTATATAAATTCATATACATATACAGAAGAAGATATCAATAATGTAACATATAGTGTTTATACTCTAACTGACCCTATGACAATAGAAAACGCTATTCAGGTTTACAGTTAAGGAGGCATAATATGAGTTTAAATATTATAGATAACTTTAAATACTTAGGTAAAAAATTCTTAGATAGTAGAGAAAGTTTTGATACTCTGGAACAAATGAAAAACTGTAATGATGTCCCAACTGGTTTTATAACATTCTGTAATGAAAACAAAAAACGATATACATACGATGCATCTAATACACCAACAGAAAAACTAGGAAGATGGAGACTGTTTGAAGTAGACTCAGTTGGCGGCGGTGGCGGCGGAAATGTTGTTATGCAACCTGAAGAGCCAGATGATACAAATGCATTATGGCTTGATACTGATGGTTCTAATACAATAACAAAATCTGATAGCACTATCATAGCTGAGATGAAAGATATTATCAGAGCGTTGACTCAAGAAGTTAGAGACTTAAAAGCTAGAGTTGAATATCTAGAAATCAATGGAGGCGGTAGTCGTCCTGATGTTCCAGATGACCCTATACTTCCACCTGATGATGATGAACAAGAGTTTGATATATTATTAGAAGATGGTACTTCTTTATTATTAGAAGACGGTACTCCATTACAATTAGAAGACCAAACAACTGTTAATGAAGAAGCTTTACTTCTTGAAAACGGAAATAATATTTTATTAGAAGATAATACAAATTTATTATTAGAATAGGAGATGTGAATTTGAATGTCTAAAAAGATTTCAGAATTAACTCAGATTATTAATCTGACTGGTGAAGAAATGATACCAATTGCCATTGATGGACAAAACAAAATGGTTAAGGTTAAAAATATAAAAGGCGCTGACAATCTTACTGAAGACTACGTAGAAATAACTGGTGACGATGATAATAAATACAGAGTTATGGTTAAAAACGGAAAAGTAGTAGCAGTGCCTGCAGAAGTATTTGAAAAAGATATAAGCAATATAGTAAACAAAGAATATTTTGGATTAGTTATAAATCAAATGTATGGTGGAGGAAATGTAACTACAGGAACTCCTGTATCTCATGGTTTTATAGAATTATACAATTTCAATAATAAAGATATAAATCTTAAAGGAGTTTATCTTTGGTATAGATCAAAAGGAAGCGGATGGCAATCATTAGCTCTTGAAGGAATAGTTCCAGCTAAACATTCATTCCTTATAAGAGGTAGACAACACACTGCACCTTATTCTCAAGGCGTAAGATTAAATGTTATGAATTACGATATGGAATGGGATATGCAATTCTCTGAAAAAGGTTTCTCTGCTTATTTATGTTTAGGTGATGAAACTCCTGAAGACAATCCTGTAAGACAAACAAAAGACGGTGTATCTGGAGTAGTTAATTATGTAAATGAAAGATACATTGACTTACTAGGAGCAGGAGGTAAAAACTCTGAAGATACTGTATGGGCATATGAAACAAGATATTTAAATTGTATGGATGAAAACACTGCAGTTCATAGAGTTGACTATGCTAACAGTTTATTAATAGCTAACTGTCAAGACGTAGCAAAAGATACAGATTATAATATAGGTTCAAATGCTTCTGCAAAAGGAAACAATAAATCAGACTGTGAACCAATAGATTATAAAACTTGTAACGTTGCTATATATGGTCCTAGATGTGTTGCAGATGGAAGATGGAATGAATTCTATGACAAACCAAAACAAAAAGAAACTCTTCCTGCTATGATAAATGTTATGTACGGTGAAGACGGAGAACATACTAGAACATTTACTTTCCAAACTCCTTTATGTGAAAACGGATTTGTTAAATACAGAAAAGAAGGAGAAGTTAAATGGATATCTAAAGAAACTACTACTGAATTATTTGCTAATATTGATGGAGATACTTCAGTTCATAGATGTATAATCCATGATTTAGAAGTAGGAAAATATGAATATCAAGTTGGAACTGATGGATGTTCTTCTGATATATATTCATTTGAAATAAAAGAATATGGACAAGATGATGAATTAAGAATATTATGGACTACTGACCAACAAGCTTGGACTAAAAAAGAATATGATGTATGGCAAACAGCAGCTAGATTCTTAAATGAAAAAGCTGATCAATATGACTTCCATTTAAATACAGGAGATATATCTCAAAATGCTAATCGTAAATTTGAATGGCAATACTATTATGATTATGCTAAAGATATAACTAGAAATATTCCTCACGTAATAACTTGTGGTAATAACGATTTGATAGATAAAAAATATTCAGATGCATTCAATTATTATATAACTGCTGAAAATCAATTCGCTAATTCAGTATACGCTTTTGATTTAGGATATGTGCATTTTGTTTGTTTAAATTCTAATGAAGACATGACTCATGTTGGTTCAGGAGATAATCAATGGGCATCAAAAGAAGCTTTCTTACAAGCTCAAGCTGATTGGTTAGATGAACATTTAACAGAAGTTGAGCAAAGAGAAGTACAACCTAGATGGGTTATAGTATTCGCTCACTTAAGTCCATTTACTGTTGGTAGAACTAAACGTTTACAAAGATGGGTTGCTCCAGTTGAAAAACATAAAGTAGACTTATTCTTATGCGGACACAATCATGCTTGGTCAAGAAGTAAATCTATAAGAACAGGATATGACTTTAATGTAAATCCTGATTATAATGATTATGTAACTGTTATAACAGGAACAAAAGACCTTGACATAAAAGAAGAAAAACAAGCAAATGGAGAAGAAGTAAATAGAGCAGAAGACTTAGTAAATGGTACTGTTTATTTATTAAATCAAGCATGTGGATTTAAATTATCAGGAAAAGAAAAACCATTAAATCTTACTGGAAAAGTTCCTGATGAAAAACATATAAATGCTGATGGTTCTCCATGGTGGTTAGCTGCACAAGCATTACCAAAAAACCCAGTTTATATGGATTTACAAATAACTTATGATTCAATAAAAGTAGATTCATATGAAATAAGAGGAGTTATATCTGTAGATGAATTTAAAGACGCAACTATAAGTAAAGATTTAGATAGCGTAACTGAACATCAATTTGATACTCATACTATAAATTATTCTGAAGATAGACACAAATAAGAAATAGATTTAAAAATACAAGTAAAGGAGTGAAGACATGTCATCAACTAAAAAGTTTAATAAAGAAACTGGTGAATGGGAAGTATTTGGTAGTACAGATGCCATAGATATTAAACTGACTGACCTTCAAGGAAACTTTACTTCTGATAATGTGGAGGGCGCTTTGAGAGAAGCGTCTTCTAAACTATCGGAATTATCAGATTCAATGAAGACTCACAAATCTACATTAATGCAACATAGTGAAGATATTGAGTGGCTTAAAGAGCATGGTGGAGGAGGCGGTGGTGGTACTGCAGCTCCTACAATTACATCAACTTTCTTAGATGGAACAATAGTTGAAAAAGATACAGATGTAATTATACCTATCTTCTTCTCTTCTCCTAATCTTGGTGAAGGGACAGCATATGTCATCATAGATGGTATAGAAGTCGATAGTATTCCCAATATGAAACAAGGGAGTAACAAAATTAATATAGGTAAACTTACTAATCTTAAAACAGAAGTTGCTATATATGTAAAAGACAGAGCGGGTTTATTATCTAACCAACTTATATGGAATATCGTATGTGGTGGTTTAGATTTAGAAATAGAATTTGACAGTACAGCTGACTACACTGTAACTGATATGATTCTAATGCAATACAAAGTAACAAGTGCATCTAATGAAGATATTATAATGCATTTAACAATAGACTATGACGAAATTGAAGTAGTTTGTAAATCAGGTACAAATGAATATCTTTTTGAAAACTTAGGAGTAGGGATACATAAAGTTAGTTTATATATGACAAGTGGACCTTATAAAACTAGTGTTCATACATTCAATATAGTTGTTGTAAACTCTGACTCATTATATGTATCAACAACTTTCCAAGGTGGAGAATTTGAATATGGTTATCCTGTAGCTATTAACTATCGTATTTCTAAAGCATCTACTGAACAGTTTAATATAAGATTTTTATTAGACAATAATTTAGTAAAAACTGCTGTTTCAGGTGTTGGTTCTTATTATTGGACTATCAGTACTGCTGCTATAGGTTCTCATACATGGGCTATCGAAGTTACAAGTAATCAAGGAGAACATCAAGTTATATCAGGAGAGTTCACAATTGTAGAAGGAGAATATACTCCAGTTCAAATAGTTGAATCAGGACTTGTTTATAGATTAAGTGCTGAAGGTAGAACTAACCAAGATAGCGATAAAGAAAATCCTATAGACAATAGCGGTAACGGAGTAAAAGCTACATTACATAATTTTAACTATTTCACTAATGGTTGGATAGATGACACTTTAGTATGTGATGGAAATTCATATGTTGAAATAGATTATTTTCCATGGAAAGATAATGCTATATATGGGTCTACAATAGAAGTTCAATTTAAAGGAATAGATATAGGAATAGTAGGCGCAAGAATATTTGATTACACTGATATAGAGCCTCCTTATAAAGGAGTTTATATAGATTTAGAAGAATCTACTATGAGTTCTTTAGCTCAACCAGGTAAAGTAAGTACAGACGCTGATACTTGGATGACATTATCTTTTGTTATAGATAGAAAAAATAAATTTGGAAAAATATATATAGACGGTATTTGTTCAAGAGCATTCTTCTTATCTGATAAAGGTTCAGGGACTGCAGCTGTTAGAGAAGACTTCTCACACGCACAAAAAATATTCTTAAATAGTAAAAAGGGACAAACTAATTTTGGTGCTTGTGAAATAAAAGATGTAAGAATCTATAGTAGAACTTTATCTGACGATGAAATACTTCAAAACTTTATATCACAAGAAAAAGATTTTAATAAACAAAAAGAGTTAAATGATGCTAACTACAATAACAAAACACTTCCTGTTATTAGAATGTACGGAGATACATCTAAGATGACTCTTGAAACACCAGTTACAATGAGAATCAAATATACATCTCCAAACGAAGATAAGTATGGACAATCATTTGACTTACCATATTGTCAAGTTAACTGGCAAGGTACTTCTTCATTACAATATGTATTAAAGAACTTTACAGCTAGACTTAAAGATGAAAATATGGCTCCATTTGAATATACTCCTTACCCTAATGGTGTTAAAGAAGATGTATACTGTTTTAAAGCAGACTATATGGAATCTACTCATAGCCGTAATGCTGGTCTTGCTAAATTCGTTAATGAATGTTTATATGATGAAAAAAACCCTGCTCAACAAAAGAATCCTAATGTAAGAAATACTGTAAATGGATTCCCTTGTTTAATGTATATAAATGACCAATTACAAGGTGTTTACAATTTTAACTTAGACCGTTATTCTACTAAGTCTTATGGTTATGAAGATACTGGAACTTGTTTAGTATACGAAGTGTCTGCGAACTCTGATACAACAGCAGGTGCATTCTATAAATGGACAGAAGCATCAGGGAAAAGTAAACTTGATTATTACAAATCAGACTTTGAATGCTTATTCCCACCAACTAGAGCAGCAGGAAACGATAGTATGGAAGAATTAATTCGTTTAGTTGAATGGGTAAATGATTCTTCTGACGAAGACTTTAAAGACAACATGCCTCGTTATTTCAACTTACAATATTTATTAAGATACTTCTTATATGTATATGTTGTTGGAGCAGTCGATTCACTTGGTAAAAATATGAAACTTGCAACATGGGATGGACGTATATGGTATCCACAAGTATACGACGCCGATACAACACTAGGACTAGACAATACAGGGTTCTTAAAATTTGATATGGATATCGAAATGGGAGACGAACACGTATTTAATACAACTGGTTCTGTTTTATGGAGAAGAGTAAGAGAATTATTCGCAGCTGAACTAGAAGCTCAATATGCAATAATGAGACAAAAACATTTTACAGTTGAGAATATGATGAAGTACTTATTAGAAGAACAAATACAAAAGATACCTGCTAAATATTATAACATAGACATGCAGACTAAGTATCTTAACTATGAATCATCTTATCTATATGCTCTTCATGGTAGTGGAGAACATCATATAAGAAAATGGTTAAGAGAAAGATTATTATATTGTGATACATTATTCGGTTATACAGTTTCTACAGCGGATTATATAACATTACGTTCAAGTAAGTTAGGTCATGTTTATCTTGATATACAAACATATATCCCTATGTATCTTCGTGTTAAATGGAGAGATGAAGCAAATAACACAGGTCTTCAAGTTAAAAGAGTTGGACGTGGAGAAACAGTTAGATTTGAATACAATATGCCAACAGCAACTGACCAAGAGATAATGGTTTATGGTGGACATTATTTAAAATCTCTAGGAGATGTTTCTAATCTAGAACCTACTACAATGCTTATCGCTAATGCAGATAGACTTACAGAAATAGAATGTCATTCACCTAATCTAATAAATACAGACTTATCTGTATGTACTAAATTACAAAGAATAGACATAAGTAATTCACCTGCTTTAGGTACAGGTATTGGGGCGCAACCTACTCTTAACATACAAGAATGTAAATATCTAAGATACTGTAACTGTTATAACACATCTTTAACAGCTATTTACACAATGCAATCAGGAGGGAACTTAGAAGAACTTTATTATCCTGCTACAACACAAGTTGTTCAGATATCAAATCAAACACATTTAAAACGTGTAGGTTTACCTTCTAATATGGCTACAGATGAATACTGTAGAAATCTTCAAACAGTACAAATAACAAACTGTAATAAAATCCAAACATTACATTATCCATATGAAGAAGATGATGAAATAGATTTTAGTCCATTTAAATATGTACAAGATTTAGCAATTACTAACTCAATGGATAGATTAGTGTTTATGTCATTCTCAGGATTTAATAAATTAAAAACACTTAAATTACAATCACTTAAAAACTTAGTAGGTGTTGGATTTGATGATATGCTTGGTATCAATGATGTTAGTGCATTCCAATCTATCGTCATAGCAGATACTCCTCAAATACCTCAAGTTACATTTAATGTAAGTGACCCAGAAAAATATAAGATAGCATTTGCAGAAGGCGCTGTAGTTGACCTTAGTGCAATGTTCGGAGTAAACACTATATCTTCAAACGCTAGAAGATTACAAGGATTAAAACGTATATTAGTTCCTACAACTATAAAGAATATAGATTTCCCTATGCCTAATGAAATTAAATCTATTATAACTGGACCTAGTGAACATATAGTAGATAAAGATTGGGAAGGATATGATTTATCTGGAGCAATACTTGAAACTTGTGATTTTACTGGATTAAGTTTAACTCATGCAGAGAACTTAAATTTAGCTCCGAAAAATGAAATACCGATAATAAATAAAAACAAAACTCCTGAAGAGTTCGTGGTTCCTGTGAGTGGTACTTACGACTTAACTAACTATGTTGGCTCTACTCTAGATAATTCATTTAAAGGTTTTGATTTAAGTGGAGAATATGGAATCAAATGTGACGCTATGTTAGATAAGATAACAAGTATCAGTAGTGTATTTAAAAACTGTAAAGTTGATGCATTAAAAATTAATAACTTATTAGACAGACTTCCTAATTTGGTTCATATGGAATCTACATTCGCTAACTGTACTAATTTAGAAAATCCTAAGTTATTACGTATACCTGCTAAAGTAACTAACTTTAAACAATGTTTTGAAGGCTCTGATGCAAAACAAGACATAGCATTTAAAGACACAGTGTTAGACGTAAGCAGCGCATTTAAAAACTGTTCTGCTTTAGAAGACGTAACTACTAACTGGGAAACAGAATATATAAGTAAAGACTTAGTTACAGAAGATTGTTATTCTGGCTGTGAAGTAATTACTAAATTCAATGGAGAAGAAATTTTCTTAACAGAATATGAAGTAGGACGAGATAGAATACCTGTTGAATGGGGAGGAAATAACTTCCAAAATGAAAATACTGCTGTATATGAATTAACTACAGATACTATCAATGTAAAAATTGTATTCCCTAACAAAGACTGTTTATTAGATAACGGTAGAATAGATTGGGGCGATGGAACAATTACCCAAGGCGAATTGACTCATACTTATGAAAACCCAGGAGCTTATATAATCAAAGGTAAAGTTTTATTAGGAGACGGAGAATCTCTTCCACCTGAAGCTATGAAAAAATATTTAACTAAGGTTCACAAAGTTCCAAATACACCTATTGATTATACTAATATGTTCAGTGATTGTAAAAACTTAGAATATGTTGATTTTACATGTGGTATTCCAACTGATTTATCTAGAACGTTTATAGATAATAAAAAACTTAAAACAATTAAGTTTGGAGACTTATCTCAATGTACTGTATTTAATAATACATTCTCAGGTTGTGAAGTTTTAGATACAGTAGAAAACTTTAAAGTTCATAATGTATGTAAAGAACTAGGTTTTGTATTCTACAATTGTCCAAAATTAACAGCTTTATCAGGTATGAATCTATGGGATACATCAGGCTTAGAATTTTTAGAATCAACATTTGATGGTTCTGGTATAACTGATTTTACAGGAGCTGAAAATTGGGATTTAACTTCTTGTACATCTATATATTCAGTATTCGCAAGAACTAAAGTTAAAGAAATAAACTTAAGCGGATGGAAATTAAATAACGATGAAGAAAGTGATATAGTTTATTCTTTAAGAAATTTATTCTATGATTGTCAATTATTACAAACAGCAAATGTTTCTAATTTAGTTAACAGTCATGTTATTAATATAGATAATATGTTCTATAATTGTATAGCATTAAAAAATATAATTGGTTTAAATACTTGGGACACAAAGAATGTACGTACAGTTAATGGTTTATTCTATTCTGTACCAATGGAATACTTTGATTTATCTGGTTGGGATTTCTCTAATTTCAATAACACACCTAATAACTTATGGGGAAATACTGTTGAAAAAACTATTGTATTAAATAATATAACTTGGGGATATCCTAAACAAGTAAATAGCTTCTTATATACTTCTTCATATTATGGAAACAGTAAAGTAAAAGAAATAATTATGACAGATATAAAAGAAGAAATGACAGATTTTTCAGGAATGTTCAGAAACTGCTCTTCATTATATAAAGATATAGAATTCCCTATATGGGCAACTAATGTTACAGAGTGTTTTAAAAACTGTGCAGGAATGAAAGAAATAGTATCTAACTGGAACAAAGAATATACTGATTTAGGAGAAAACCATATAGATTGCTATACAGGTGTTAATATAGATAAAATAGATGGAGTAAAAGATAGAGTTACATCTATTCCTGAAAACTGGGGAGGATTAGCATTTAAATTTGAAGATACTTTAGAAGTTGTAATAGATACTCTCCTATTAGAATCTTTAACTGTATCGTTTACAGTATCAAATGAAGGTGCTGTTTTATGGGGAGATGGCAGAGAAGATGATTTAACAGTTGCCAACTCACTATCATCAGGAACTTATTTATGTAGACATACTTATGACGAGCATGGAGTGTATACTGTAAAACTTAAGAAGCCAAAATTAAATTCTAGAGAAGGTATTTCAATAACTAAAATAACAGAAATTCCTGCGGATTATAAATGTGATTCTAATGCTCGTGGTATAAGAAATACTTATACTAATAATGATAACGTAGGTTTAAATAATGTTACTTCTATTGATTTAACTAATCTAGTAGGAGTAGAATTAGAAACTTGTAGTAAAGCATTCTATTTAATGTATAGCTTAACAGATATTATTGGATTGGAAGAATTGGATTTTTCTAACGTAACGGATATGTCATCTATGTTCTATGGTTGTCAAGTATTACAATCAATTGGCATGAATGGATGGGATACTTCCAAAGTAGTTAATAGAGACAATATCTTTGCTAGCTGTGACGTACTTACTACTCTAGATGTTACTGATATGATTATAGGAGCAAACTTGTCAGGTTTATTCTATGGAGCATCTAATGTTACAGATATAATAGGTTTAGATAGTTTAGAACCTGTAGATGTTACAGACATAAGCAAAGCATTCTATAATTGTTCTTCTTTAAGCTTTGATGCTATATTTGCTTTCTTATCTAAGATAGATACAACTAAAGTAAAATCTATGAGTAAATTATTTAATAATGTGAATTTAACTGACTCTCAAGTAGAGCTAATCTGTGATACATTTGTAGAAATACCTTCAATTGATATTTTAGGTTGTCAATCAAGATTAGAATCTTTAGACTTATTAATTCCTATATTCAATAAAGCAAATTGGTCTTCTATTGACGGTTTAAACTTTAAAGAATTATTTGCAGGATGGAGTAGTTTAAAAGATATAAGCGCTTTAGAATCATATTCTACAAAGAATGTTTATAATATGAACGGTATGTTCAGAGGATGTCTTGAACTTGAAGACATAAGTGGTTTAGCTAATTTTGAAACAGAGAATGTAACAGATATGGCTTATATGTTCTATGAATGTAAAAAGCTTTCTAATTTAACTCCGTTAAAGAATTGGAAAACTTCAAAAGTAACAACTATGAAACATATGTTCTGTGTTGAAGGTGAAAGTAAAATAACGACACTTGCAGGATTAGAAGATTGGGATGTATCTAGTGTTACTAATATGAACTCTATGTTCTATGCTGTTGGAGGATATGGTTACAATGATTCTACAAGCAAAGATGGTTCTGCTATAAAAAATTGGGATGTTCGCAATGTAAAAGACATGAGTTATATGTTCGGAGGATTCCGTTTAGCAGATTACTCATTCTTTAATAGTTGGAATATAGCAAGTTTACAAAGTGTAGCATTTATGTTTGCTCATCATTGGAATGTAGAATCAGATGCAACAAGAACAATAGATTTATCAGCTTGGGATGTTATAAATGTAGACTTCGGTTATGCAGGTATATTCTATAACTGTAAATGGCTAACAGATTTTATTTCATTTAAAAATATAAATGATACATTATTCTATATAGATGATTGTATTAATTTATCAGTAGATTCTTTACTTTCTATATTCAACAACTTAGTAAAAACATTCAGCGTTAAAAAGTTATTTATAGGTGAAGAAAACTTAGCAAAACTTTCAGACGATCAATTAGCAATAGCAATAGAAAAAGGTTGGACAGTTCAATAAAAAGGAGGGGATTGAATGATAAACCATGATAAAAAAATAATACAAGAGGGTGAAGGCTATGTCCTTTACTCTCCTATAGGTAAAGCAGGATTAAGAATATTAGAAGCAAAAGAAGGATTCAAAATCTTTTCTTCTGACAATTCAAGACATCTTGATAAAGTATATTTAAGTCCATATGATTCAATAGATAATTATGGTGTAGTATATATAAACGAGAAAGGACAATCAGTAGAAACAAGTGAAATAACAAAAATAAAAAATAATCAAAACGAAACTAATGAGATGCTTGATATATTATTTACAGCAGCAGATGAAATGTTTTCTATGATGGATGCTATGATGGGTTCAGTAATGATGTTAAATGAAAGTTCTGGATTAACTCCTATGGGTAGATTTTATGCAGCTATGGTTGAAAGAGATTTAAAATCCATAGATGACATTCCAATAAAATATAGAAAAGAAGTGGAAGATTACTTAAATTAAATTTAAGGGCCAACGCAAGTTGTGCCCTTTTCTTATTGTGTAATATGTATTAGAAGGTGGTGATATATTGGCTCGTTATAATAAAAAGAAACAATTTACTAATGCTCCTTTAAATCCTGTTACCTTACAACGTAAAGTAAAACAGGCTGCAGAAATACGTAAGCAGAATATGGAAGGAACAACTCCTAAAAAAGCTACTAACGTTCTTAATTATCAAGAAGAAATGGAAGATATATTTAAACCTAAGTCAATAAATCTATATGATGGTAATGGCATAGATATTATAAATACTAAAAAAATAAATCCAATAGGCGGAGTAAATGTAGAAGATAAAAGAATCTCTAAATTAGTTCAACAATTACAATCAAGAGGATTCTTTGATGTATACGCTGGACTTATAAATACTGAAGACGTATCTAAAACATTTGCTTGGTCTAATCAACAAGTAGGCTTAACAGCTTCTCTTGTAGATGTAAATAAAAAATATGAAAAGTTAAAAGAATTTAAAAAGAATCCTGGTGGTAGACATTTATATATATTCGATACAGAAACTATCGGTGGTAAAAACCAATCAGGTGTATGGGATCCGTCTGGTATAACAGAATTCTCTATGAGAGATATAAATCTTGAAACTAAAGATATTAAAAATACAAATATAGTTTTAGGGATACAAGAAACACCTGAGAACAAAAAGCTTTATGATGATATTGTTAAACTACTTGAAAAAGGCGATACTGATGCAATCATGGCTAATGAAAAATATCGTGTCACTGCATCTCGTATGGCTCTTTATTCTCATAAAGGCACAGTAGTTAAACTAGATCCTCAAAAGGGTTATTATGTTATGGAAAGTTTATCTGATGTTAATGCAGAAGACTTTTTAAGTTTAGAGAATTTTAAAGAAGGTTGGGAGAAGTTAAGAAAAGTACACGACACAACTCCAGTAAACGATATGGGAGTTAAGAATTCGATAGCTGCTTTAATGGATGCTACTATAGAAATGAACAATATGAGTAAAGCAGATTTAGGTATGGTTATTGGTCAAAACCATGGACCTTTCGATATGCGTGTAATGAACACAGAGTTAAGTAGAGTGATGTATGGTTATAAAATGGCATCTCAAGAAACTCTAGATAGAACATACAGAGATTTATTAGGCGTTACTTCTTCTCAAGCTAAACAGATAGTAGAACATTATGAGAAGGCATTTGGAGGGCAAGTTGGATTTAGTGTTCCTAAAGATAACTTCCTGGACTCTCTTCCTGTATTTAATGCTATTAAAAATGCGTTTGGTACAGAAACATTATTAAATAATGACGCTGGTATAATTAAAAAGGCAAAAGGTAAAACATCTGGGCAAGAGTATATAGGTGAAGCTTGGTTCAAAGACCGTTTTGAAGACGGTATTGCTCACATGGCAGACTTCGATACATTAGTACTTGAAGATGTATTTACTAGAAGCATAGAAGTCAATGGTAAACAATATGAATCATTATTTGATTATTTTATGACTGATGCAGGTGGCGTAGGCTTACAAGGTTTAACTTTTGACAGTAAAGAAATAAAACCTGGCGAACAATTATTCTATGCTAGAAAAGGTACTAGACGTGATTTCCAAGGTAAAGGATTATTTAATTACACAGTCAATCCTGTAACTGGGGAAGTCTTTACCAGTTCAAATTATAAAATGAATCTTGATAATTTAGCTCCTGCAGTAAAAGATAATTTTTACATGGGGACAGAATTAAATCAAGGACAATTTTATACAATAGAAGCAATTAAAAAAATTAATACAAAAGACCTACCTGAAGATTTAGGTAGACTTGTACCTGAATTAAGTGGCCCTGAATTATTCCAAGTTCATATGAGATTGGCTGTAGGACAGAATGCAGGTAAAGGTTATGACGATATGTTATATGTACAAAACTTTGCATCAGAAGACGATGTATCTGCCTTTATAGCTAACCTAACAATGGTAGCAGAAGGTGGGGCTGGTAAGTGGAAAGTAACAGGAGACGAGGCTAGAGACATCTTAAATGTAGGGGTTGTTCAAGATGGAATGGTTGGTATAATAGGAAACAAGTTTACTGACGAAGAGTTAGTTAATCTTGCAACTACAAAAAGTTCATCCACTCTTGCATCTGACCGTTTTAGAAATAAGTATTTAAGAGGAGAAAAAGCATATCATAATACTAAAAAGTTCTTAAAAGCACATGAGTATATCACTAAAAAATTTGGAGAGAATGCTGATGCAGAAGACATTGTAAGTTTACTAACTCAATCTCCTAAGAGTTTTGACGATGATGAATTAAAAGAAGCTGCTAAAATCTTACAAGATTTATACGGCTTTAAAGATAAAAAAACTGGCAAAACTAAAATCTCTTCTAATACGGCTAGACCTGCTGCAACTGCTTATGAATATATGAGCGACCGTAAAGATTTCTATGCTGCAGTTACTAAAGAAGTATCTGAGTATGCAACTAAACACAATCTTACATTTGCTGAGCAGAACGAAATGTTCTTACAAGTAGTTGAAACAGCACAAGCTAGAGTTGCAGAAGAAATGTATAAAGATGACCCTGTCAAACTAATGAGAGCTGCAACTAATTCTTCTATTGCACATGACACAGTTTATAATCTTAAACAGAGATATGAATTTAGACTACCTGAAGAATTTGCATTAGAGAGATCTAAGGTTAATCAAGTTCTTACTATGTCTAATGTGAATGATTATAGTAATGTAATCACTGTTAATACGAAAAGAAACAATGAACAATTTACATTAGTAAAACAACTTGTTAAACAAAGATATGGCGATTTAGATTTATCTCAAAATCCAGAAGTTTATGAAAGAGATGCTGTTGCTCAATTCATAAGAACTCTTGTTAAGAGTGAAGATTTTGATATAAACGATAATCCTTATTTAGAAAAAGCCGCACGAGAAATAACTGAAAACACACGAGATTTTAACGTTTCCAATACTGCTTTAGACGTAGTAAAAGCTATGGCTTATGAGAAAGAAAAGAATATGTCTAAAGGTATTATTAAAGAATCAAATATTTTTTCTTTAGAAGTCGTAGATGAAAACTTCAATATCGCTTTAAATGGTATAGGAAAAAGAGAAGGTTTTATATCTGAAATAATCGCTAGTACTAATAGAAAAAAAGATATATCAAAAATGTCTGATAAAAAACTTATGGCTTTTGTTAAAACAAATGTATTAGGACACTATATGCCAGACAGAGCAGAATACGAAAAAGCTATAGATGGTCTAGGCTTTATACAAAAGAAACATAAGACTATTTTATACAACAAGGTAGAAGAAGATATATCTAATCAATTATTTGATATAATAAAAGCTGGTTCTGTTGTTCCTAACGGAGGAATGATTATAGGTGGAAATGGAGAATTGGCTTTTAAATATGGAGACAAAGCTATTGATTTTGAACATATACCTAAAGTTCATTTGCAAGGTCAAAGTTTAGTTGCTAAAGTAGGAAATCAAGAGTTTGGTCTTATGCCTGTAATGGATTGGGATAGTAATGGGAATTCATTTGTAACGACTAACTTAGGGAAATTATCTCATTCTAATAAAGCAGTAACTAGAAGATTAGAAAGAGATTTAAAAAATGGAGAATTTGATATAGCTACGTTTGGAAGATATAGTAAAAAAGTTGGTAAAGACATACTACAACAAGCTGGATATGAATATACTCCAGGTGATCATTTAGCCAACTATAAAGTACAAACAAATAATCTTGATAAATTACTACCAGAAATATTTGGAGAAAACGGTAGCCTTAGACATATAGGTGAACAATTACAACTACCTGACAATGTAAAAGAATTACTTAGTACTAAGTTAAGTGGTAAAACATTAGAACCAGGAGATTTAGACCCTGCTGTTATGAATCTTATAGGTAGTTATTGGCCTCAAATAGTAAGAGAAATGAGTCAAACAGGTACTGAAGATTCTAAGTTCATAGCATCTTTCTTAAACAGTGCATCTAAAGATAAATCTAATTATTCAAGAAGAATTACTATGGGCGCTGGACTAAGATTTGAAACTGGTTTAATGAATGCATTCTCAAATGGGGGACGTCCACAACATACTGCTGCAGGTCATACTTATTATTTAGCATCTGAAGCAATTGATGCAGTTGCTGCCAAAGCAGATACTTTATTTTATAAAGGTGCATTATTTGAATCTGCACAAGACAAAGTAATTAACTATACATCTGTTGCAGGAATAGGAGAGCTTACATCTACATTTACAGCTCGTACTTTATACACAGGACAAGCAGGTATAGAAGCTTTACTTGACACAAATATGGATAAAGTATTAAGAGAAAACAATTGGGATTTCTTAACAGAAGCTAAAAAGAAAAACGTTTATGAAATGGCGTATTCTATAATGAATACATTTGAACAACAAAAGGTATTCAATGCCAAAATGTTTGATGAACTTACTGGTGGAACAATAGCAGCTAATGTGCAAACATTATCAAAAGGTAAAGACTTTATTAATATAGGTTTACCTGAGAATATTAAAAGTCAAAAGATACTTAACGATAAATATGAGCGTCTTTATAATTTATTAGGAAATGTAAAAATGTCTCCAGAAGGAGTATTAGAATATACTTCTGTAACGGGAGAAATTTTAAAACATGGTGAAGATGTTATACCTTATGCTCAATTCGGTGGTGGTACAACTGATTGGGTTAATAAAATGAATCATGGTTTATTAGAATTTACTGTACGTAGTGAAGAAGGCGTAAGACTTTCTGATAAACAAATAACTGAAGTACTTAATAAAAACATAGGTATGTTCAAAGATGTTGATATAAACAACCGTAACTCTATGTTGAGTAGAGCGATGGATATCTTTGAAAAAGAAGGATTAAAAGCTGCTTATACTATAGAAGATATCAATAAGACTACTCTTCCTAAAATACTTATAGATGAATCAGAAAAATCTATGAACCATTTAGCACGTATAAGAATGGGATACTTAAATGAAGATATAGCTAAAGTCATGGATGCTTATGGCGGTATACCTCAAGAATTAATAGGTAACGTTACTCCAACTCCACAAGCATTTAAAGCAATGTTTAAAGACGAAGAAAGACTTATGGACGCTCTTAAAGCAGGTGGATTCAAAACTATAGATGAGTTATTCGAAGCTGCACAAGAAGAAAGTTATGTATTAACAGAAATGTTATTTGGTAAAAAAGGTGTTCTTCCTGGTATAGCAGCTATAGGGAACGATAATATATCAGGCCATGGTAACAAAGGTACAATGATGGTTGGTTCTCTTAATGAACTTGTAGCTATGCTTGGTAAGTATAGTTCTGATGAAAAAGTAGAAAACGCTGAAACTCGTAAATTAGGTCTTGATAAATTCGTTGAAATGTACAACGACAAATATCAATTCTTTAAACCAGCTAGAGAAGCAGGTGTTGACCCTAAAACTCAAGGTAAAAAATTATTCAATGTCAACGGACATTTAATGTTTGAGAATGGACAATTATTTGACCAAAGCATAAATGGAGATACAGTAGATACAGATACATTAGAAGCGTTATTCCGTGAAGCTGATGAATGGTTAGGACAACAAGGTGCTCCTATGCAAGACAGATTTGTTCATAAGAGAGAAATAAAACACGGTAAAAACGCAGGTGAAGTAGAAGAGATAATAGGACGTATGTGGTATGTAGGAGATAAAGACAATACTATACTTCCTATGGGTGCTGCAGGCAATCGTATTGTTATTGACCCTGAAACTCAATCTGGTATGACTAATGAGTATGTAGATGTTCTTAAAAAAATAAAAGAACTAAAAGCTGAAAGACAACAATATATAGATAAAAATAATGCTGCTCCTGAAGGAGACTTCATGGCTCAGCTTATGATAGACGATTATAATGTTAGAATAGGTGATTTAAAAAATAAGGTACGTGATTTAGAAGAAACAGGTCATTTAATGAAATTAGGAGACCAAGAGTTAAACACTTTAAGATCTTCTTATGTTATAGATAGGGATATGGCTAAAGAAAACATAGATAAGATGTTAAATGAAGCTGACCCTATTAGAAGAAAAGAGCTAGAAGAAACTATAACTGCAATAGGTGCATTAGATGATACTGGCGATGAAGTTAATACGTTTGGATTCCTTAGAAAACAATTAGAAGACCAAGTTTATTATAATCCTCTTACAGAAGATGTTTTAACAGAAGATATGTTAAAGCAAGATAAATATAAACATCTTAAAGAAGTGTATGATGCTTTTACAGAACAGCAATTAGCACCAGAACTAGGCGTTGATTCTGCTCAAAAAATGTATGACATGAGAAGTATTTCAAAAGCTAAAAACTTTAACAATCTAAATCAAGCAATAACTGTTGATGAAATGATAGACATGGGATTCACAGAAATGAGTCCATCGGAATATATTAATACATTTGGTAGTGGCTCTTCTGCTACTTATGATTCAATGGTTAAACAAAATACGCTTCTTAACTTAGGAGATGATTTTGGTACTTATAAATATGTAGCTATTCCTGGTATGGGAATAGAACTACCAGAAGGGGAAGTTAAACGTGATTGGCACAAACTAGCAGGTAGACTAGCTGACCAATATAAAGACTATCAAGCTGTACATGGTAACGAAGAACTTGCTCCACAATTAAAAGAAAATATAATAAATACAATAGATGAAATAAATGAATCACTTAATAAGTTTACTAATAAAAATACTGCTGCTCATCAAATTGCGCAACAACGTATATATGTAGCTACGGACAGAAATAAAATTTTAACTACAATGAATACATCTAAGAATCCTTTATTACAACAAGCTACATTTGAAGGTAAGACTTTAGCAGAGTTAACTGAACAAGGTATTCATATAGATTATTCTTTTGACTCAATGGAAGCATTTGAGAAAAGAGGATTCTTCGACCAAGATTATCTAGATAAATTAGGTATGACTAAAGACGAAATGATAGAGCATTTAAAAACTAAAGGTACAGTAATGGTAGATGACCGTTATCCGAACATCAGAGATTATTCTTTAGTATCAACTAGACATTATTTAAATGATACAGTTCAAGCGCCAAATGCCACTTTAATGTCTCCGATAACAGCATTAAAAATGAATGCTGACTCAGACGGTGACTCTGTTTCTAGATTTATGGTAGAACATAAAGGCGTTAATCATTTAGAATATGAATTAGCTAGAGAACAAACTATTAGTACAATGGGCAATATGCAGTTTGATACTAGAGATGCAAGAGAAGCTTATATTAGAGAGCAAACAATTGCCAATGGATTTGATGAAGAAGTTTATGATGTATTTAAACGTATAGATACTAAAATGGCTCAAGATGCTACTGGAGTAAATAGATATTATAATACTAAAGTTCTTGATAAGGTATTGGGAGATAATGAAAAAGTATTATCTGCTCAAGCAATATCAAGAGGAGGAAAAAGTGTAGTATCTGCAGTAGATGGTGGAGGCTCTATATTAGGACACATAACTTTAAGTACATTAGCACATGACCCTACATTTGCAGAAGTTGCTGATAACGAAAAACTTGTTAATCAAATGATTGGTATAGTAAGACAAAGTGGAGATTTACTAGCAGACAAATCTAAATACTCTGAATTGTTTGGAGATGCAGATAATATACTTGCAATGAAGAACGAAGGTAAAGCTCTTGACCAAGCTCTTATGGCTATGCAAGAGTTAAAAGATATGAATCTAAATTCTTTAGGTATTGATGATGCAGTTATGGAAGGCGCTCAAAATGCAGCTATTCAACGTTTAAAAATTGGTGGCTACTTATCAGAAGCTATGTCTAAAACAGGTATAGCGGCAACTGGTAATGTCAACAGTACATTATACGGAATAACTCAAACAGCTAAAGCTTATTATGGTAATCCAAACAGCGAAATGTTTGACCTTAGAAAGTCAGCAATAATTTCTAAAGTTGCAGATGAATTTGAACAAGCACCTATATCTTCTAAAAAGGTTGCTATCAAAGCAGGAGACGATAGACTAATAGAATTCGGAGACATATTCTCTAGAATCAAGAAACAAGGCTTAGAACATGCAGAAGTTCAAGGCGAATATACAAATAGAGAATTGTTACATAACTGGATGACTCAATACATTGACGAAGGTAAACTGGCAGATAAATATGACGAACTAGCTACTCAAGTATCTGGTATGGACTTAACTGATAAAACAGCAAAAGCACAATACATGATAAATGAATACATAGATATATCAGGACACTTATTAGATAGAAAAGCTAGTCCAAGTACAAGAAGTATGATTGATTCATTTGGTAAGTTCGGTAGAAGTGGTAACTATGATTCTGTCTTAGAAGATGCTATAGGTATGTTCGATACAGATTCTACTATGATGGGTAAAGCAATAGAAATGGCTACATGGCAAAAAACATCTAAATCACATAATACTCACTTCCAACGTGCTGTAGAGAACGAACAAAAAATTGCACAAGATAATATCAAAAGAGCAATGGGAGATGCTGCTGATAACTTAACAAGTAGACAAACTGTTGAAGCTTTAAGCGAAGTAGTTGGTAATAACATATCGAAAATGGTAATGAACAGTTCTGGCTCACTTGGTAAGAATATGGCAATGGGTGTTCTAGGATTAGCTTCAGGATTACTTATTGCTGGTTATGCATCAGGGAACCCATTAAATGACGCTAACGCTGAAACAATAACACAAGAAACTCAAAAGAATCCACCTCTTAACTTTGGAAGTACTCCACCGCCTGAAATGACTCCTAATAATACTGGAGGATATATTATCAATATAAATGGAGATACAAAGAAAGGCAACAGACAATTAAAGAAAGCATTAAAACAAGTAGCTAATAGTTCTGTTGGTGGCGGCGTAAATGTTAATATGAATATTAAAACTTCTAGATCAGGAGGATACAACGACAAAGATATAGAAAACGTATTAAATGATTATTTCTAAAATAAATTAAGGGCGGCGTTAAATCGCCGTCTTTTCTAATAAAGGAGATGATTCTGTGGCAACAAATAATTCAGGCACTACTGGAGCAGCTCTTTCTGATAAATATAAAGATATGATAGAGTCAAGAAAAGATTATGATGACCTTGATATATCTGATACTGTCCCTACATTAGAAGAAATGATGGACGATGATTTAATGTCAGATTTTTTAAAAGACATATCTGACGGAAATAAAGATGATGCTGTTAAGAATGCATTTTATATGGAGCCGCCAGGAATGATGCAGTCTGGATATGACTCAGAAAACAAAGTATTTTATATTAAATGTAAAGGATTTGATTATGAAGAAAGATCAAAAATATTAAATGAGACTGACGGCGATACAATGAAGTTTGATTTCGGCTCTTTAGATACAGGTTTTTCTTTCACATTAAATGGTAAAACATATAATTCATTTGATGATTATTGTATTGCTAATTTAATAAAAACAAATAGTGCAGATACATTAGTAGTCAGAAGTGTTGGTATAGATGCTCCTGAAATACCTCACTTTGCTATACAGGCTATGAGACCTGAAGACATAGTAACTATGACATATGCTGAAGCAAAACAAAAAGATGCGATACTTCTTAATTGTAATTACAAAAACGGTAAAGCGTCTAAACGTAATAGCAGCGATACAGTTAAACTATATAAAAACGGAAAAAATTATGTAGAGATAACTAAAGAAGAATCTATGGATAAATATCTGGGGTCTTCTGATAAGAAGTCAGGCTATGTTTATTATAGAGTTCTATCTAGTAAAGATGAATCAGAAGAAGGAACTATAGCAGATGGATATAAAGCAAAAGACGACTTATTAGATTTGTTAAGTGGTGCATCTGAAATAGTTCTTAAATTAGATGCAAATGGAACTAAAGCAACAAAGACTTCTAGTAAATATAAACTGTATTATAACCACTGGTGGAATGTTCATAAAGCTGTAGCAGATATGATTGACCAATGGCAAGATTCTGTAGGTGATATTCCTTTAAGTAGATTATCTTATTGTCCATTTGGTACAGACGGTTTAGGACGTTTTCTTGGTGAGATATATGTTAAGAAGAATGTTAATGGTAAAGAAGTATGGATAAATGCAAATAAATATATATTAGCAAACCATGATAATGTTATAGGTAATCCAGATTTCTCTGACTCTGCAGAGTTAAATAATATATATGGAAACGTAGCATCTGATTTTAATTTACCATCTTATGATAAAGACAATCAAAAATTTCTTGATTCATTCGAAGAACAATCTAAAAAATCATATAATGAAAGAAATGCTTTTCATAAAAAAATAACAGGTATAGATTTTAAAAAATTTAGAAATTGTACTATGATGCTAGGAGATGTTTTATTTTTAATACCTCCTACAAACATACGTTCTGTTTCTAATGTTGAATATGAAAGAGTAAACATTCTTCGTGGTAAAGGTTCTATGGTTAAAGGTATGGGGCCTAGAGAACATTATCTTGAAATAGATTTATTCTTTTATGATGATTATGGTATTAATGGTATACCTACAGAAGTAACATTACCAAACGGTTCAAAAAGAACTTATTATATGAATGGGTTACGCGCCTTACTTGCTCAATTTAAATTAACTCCTTATCTTCCAATAGAGAGTCAATATATAAATGATGTCTTAGGTATAGAAGCAGTAACTCTTGTTAACTTTCATATGGGGACTGTTGATGGTTATCCTAGATTATTGAAAGCAACTCTTACATTAAGAGATTTCAATTATAGAATTTATATGCCAGACATACCAATTGATTATGAAGATGCAGACGTAAGTGAAGTATCTGAAATGAATCCTATATTTGCTAAATGTATTCATTGGGAGATATTCAGATATTATTATCAAAGACTTCTTCACAAAGGAAATTTATTAAAGAAATATGATTATAATTCTCAAGAATATTTAGAAACATATTATTTTAATAAAAACAATGGACAAAACACAACAGTAAAATCCGCATTAATGCCTGTTAAGTTTTGTGAGGGTTCTGATAAAATTTCATTCTATGTACCTGATGAAGACTGGTTAAAAGTTGCATTAAGTGCAAAAAAAGATGAGGATTATTATGGACAAAAACCAGTGGCTATAGAATTATCTAAAGAAGCGAAAGCTTGGTTAAAAGACCTTGCTAAATTAGGAGACAAATTAAAACTTGATTCTGCGACAATAAATAAGATGAAAAAAGATTGTTATATACCGCAAATTCAACAACTGGAAAATGTCATTCTATATGAAATAACTAATGTATTAGGAAGTAAGTCTACGAATGTAAAATCAAATGTTATAGAGAGAGGCAAAACAGTCGTAGATACATATATACAACCTTTATTTAAGAAGATGGAAGATGCAGCTTTATCTAGTAACGCTGTAAGAGAAGTTGTATTAAGAGAACAAATAGATATAAAAGGAAACAATAATTTAAAATGGTCTTTTGATATTCATCTTAGTAAAAGCACTTTAACAGAACAAGATTTTGCAAATATAAAAGAAACAGTAAAAGATGTAATAGGCGCTAAATCAATTAAAGATGTATTTAAAGACAATAAAATAACAGTAGATGTTTTACTTAAATTTGATAACAATAGAAAAATTACTTCTATTTCAGTAACAGGAGGAACATCAATTCCAGATACTTTAAAAAGACAATCTGATGTTTATGATGGACAACCTCAAAACGATACTAATGAAACAATGGCAAATGAATATGACTACACTAATCCTGCTGCAATGAAATTTAGACCTTTTATAACAAGCGTTCCTTTAAACGGATTAGCAATAGGATTGACAAATACATTCACTGAATTATCATTAAAAATAATGGACGGTTCTGCTCCGCAATATATGGGTTCTTCAGATACTTCTATAGAATTAAGCATAATTACAGAAGACCAAACAACGGTATCAATGTTAAATACACTACCAGCTCATGCATATAACATAGCTAAAACATATAGAAGAATTCTTTCATGTTGGCCTATAAGAATTAAAAATCAATACTTACAAATGGCAGGTATAAATGAAGTACTTATAGACAATATAGCTGTTGAAACAGTAGAAGGTTATCCTGGATTATATGAAATAAAAATGAGACTTACATCTGTAGATAGAGCAATGAGACAAAGAGAAATGATGCAAAAGTTACAAAGTAATCAACAAACTACAGACAAATCAGATGCTGGTATAAGTTCTTATTTTGATATAGAGAGATCTCTTGCTAATGCAGAAACATATCCAGACTTAGATTTACCTCTATTAAAAGAATTAAAGAATGTAGGTTATAGCTTTATTAGATATGCAGGAAACGAAAGAATATTCCCTGACCCAGATTTTTATATGATTTATGGATATGAATATACTTCTAAAATAATTAAAAAGAATATCAAAGAAGTATTTGCTAAACATCTATTCCATACAAAAGATGTTAAAGAAGGTGGAGATAAAAAACGTCAAGTTAAATTTACAGATACATTAGGTCAAGAAGTTACGACTGAAGTTACTTCTACATCTGGTTTTAGTATAATAAATCAAGGAGACTTAGCTGAGCTTTATGATGAGGCTATGGCAAATATAGAGGCAGACTCTAAAGTATCTGTTCCTAAAAAAGGCAACAAAGCTAGAGACGAAATTAAATATAGCGAAGATAGTGCTGAAATAGGAAATATGTTGTATTACTTAACTATATGTGACCCTACAGAAGGATGGGAAATACAACCTGGATACGTTGCTACTATGGCTCCTCCTTGTACAAATGAAGCAGTTGAAAAATGCGGTAGTTCAAACTTATCAACTTCAAAAACAGATGCTGCTGATAAAGCAAATCAATATGCTGAAGAAATCTTTAAGAAAAGAAAAGAAGCTATTGAATTAATTGATTCAATATTAGCAGAGCCTATAAACTATAAAAAGTTTTCTCGTGGCGAATACAATCATTTATTCCAAAATGAAGAAGAAGAGTTAATGATATTCTTTAATAGATGTACAGAAGATTTCTTTAAAGATTATGACAAAGGAAACAAACTATTAAAATTATTATGTCCTATTGATGATTATGATAAGAGTGTTAGAGCAAACTGGATGTGGGATACAACTGGAGCAATGGAAGAAGACGCCCATAAACCTAGACCATTAGGATTCTTATTTATGTTCTTGTTAGCGGCAGCTTGTACTCAATCAGGTAACGAACCGAAAACTGATGCGAATACTGTTTCTGATTGGGGACCAAATCAATTTAATAAGAATGGCTTACCTAGATGTAAAACAGCAGACGGTCGTCAAGCTAAATCTGAATCTGCAGCTATTAAATATGGTAAAGAATTTGGTATGTTTGCTATTAGATCAGAAGCTGTTACTGATATTAAAAAACGTATTCTTCCTAGAAGTAAAGTACAATATACTTCTAATACATTCAAGTTCTATGATAACTATAAAGATGGATTCATTGACCCTTATTACAATAAACTAGCAGCTAACTCTTCAGAACTTAAAGAATATAAAACTAAGATATGTAAAGACCATGGTGTAAATACTGCAGCATTTATTAGAATTGCTTTAGTTTATCTTAGAAAACAAATTATAGACGGCTATTATTTCTCTGAAATAGATTTCATATTAGATAACTGGGATGAGACTAAAAACGTTATGCTAGGAGAGGAAAACCATAGTTGGTGGGAGTTCCTTAAAGGTGGATGGGAAGAAACACAAGAAGACTGGGCTGACGATAGTTTTTGGCAAAGAACAGGAAAAATAGTTGCTGGTGGCGCAAATTATTTTGAATGGTTGATTCCAGGGACAAAAGCTAACGAAGAAGCACATGACAATGTTGACGAAGATAGAATAGAAGTTACAAACGGAGTAACAGAAAATCAAGCTAAAACAATAAATGCAATAATGGATAATATTCCAGAAACTTATTCTAAAAGTTTTTGTGCAAGACTTATTTATTTTATATTAGAGGCTGCGGCAAATATGCCTTCGGGACCTGATGAAACTACTTTAAGTTATTTAGAAGGTAGAAGATTTGATGTATTGAATAGTCTAACAACTACTTCTATAGTATTTGGAAATAGAACAAATAGCGTGTTAGCTAAATTCTTATCTGCTACTGCAGGATATATGACTAACGTACAAATCAAAGAAAAAGCAGAAGCATCAACTACTTCTGATTCTCAAAAAGCTTTAAATAGTATACTTAAAGAAGCATATACATCTTTAGCTGAAGACGTACAGGCTTATACACTTCATAGTTTTTATGATATGCTAATTAATGATAAACGTGGTAGATTGCTTAGAGCGTTCCCAACTTATTATATAACATTTATAGATGAAGGACGTAAGATTGGTTCTTGGAAGTTATTTGATAACTTCTATAATATGTCAGCAATATCAGATTTAACAGTAACAAAAACTAGAAAGATGCCTGCAGATACTTGCATGTTTACAATGTCAAACATGTTTGCATCTTATGCAAATGCTTATGATAATACTACAAGAGAACAATATGTAGATACATATACTATAAAAGATGTGTTTACAAGTATATTCTCACCTAAGACTTATGTTAAAAAAGAAGATGCTATTCGTATAAGAAAAGAAATAGGTGACACTGTCGTATTACAACCAGGTATAAGAATACATGTTAGAATGGGATACGGAGCAAACGCATCTAAACTTCCTACAGTGTTCAATGGTAAGATAGCTGAAGTAGATGTAGGAGATGTTGTTTCTATTGTCGCTCAAGGTGATGGACATGAATTAATGAATCCACTTAATGCATTAGGAGAAGCTGATGCAACTAATATAATCGAATCACAATCATGGACGACTTTATTTAAAGACCTACGTGGTTCAATGGCTCGTGGTGGTTTAACTCCTCGTAATTTATTAGTACAGTTATTAACAGCTCAACACGGTGGAGTATTTAAAACGGTCGCGCGCGATTGGTCAAGCGGTCGATTCTATTCTGATAACCCGTTCGGTATCTTCCATTTTGGAGACCGACGTTTTAGAGACATCTTTGAAGAGAGTGAATTAGTGCAAAATTTATATGAGGTTGTTGATGGTACTTTATTGGCAGGTGTAAATGAACTATATCCTTCTGAAACAAATACACAAATTGCACCTACTGTTAATACAAACTTACAAGATAAAACTTTCTGGGACGTACTTCAATTATGTGCATATTGTGGCCATGGTTATATTGGGGCAATCAGAGACTTTGGATTCCGTAGTACAGTATTCTTAGGTAAGCCTAATCACTATTATGCATTTAAATATAATATGAAGGATGGTAAGTATGTTGAAAAACGTAAACCATTCCAACAGTTCCATTATTATGATTCTTATACAGATATAGTTTATAATTCTATTAAGGCATCAGAAAAGAATATGAAAACTAATGCTACTGGTATATGGGAAGGTTCTGACTGGTTATGGTGGGGTCAAGAATCAAAAACAGTTGGGCCAATGTATCTTGATATAAATATTTATCCTGAATATCAGAAATCAATGACAGTTGATACTAGATTGGTTGGTGTTGGTAATGGCGGTATAGATATACCATTTATAACTTATTTCTCTGAAGAATGGAACATGGACGCTGAGACAAATAAAGTTAATAAATCATTAGCTGAAAGAGTTACAATGAATGCATTAAGAGAATCTGTAATGGGAATGTATGTAGGTGAAATATGTGTAATAGGAGATCCTTCAGTTAAGCCTTATGATAGAATATCTATCAATGATGCATATGAAGATATGGTAGGACAAATGGAAGTTGAAGGTGTAGTTTATTCTATGAATGCTCAAACAGGTTTTACTACTACTATATACCCAGATGTAATAGTAAGATCAGAAGATGGACATGAAGGTGCGCGTCAATCTTGTTTCGGTGGAGTTTCAGCAAGTTGTGTTGCTGCTGTAGGAACTCGTTTAGCTATAATAGAAAAACTTGCTCGTATAGATTCTAAATTACTAAGAGCAGCAGCAGGTGTCATATCTAAATATATGGCAGCAGGAGCAACTGAATCAGCAGCGGTGGCTGCTCTAGGAAGTGGTCCAGTAGCAGGATTATTACCAGCTCCAGCAGTAGCAGGCGGTTCATTTAAAACTGCAATATCGAGTATTGTCGGTAGTATATCAGGAACAGCGTTGGTTTCAACGGCAGCATTAGCAGCAGTTATATATGTAGCAGGTAAGAATGCTAAATCGTATATAACTCGTTGGATAAGAAATACTCAAGTATTAGATGTTTATCCTGTATTTAAAAATCAAAGACCATTAATTGCAGGTATGGCTGGACATAAAGGCTCTGTAGTTGGATACGACTATTCAGAAGAAGATGCAAAAGATTCAGTTCAAGGTATGATAGCAAGTTGTGTAGGATGGTTAGATGATTCTTTATGGGGAGGAGGAAAATATTTAACTAACTTATTTGTAGATAGAGATGAATATAATAAAACTCTTCTTAATTGGTCTAACACGTTAACAACTTTAAATGTAGATCAAGAGTACTTAGAAAATGTAGAATCTAAAGGACAAACAGAAGCATTACTTCAAGACTTATATGGTGAAGTATCAAAAGATTTCAGTGGTCGTTCTGCTACTATACAAACACTAAAAACTAAATATAGATTAGCAACTTTGGATACCAAAAAAGGTTCAGACCCAACTTATAAACGTTATGAAAATTTATTTATTTCTCCTTATAAATTAACTAACGAAGAAAGAATTAAAACAGCAACTGATACTACAGGTAAATCAAAATATAATATAACATCTATCTATTCTAATAAGAATGTATTAGACTTATATCCTATAGAAGATGATCCAGATATCAAAAAGGCAGTGGCTGGTTCCCATCCTGTTGTAAAACGTTTAACTATAGCACACAGTCAAGGTAACGTAAAAGTAACTCTTCCATTTGAATCTGGTTCTCGTATAATTCGTTATATGGGTGTAGATAATTACACTAAGAATAATGCATTAGCTAGTTTCCCTATAATGGACTTACCTATGATACAAGAAGATGCTTTATATGTATTAAAGCTAATATTAAACGATGAACACTTAAAGAAAAAAGAAGTAGCATTTTTAAGTGGCGCTCGTCTTAATGATCCTAATACATGGAAGAATACTGGATTCTGGTTTGTTATATCATCTGATGATGCTACAGCATTAGAGAACGCGGTTAAGTCAATTCAATCAGCTATTTATTGGACTAAGAACGGTTCTAGAAAAGAAGTATTTACTTATAAAATGAGTGGAGATAAATGTATGATTAACGTGTATCCAGAAGTATAATTATAAGCCCTTTCTCTTATGAGAAGGGGTTTTATGTTTTAGTAATATACAATTAGTAGATTTAAAGGAGATGATTTGTATGTCAGGAATGTTAAGTAAAGCAATTAGAGCTAATTTGCTTAATCAAAATACTAAATATAAAAATGACCAAGAAAAAGTTGGAGAAGTTATTTCTACAGACAAAGCAACAAATTCTTGTACTGTATCTTTAATATCAAGGGACGGTATAGGTCAAACAGTATATAATGTTAAAGTACAAGTTACTGATGCAGCTCTAGGGGACAAATGGTTTCCTGAAAAAGGAGATTACGTAAAAGTAACTGAAAAATTTAAAAGATATGTTATAATAGGTAGTTTTGATTTTGCAGAGGCAGCAGCAATAGAAGAAATGACGTATGATGATATATATGCTGATATAACAGGAAGCGGAGGTGGATATATTGGCTACTAAATCAAACTTGTTTAATGAAGCATTCAAGAAAACGACAACAGCAAGTAAAGGTAAAGATGTTACTATTGCATCTAAGAAAGGTAAGTCAGGAATAACAATAAAAAGTTCTGGCTCTATAAGCGCTACAAGTGGTATTTATGCACAACATAAAATTGACAGACAAAGTGGTACTATAATAGAAAACTCATTAAATTCAGTAGAGAACACTGTTACTAAAGAATTAAACTGTTCTGATTTTATAATTAATAAACACAAATTAAATACACAGTTATTAGAATTTACAAATCTTATGTCCAATATGAATACAGTTATGGGAAACATGACAATGGATTCAACTATATTAGTAAAAGCATGGGAGCCAACATTAGAACAATATGTACTTATTAGAAGACCAGCACGTTTTGCTATGTTTAGTAATATACTAGATGCTTATGTGATAGACCCTAGATTAGACATATTAACTGACTTTGTTGAGGATATATTAGATTATAAGAGAAATATTAAAGATTTATCTGATGTTAAAGATAATGGTAAATAGGAGGGATTAAATGGCTTTAGATCTATACTTAACATCAACTGGAGATATTACATTTGAAGAAACAGAGATGGTGAAAGAAAGCGGACTTACATTTAATTTCTTTCTTTGTCCTTCAAATGCTTTAACGTTTAATTTCTATACTAAGAGTTCGAAAACAGTTCAACAAAATGCTCAAACTTTATGTATAGATTTTTATACTTATACAGTTGATTTTAATAAAAACAGTAGACTTGTGGAAGACAACAGATTCATACAACAAGCTATTAAAATAAGATTATCTACAGAGTTTGGAACAATATCAAAAGATGATGATTTTGGCTCTAAGATTTTTATGCTAATGCATGCAAACTTAGATGACAATGAATTATTACAACAAGTTGTTTATTGCGCTCAAGAAGCATTATCTGACTTGCTTCCTAATGCTACAATAACGGCGGTTAAATTAAAATCTAATTATTTAGATTATTATGATACGATTAAACTTACTATAAAACATAACAATCAAGTGTTTTATTATACTCTATAAAGGTGGTGATTATTATCAAATCATTTGAAGAAATATATCAGAACATAAAAAATAAATTTTTCGAGCTTACAGGTGTTGACGTAGCTCCTCGTTCTATTATAGATATGATAATGAAAGCAATAGCCGATTCTATGGAAACGATTTATAAAACAATAGAAAACAATAAAAAACCTTATCTGTTTACAAAGCAACAAGGAGAAGAATTAGATGACACAGGATACTTCTTAAATTGTCCTAGACAAGAAGATGAATCTGATAAAAATTATTTATATAGATTAAGTAATTGGGTTCAAAGAAATGCATCTTCTAATAGACAAGCAATAGAAGATACTGGGAAGATTCTATTATATAGTTCAGCTGCAAATTATATTCCTTATACTCATGGCGTAGGTACAGCAACTATATATTTAATCCCTTCTGATTATTCTGAATCAGGAAGAGCAATGGCATTAAGAGAGGCTCAACAAAAAATAGGAAAAGTTACTTCTCCAAGTTCTATTATATATTTTGAAATAGCAGAACCTTCTTTAATTAAGTTAGTTGTTTATCTTGATATAAAAGAAGACTATGATATAGAAACTATTAAAATGCAATTAAAAAAATCAATTGAAGATTATATAAACAATATCGCTCCAGGCAAAATGTTACAACTAGGAGAGATAAATAAAATAGGTTTAAATGTAAACGGAGTAGAGTATTTTAATGTTGTTCAAATGTATAACAACGATGAAGAAATAACTGATTTTGAAATATTACAAACGCTAGTGGCGAAATTCTTATTAGATGAAATAATATACTGGAATGTGGAGGGATAATAAACTATGTTTGATTATAACTCTATGATTAAAAGAGCAATTACTTTTTTCCCTAAATGGACTGATATTAGGAAAAGATATACAAAAAGTACAGGAGGTCAGTTTCTTGGTGCAATATTAAATGAAGAAACTTATATACAAGATGCTCTTGATGAATACATCAAATCACATTTTTTAATTAGTTATACTGGTAAAGAAGACGAAGTTATGACTTTTGCTTATAAAGTACATGTAGGAGACTTAACTTCGTTTACTGATGTTTATGTTTATTATAAAGATAACTGGTTCCCTTTTTTAACAGATGCAAAAGAATTTGAAAAAATATCTACTTATTCTTATTATGAAGACGGATACATCTATATAAAAGAAGAAGATTATGATGAAAAAGTTCCTAGATTAGAAGTAAGAATAGGAGAAAACTCTTCTTTTTATAAATTAGAAAGAACTCACATATGGAATATCTTTGATGAGTTTGCTACATTTATGAGTTTAAGAAGACAAGAATGGGAATCAAACAGTAACCTTGTTAAACGTATTTTATATACAGCACAGAATTTACCTAGCAGCTCTGAAGATGGTTTAAAGAATGCTATCATAGCAGAGTTATTAACAGACTGTCCTGATATAAAACCTGAACATATAAAGATAGAACCTGTTACTCCTAAAAATCTAGTTAAACCATATGAAGATTTCGAGACTCTTCTTGATATGTTGGCAGAAGTCAATAGAGATATATATAGATGCAAAAGATGGGATACGGATTTTTGGACATATGATTTTGAATCTATATCTTATATTCCTCATGTGTGGGATAAAGCTATTACAGAATGGAAAAACGGAATAGGTTCAGGAGACGATTTAAAAGTTATTCTTGCAGACAATGTTGATTCAACTGATGCAACCATACATTTTTATCAAAAGTCTTTAGAATCATTCCAGGTTTATTTAAGAGATAAATATATAGATACAGATATAGAATTCTCTATGACTAAATATAATAATGTATTAAACAAAACAAATGTTAAATATAAAATCACTGCATCTGAATTAAAAGATATAACTCATGACGAAATCAAATTATTTGTATATGAAGCTAAAGACAAAAAAATAGAATTACCAATAGAAGAAATTGCACTTGATTGGGGACAAGACGTTACAAGAATAGAGAACAATATAATTCCTTCTTCTGATAATGATACATATAAATTATTGTTTGCTAACAAAGCTAATGAAGAATTAAAAATAACAACTGCTGAAGTTTATTATAATGATACAATGACAGGTGAAGAAGTAGAAGTACTTGATTTAAAAGTACCTGGCAATGGATTCATAATAAATGCTGAAAGTGAACTTATTCCTTTCAACAATAATAGAAAGTTAAATGCTGTAGAACATTTTAATCGTTCAGAAGGCTTCGCTAATACTATAGACGGTATAGTTATAGATACAGGAAATGTAGAAGCCAGTGCTTCTGTCAATATCGAAATAGATGAAGAAGCTTATTTAGATTATGTTTTCGAATGTGAAAGTGTAAATATAAATAAAACACTAATAGATTATGTAGGTGGTTATTGGAACGATAATAATGAATATGTAGTTCGTGGAGACTTTTCTACTGAAGAAAAGATTATAACATTTAATATAAACGCAAATTACGTATCATTTTACATAGAGCCTACAGAAGCAACAAGCATTAATACAATAAGAATAATAGATAAAACCGATTCTAAAACTTATAGCACTGTACTAGGTGGAGGTAATTGGTTCCATTCTTATAATGCAAATTATACAGAAGAGATTATGATGATGAACGATGACGGTGAAGATGAACCTGCATTATCAAATAATCTTTTTGGTGAACCAAATTCGCCTCACGAGTTAACTATAGAAATAGAAGTTTTAAGTAGAGAAGATGTTAAGTTTAGTAATTTTGTTTATAAGAATTATGAAATAGAATTTTCTCTTGATAATGGTGTATTAATAGCAACTGATAAACCTTGTAGATATAAAATTGATTCTATGTTTAGCTCATTAAATTTAAATTTATATATGAAAACTGAGCTAGGCAATTCTCCTCTTTTAAAGGCTATTACAATAGGGAACAATTTTGATAATGAATATTTATCTGTTCCTATACCATATAAAACAAATTGCCAAAGAACATTAAACATAAGAACAAATGCTAATATGCAATTATTTAAAGAAGTTAAAGGAACGTTTGAATTATTTAATGAAAACTATTTACCAATGACTGAATTTGAAGCTACTTCAGATAATGCATATATAAACTTAGATTTAAGTCAATATGAGAACATATCAGAAATAACAACAAACCAAGGGTATGTAGAAACAATAGTAGAAAGCGGCGTGACTTTCTACAGATTAAAATTAAGCAATAGACAAAAAGCTAGTATAATAACTTTACAAGGTCAATTTACTAATGACACTAGAGAAATAACTTTAAATGAATTGATACAGTCTATAATGCCTGATTTTGATATGACATATGATAAAGTATATTGTAGTGCATTGACTCCAGGTTTAGTTATTACTAGAAGTAATCCAGGCGGAACTCCTTATAATGAAATAATAAGTATTCCATCTAAAGTAGTAGAAGGAATAAATGCTTTTAAATACTATATGAAAACTCCTACAGATGTAGGTGTTATATTTAATTCTAATGGAGGAACAGAAACGAGAAGCAATACAATTTACAATGCATTTGATTCTATAAGTTTTTATCCTGCAGGAGCACAAATGTATGAAGCTGTTAATGAGTATGCAACAGTAACAAAAGACAATAGAAATATACCTATAATAAATAATTTTGCTCCAACATTAGATACAAATAAATTCTTATTTTATAAAATAAAACTATTCGATGAAACTTTAAATAATGTAGATATTAAATTCCATAATGAAACAAATAGCGATACAGATATAGATGATTTATATGATTGGTCTATAGGTACAAGCAACTCTTTTGTTGCTATTGAAAATAAAGCAATTGATGTACATAATAAAAACTCATATAACTCACAATCATTTAATATAAGTGTTAATGAAGTTTTAAGTACATCTGTTGACATAAAAGATTCTTATACATTAACAAATAATACAATATTAAATACAGAACACTTTATAATAGAACCTAAAGACGATAGAGTCTCTGTAGCTTATCAATATTATAATGGTACAGCAGAAACAGAAAACTTATTAAAGCATGAAGAATTAACAATAGACAATAGCGGCTTTAATAAACTTACTTTTTCTAATATAGATACTATTTATCATTTAAGTACTATACCTTATACAACACATTATATAAAAGAAATTCCAGGAACGAATATAATAAATGACGCAGGTATTTTAATATGGAATCAGGCGCCACCAGAAAATAAAATTTATATAGTTTATTCTATAAAGAAACCAGTAGGATTCCAATTTAGCACTGAGTATTTATATGAAAAAGCTGATTATGATATGTTAGCTTATTCTGAATTGGGTTCAATCTTTAGAGAAAACTTTAGAGATAAAGATAAAATAAATATTAAGAACGAAGTAAATAATCTTAACGAAGACGGTACTTTAGATTTTACTTTCGATGATATTGATTTAATATATACTTCATGTAGCGAGCCTACTTTTGAATCCATACTACAAGGTAAAGATACAATAGTGTTTAGAAAGTATATAGAAGAAGATACTCTTTTAATTAAAACAGGTTACTATTATATGAATGGTAGAGAGTATTATTTATTTGGCAACAATGGTGATCAAAAGATGTCAAATAATAAATATTATACATTTACCAATGTAGATTTATCAGGTGGTGAATTAACTACTTATAAAGAAACAAATAACTATTTATATAATAGCGAAATGAGATTAAAAAATGTAGCTGAACTTTATAACTATAATACTAATTTACCTTTATCAAGAGGTATATCAGCATTAAATACTTTAACAGCTTGTGATTCATTTAATGACTGGAATTGTTTTGGAATGGAAATGGAATTAACAAAAGGTCTTAATGACTTAGGAATTAAATTTGAATCTAAAGTATATAATGGTTATGCATTTATAGACATAACAGAATACTTAGAAAATGGTCCTAATTACCTTTCATTCTATGCTACGCCAGGTATAGAAACTTATATAGGACAAGAACAACTTTATTTAGGAATTAAATTTAATAGAGCTTTAAATATAAAAATAGATAAACAAATTATATCTGAAAACGCATCAGAAGATATAAGAAATACTGTTATTAACAAGAATGACGATGTTCGTTATTATTTAGTAGTTAAAGGCACAGGTGTTTTAGATGATTTAATTTTAAGTACAGATATAAATAACGCTAATATGCATACTAAAAATATAGATTTATTAGGATTAAAGTTTGAAGATAAGAGAGTTCAAGGCGACCGTATAAAACTTAAACTTAAAAATAATAAAGATTATAAAGCATATAAAGCTGGTTTAATGTCTAACGGTTATATTAAAAACACATCTGCAATTGACTGGTATATAACTAAAATATTTGAACTTGATACTGACAATGATTTTATGAAATGTTATTTGTCTAATATAGGAGTCAATCCTGACTATGCATTCACAGATAATAGACAAGGAGTTATAGAGACACCTTTAATTAATATAGGAGACCCTAAAACTGTTAAGAATCTAATAGTTAAAATAAATGATATAGAATTCGCAAATATGCAAGGTTTTGTATGTGATGTATTAACAGCAAATAATCAAAACGGTCCATTTGAAAACAAACAAGTTATTTATTCTAATACTGGACATATCGTAGGGGAGCAGTTAATGAGATATGTTAAATTAAAAATAAATGTACCTGCTAATAAAATTATAAACAATGTTACTGTGTTTGTAGAATATAGAAGCACAGAAGAAAATCTATTGCCAATTAAAACAGGTCAATCTGGTTATATAGAATCTAAGATATATGACTTACAAGATATTATAGATGTAAAAGTTAAAAAACTTGATATAGAAGATGTAAGTGATGTTAATAACGTTATGATATATATAAGATCATCTCGTGATGTTAACAGAGTTGATGTTTGGAGCGAATGGAAGTTAATACCTTTTAATGCTAATTTCAATATAACAAATAATGTGTTATTAAAAGATGCAAGATTTGTTCAATATAAAGTAGTATTAAAATCTCGTCAGACATATGTGAAATTTAATAATATAGAATTAGAGGTGATGTAATTGCTTCAATCTAATTGTAGAATAAGTACAGAAGATAGAATTACTTTTTATGAGAAAGATGTTTTATATGACAATCATATTTATTCAGGAGACTGTCGTATTGAAGTGTCTGTAGATTATATAAATAATGGCTTTGGAATAATGCTTATAAATGCAACAAGTCATACATTAACTAAAAGCAATGGAATAATAATGTTTAAATTAACACACAAATCACTTGAAGTTATATATAAAGAAAATGACTTACAACGAGTGCTTGGCTCTTATAGAGCCGCACTCTCTATAGCAGGTACTGATGATTTAAAAATCATATTACAAAAACAATCAAACATATTCGCTATATCTGTAGGAGGATATGTTATTACAGAATTTAAAAGTGATTATGATATGGAAGATTATTATATAGGCTTTTATTCTAATAAAGATAATGTTATAAACAATATCTCAATAGCTTCAGCTATACCATTTGGTTGGACTGTTAACATGCAACATACTAATGGTGGCTATATAGATTTTATTCAAGACGGATTTGTTTTAACAAATTGTAATGGACTTGCAGAAATAGAACAAATAGAGATTCCTTTACCTCGTGGGACATATTATCTAAAATATGACTCTATTGAATCAGATATAAAACCTTATGTGTTTGTATCAAATGATAGTAGAATAGATGACGAAGAGAAAAATATATTAAGAGGTATAGAATTCACAGTACACGAAGACGAATCTCTTGTATCATTAAAATTCAAAGGAACAAAAGGCACTATTAAAAACATTGCTATTACTACATCAAAAAGCAATAGCTATATTAGAACATCACCTGATTTTGATAATATAAGAATTATAGATGAAAGTTTAATAACTATAACTTTAGATAATATAAATAAATTTTCATTTAATGCATCAGTTAATACAGTTCCTTATGAAGTAGATGAATATTTTATTATAAACTGTGATGGAGAAAGTTATAGCATCGACGATTTAAATTTGGCAATCGGAGTTTATTATTCTTATGAATACGAAAGTCTAGATACTGGAGTAGGAGTGTTAAACATATACAATCCTAACTCCATGTTAGTTAAAACTATAAATGTAAAAGGTAACATAATAAAATTATTTTCAAATACAAATTCAAAAATAAAAGATTTTGTTATACATGATTACAATGGAACTGTTTCTAACGTTACGCTAGAAGACGAGTTAAGAGATACTATACCAGGCATAATTAAGTCGCCTGTAGTAATAACTGATGGACATGAATTACCATTTGATTTATCAAGCTCATATAGATATTATTATGAAAACGGCGTTAAGAAATATCATTTTACAAATACAGAAAGAGAGTATTTTGAACCAAGATATTCAGTAAAATTAGCAGAAAAGCCATTAGACGTTTCTGGTTCTGTTGTAGTTTATTGTATTAAGAAATACAGTAGATTTGAACTAGATAGATTATTAGAAGTTAAAACACCTAATAACGATACAATAGATGCCTGTGCTGATTCATATGATATTCTTTTCGAAGAAAATTTAAGATATATAAATAAAGAAACAGGAGAAATTAGATTTGCTGACATAGATAAATATCAAATGATAATAGTTGATTATGTAAAAGATAAAAGCTATTGCTTAAACTACAATTATATAAATAATAGATATGATTTAAGTATAGCTGTTCAAGACGGAGAAGATGTAAACGTTATATACGATAATTATAAATATGCTACAAGCGATTTACAATATATGAACGAAATACACTATTATAATACTAAGATGGTTCCGACAATAAACGGATACATCGTAATAGGGGGTGGCCCAAATTAAAATTTATCCTTCTAAACATGATATTAAATTAGTTAATGAATCAAAAGTAAATACTAATTTAAACATACCTTTATCTTATATAAATTTAGATTATAACGAATATGAAATAAAAGCTATTATAGAAAAAGACTTTTTAAAGTCATCATCTTCTTCAAGTTTTCATAATACTCCTGTCATACCTGGGCAGGAGTTAGATATGGATATGTTACTATTCAATAGCGCAGGTGAAGCACAAGATTCATCTAAATTAATTAATAGAATAGGTGAACAATATTTATATACTCCACCTCAATCATTTGTTCCAAATCAATTCTCATATGTAGTAACAGCTAAAAAGAATATGAGAAATTCATATCGTAGTAGTAAGAAATACAATATAAACATTGGTTGTGCTGAAGAAGATACTCAAGATTTAGGCTTAAGATTATCAAAAATATTCTCTAATCCAGCAGGACGTAAATTAATGCCTCCTAATATTTCTATAAATAATAATAAAGAAGATTTAAGTTGCTTTTATTCAGATTTAAATAAAAAAGATTTTGTATTTATGGAAACATGGAATGGATTCTGGCTTAGTAAAGAATCAGAAATTGAAGCTGGTATAGATACACTTTTAGAACATAATGTGAATGTATGGGTGGGCTGCGATACACATTATAAATATAGATATACAAATGATAACTTAGGATATATAACATTCAATAGCAGTTCAACAATAAAAGATTTCACTGTTAAAAATCCTATTGTATTATCAAAAAGCACTGTTCATAGTGATTTCTATTTTAACTTATTAAGACCTGAATTTTCTCAAATAGATGGAGTAAATGTTCATCATTTATTTAATGAAGCATTAAGTCCTATTTTAATTATAGAACACAAAGGAAAAGGTTTTGAAATTATTTCTAATAACGATGTTCTTCAAGACCCTCTTAGATATAAAGATTTAATATATGAAGTAATGATGTATGTTTATCTTATATCATATAAGAAATCAGAAAAGATAAATGAATGGATATCATATAATGTTCCTAATTATGAAGTGATAAATAATCAACTTCATGTTAAAAACAAATTCTTATCGTCTAAAAAACTAACAGAGATTCTTAGATTAAATGAAGGCGATTATAGAATATATAATATAGATATATATGATAATAATACACAACTACCTGTAGACAACAATGATTTGGCAAGTATAATAGATACTATTTCCTGTAAAGGAATTGAATCAGATAGATTAATATTCCATATGGAGAAATTAAAAAACGCACAATATATTGAACCTGAAAAACCTGTTGGTTGGATTTCCATATATAAAGATGGAAAGATATATTATGCAGACCAAATATATTATATGACTGAATCAGACATAACGAATAAGTTATATCTAATAGAACAAGATAAAGATTTAGTTATTCGCTTGTTTCCATTTAAAAGTACTAAGTACGGTATCAATTTACAAAAAGATTTAACAGTAAAAATACCATATATTAAAACAGAAGTCAATGGAAAAGATGCAATAATAAATGAAACATATGCTTTATACTTTGACTTAACTACAAACAATATATATTATTGTTATGACGAAGAATATGATTATGAAAATTTAAATATAGTTAAGTTAGCAATAATTAAAGTTAGTCAATCAATGGACCAAACTTATTTAACAGATATAAGACAACTAGGCGGAGGTCTTAGAGAAGACGCTAGAGATGATTTTAATATGTTAGATATAGGACATATTAATGGTCGTCCTTATCGTAAAGGTAATACTCTTGTGATTACAATGCCAACAAAATATAGAGAATATGAGGATAGAATACTCGAAGCGGTTAATAAATATAAAGTCGGAGAAGATTATGTAGTTATATTCTTTGAAGACGAAGAAGAATAGGAGATGAGAGGGTGGCACTAAACGTTATTGATTTTTCTGATGGTATTAGACCAGAGGAAATACAAGAAAACTTTGAAAAGCTAGAAGACCAAATAAGTCGCGAACGCTTAGGAGTTGGTGGTACAGGGATTGCTTACGGATTAGATATAATTTTTAATCAATCAGAAACCGACTTTAGTGTAACTGTTACAGAAGGCTCAATAATAGATGATTCAGGTGACGAAATTTTTATAGAAGAACAAAAAATTGATATAGAGCTACCTATATTAAGTTCTTGTAAAGAATATGTAACACTTGATGCTAACAAACAAGCTGTTATAAAATTTGTTCCTTATGCATTAAGTAGAAGATGTCCAGTTGAAAGATTATTAAGTTATGAACCAGATATCTCTGGTATCCAAGTTAAATATAGAAACAGTTTAAGTATTGATGACTTTATAAGAGTAAGAAATGTACGTGATAAAGTCTTGACCATATCTGGCTCAACAACTAAAGAAGTTGAAATAACTTATTATTATACAGCAAAAAGAATAGATACACTATACATAGATAAGAACTTTAATATAAAAGTAAAACAAGGTACTACATCTACTACTCCTTCTGCAATACTTCCAACAGACGCAAGATATCTATTAGCATATATAGAAATCGACCATGAGTACAGAGATGAAGCCGATTCTGTTCCACATGCTTATATGGATATTAAAACAGATTTAAGAACTATAAGAAACTTATATACAGATAGAAATGGTACATTGTATGTGTGCGGTACTCCTTTTGAAGACTTACAGATAATACATATGCAAGAGCCTAAAACTCCTGTAGAGAATACTATATGGTTAAACCCTACTGATAATACAATGTATTATTGGCATGCTACAGACGGTTATGTATATAGAAACAAAATAGAAATCGACGGAATTTATCCTAGAGATTTCGCTGGAGATATAACATTTGCTACTGAAGCAGATTTTGGCATAGGTACTGGAGAATTATCTGTTTATCTTAATGGAGTTAAACTTGTTAAAGATAGAGATTATGAAGAACTTAGCCATGCTTTAGCAAGTCCAGACGGTAACGCTGCTGCTAATACAACAGAAGGAAATATAATAAGATTTATGAGTGATTTACAAAGACCTGACCAAAATCCAGATATAATTTTACAGATGGGCGATGTTATTACTTATACTATAGAATATAAAGATGGACAGTTTATGTGGGTTCCATTAAATAAACAAACATATGTGAACTCTAAAAACACAAAAGTATATTGTACATGGTATGATGGAATACCTGGCAAATACCAATATAAAACAGACCAAGGTGCAGACTGTGCATATTTTGATTCTGTTCTAGCTAATAGCTTAGACGAAGGTAGAGAGATAGAAGAAGGTTCTCATACTTTCTATCCTAATAAATATCAATACTTCTTATTTGAAAGAGAAAAAGATTTAAATATGTTATTCACTCCTAATAGAGGAGAGCTTACTATAATGGTCAATCAAATACCATTACATGAAGACCAATATAAAGAAATAAGAATACATGACCTTAGATCAGACAGTGATTTACCAAAAGAAATAAGAGATGCGGCTGCAAATCATTTTGGATGGACTTCTGATTATATCAATAAGAATTATTTAGATGAAGATTCATTTGATAATAGTGGTATAGGATTCTATTTATTAGAACCATTAGACTCTGGTAGAGATGCTGAAAACAGTATTTATACAGACTATGATGGAACTAATAATCTATTTATAGAAGCAACTGTACAACGTAGAATATGTGTTGGCCCTATAAATAGAAAATTAGAAAGAACAGCTACATTTGTTGATGAAGATATAATAAATCCTGATGTAGTAGTTGATGGAGTATTTACATTACAAAATGCTAAATATGGATTTGGTGAATGCCAATTAGAAGTATTTAAAAATGGTTTAAAACTTATTAACGGTATTGATTATATTGAAGAGTTTGGATATTACAAACCAAAGCAAGTTGTTGAATCAGGGCAACTTCCATATGACTATGCGCTTCCAATAGAAGAAGAAGTAGAAGGCGATTATTTAAGATACTATTTTAAGAAAAAAGCTTCTGTTTGTACTAAATTTAAAATAAACAATTTTGAAAGTACTGCAAACTATAACTACAAAATAACTACTAACATATATTCTTATGACCATATAAATAGTTATATGGATAGATTAGTTAATAGAACAGATAATTTTGAAGATTCAATCTCTGCACTTAGAACAGATTTATATGAAAAGATAAACGATATAAATAGAGTGTTAAATCTTCCTACTGAAGATACAGAAGACCAACCAGAGCATAATGTACCTAATACAATATTATCTTTATCTGAAATGCCTCCTACTGTAATAAACAACTTAATTAAATCATTAAAACATATTAATTATAGTTTAGAAAGAAGAGACCCAGGAATAAACTCACAACCTCTTGACGAAGATATATATCCAAATGATTATGTAACAGCATTTATAAGATATAATATAACAATAGGAGACCAAGAAATAGAATTAGATAAGAATCTTATTAGAGATGAAGATTATTCAATAGTCTTCCAAGACAATAAAAGTTATATTAAATTCTTAAAAGCTAATGCTATAACAGGTAGAGTTTTCATATCTGGAATTAAGTTAGATGATGGTCCTGGAAGAACATTACAAGATTAGAAAGGAGAGTTTAAATGAAGAACCCAAGAGTTTCGTGGCAAGTCTTAGAAGAGATAGCTCAAAATGAATTCGAGTATAGTACATTTAAAAACTATACCGAAGAAGATAGTTTAACTCCTGGTAGAACTCTTAAAAAAACTATAAGAGTTTGGAATAACTATTTAGGAACAGAAGATATACAAGATATTAAAGACGCTACATTAGTATTAGGATTTAAAACTTATGAAAATAATTTCTTATTAAATCTAATAAAAGTATCTATAGATGGTTCTGAATTACAAGAATTAGAAGTAGATATGAATGGTGGTACAATATTTTTTGGAAATCTATCAGGTGCTACAAACAATGGTAAAGAAGCAAATCACACTAATTACAAAACAATAGATATAGAAATTGGGCCAATACCTGATAATATTAAATCAGAATTAAAAAGTCTATATTTCTATTTAGAATATAAAGTAGAAAGTGAAGAGGAAGACTTTGAGTAAGAAACCATGGGAACAAGATGAGCATGTAGTTCATCCTGTATGGAATGATGGTTATCAAAGATATGATTTATCTATTGCAGAGATAATAGAGAAGATAAAAGAGTCAGGTTACAATTTAGGAGAGGAAGATAACGCCTCTCCTGATATAGATATAGAATCGGACGATAATACTTATAGATTAGAAATACATAGTGACAAAGGAACTTTTATCTCTCCTTCTATTGAATTAGTTCTTAGTGTGAAACTTATAATAAACAATGTAGATATGACAGATAGAATAGATATGAGACATTTTAAATGGATTAGATCTTCATATGATTCAGTAGCAGATAAAGAATGGAATCTGCGTCATTCATATGGTATGAAAACACTATATATAACACATGAAGACGTTAATAGACGCGCAACTTTCCATTGTGCTTACTTATCAGGAGAAGATGAAAATGAATTTGTTAGAAACGCATATAATGCTTATATGGCAAGTATAAAAAATAAATAGAAAGGAGTGATTGTTTTTGGCTAATATTTTTAACATTAATAACCAACAAATTAAAACTACTGCATCTATAACAATCACAGACCAAACAGATGTAGCTAATTTAATAGGTGGTTTAACTGTTGTTAAGGGTGGTAAAAACCAAGTTTATCTTACAGGAAGTAGTTCTCCATTCTCTCCAGATTGGAAGAAAAATAATTTAATATTAAAACCATATTTATATGCTTCAACTATAGTTAAGAATCCTGGAACAGCAGAAGAATATGCTCCAGATTTATTCGATGCAACAGAATATCCAAGTCTTGAAGATGTTAGTAGTGATGGTAATTATACTCCATATATTAATACTCAAAATCTAAATTGGTTTATAAGAGATATTAATGGTATTGAAACATTAATAGACCCAGAGATAGATACTAGATTTAGTTATAAACATGAAACAGAAGATAAAAGATTCCTTGTTATAAAAGATAACATAATAAATAAAGATAGTTCTGCAACTATTATATGTAGATTTAATTATTTTGATCCATTTGCAAGACAAAATGTTAAACAAATATATGAACTAGATTTAAATTGTTTATCTACTGGACAAGGCTCTAATGAAATAATTATCAATTCTGTTAATGGTACTACTATAAGAAACGGTGTTCCTGGATATATAGACTTATATGCATCTTATTTCAAAGATGGTGTAGAAGAAGATATACAACAAGCAATAGAAAATGGAATCACTTCTTCTAATCTTAAATGGTATTTAAGAGGAGTAGACGGAGCAAGTTGGGTATTATTAGATGGTACTAAACAAAATAACGAAGAATATAGTTATATGGATATGTTTGAAATCCGTCGTTATACAAGCAAAGACGAGTTTGGAAACTTTGTTACAGAAGAAACGGAAAGTGCAAGAGGCGGTTTCTATTTAAGACTTTACCCTGCTCTTATAGCTGGTTCTAGCGTTCTTAAAGCAACATTTAAAGATTCTACTACAAACAGAGAATATTCAGCAGTAGAAGTAGTATACGATACTTCAGACGCTATACAATCATTTATACATTCTTCTAATGGAGATAAAATTTATCAAGGTATGAATGCTATGGGAACTACATTAACTTGTATGATAAATTACCAAGGTTCTTTATTAGATAATAATGATGAAAGATATGATACTGACTTCGAATATTATTGGTTTAGATTATCTAATAATGGAGAAGAGGTATATACATTATGGTTAGACGATGCTGGTGAATTACAAATGGCTAGAATGGATGACAATGATTCTATTACATTAAGACCTACAAGTAGAGTTCTTTCAATTAAAGCTACTGATGTGGATACTGTAAACACATTCCAATGTGTAGTAGTAGATAAAGCAGCAGCACAAGCTGCAATGGCAAGAGAAGCATTAATAATTAACAATCCTACAGAAGAAGATTTAATAGCAGCTGCAATACTTAATGAACAATTAGGAATAAGCGAAGATGATGCTGAAGCATTAATTAGTACAGCACATGAAATTAATTCATATAATAATTCACCTGAATAGGAGTTGATTATATGGCTTTTAATTTAAAAAATATTTTGACAACAGCTTCTATTGTTTTAAGTGCAGTGGATGATTCATATAAATATCAAGCAGAATTATTAAGCTCAAACGGCGAATTGTTTCAACCTTATGATATAGACACTATATTGACATTTAGAATTTATAAAGGATTTGAAGACGTAACTAAACAATATAAAGATATAGTTTGGCGCCGTTTCTCTTTTGATTCTGATAACATAGAAGAAGATACTAGTTGGGGGAGCGATTACAATGGCTCCTCTGAAATCATCTTAAATAAAAATGAAGTAGATGGAAAATGCTTAATACAAGTAGACGCTTATGATATTATAAAAAACAAAAGAACTTGTATAGCAACAGCTAGAATCTTTTTAATAGATGTAAATGAAATGTTTTCAAGTATATATCCTCCTGCAGACCCTATAGATGGTACTATATGGATAGATACAAACATGACTCCATCTGTTATAAAGATATGGGATGCTGTTAATAAAAAATGGAATGAAGTAGGTAAATCAGACCAGGCTGTTAGAAACCTTATTAGAAATTCTAACTTCTGGACTTACAATACAAAACATTATACAACAGACGATAGTACATATTTGTATCCTTATGAAGTATCAGAGATAGCAAACTATCGTTGTATGAGATTAATGAATAGAATACCCACACCCAATACTGAAATATCTGCTGGTTTGGCTCAAAAAACTTTGTTCCCTATCAAAAAGAACGATACTTATACTTTTAGTTTTAAAATCTATTCTAAAATGGACAATACTTATACTGGTGACGCTGTATATGTAAAAGTATCATCTATTGATAATTTAGGTAGAACAACAGATATAAAAACTAGGCAGTACACTGTAAAAGATACAAAATTTGTTCAAATAACAATTTCATTTAATACATTATCAAATACAGAAGCGTTAAATCTTTATATAGGTGTAGAGCCTATGCAGATGTGTGAATTTTATATAACAGAACTTAGCTTATATAATACTAATACATTTTATCCTTGGGAATTATCTCCTGAAGACATAGCTGATATATTAAAAAATCAAGAAACTGTCAGTCATGAAGAAGTATTAAGAGCACTTACTAACAACGGAGAGATGAAAGGGATATATGAAACAGTTAATCCTGAAACAGGTAAGAATGATTTATATATAAGTGGTACGTTTATAAAAACTGAATCTATAGAAGCAGGTTCTCTTGCAATGGGAGCAGTATCTCACGAGAAATTAAGTGAAGATGTTCAAAATATAGTAGACAATACTTACGATAGAGTTAAAGAGTGGGCATACGGAGCAATAGAAGGATCTACTACTATAAATGGAGGATTAATTCAAACTAACACTATATTGGCAAATAAACTTATGCTTGGAGATTTCTCTAATTTATGTCTAATAAATCCAGACTCTGAAGCAGGGAATTTATATAATGCTAAAACAATAGTGGTTAATGAGAAAAAATATTTTATATTTGACAATATGTTAATGTTGAATGAGATGTATGGAAATCCAACTTTCAAAAAAGGTGAAGTCTATCGTTTATCTTTTGAAGGTAGCTCATCGTTTGATGATGAACGTCTCTTATATTTATATATAAGACAATATTATGATGACGATTCTTATATTGATTTAGTAGAAGAACAATGGGCTATGGACCATAATCTTAAAACATATGAATTAGAATTTACAATTCAAAATGAATCAGCAAATAAAACAATAACTCATACAGATATATTTTTAGCAACAGATATTGTATTATTAAATGATGAATCAGATAATCAATTCTTTATTAGAAATGTATTAATCAATAAAAAGGCATCTGCAGAAATGATAGTTGACGGTGCAATAACAGCAGATAAAATAGAAGCTCATGCTATCAACGGTAAAATTATTACAGGGGCAACTATTCAAACAACAGATGGTAAGTTTATTTTAAATGATGATGGTATCTTTGTTAACAATGGATTATTTTCAGTAGATACACAAGGGAACGTCGTTGCAAAAACTCTAATGATTACTGGATCCCAAATAGAAGAAGGTACTTTGAATGGTAGTGTTTTTGACCAAACACAAGGTTCTATATCTGGTAACAGCTTACTACCTAATTGTATTAAAGGACATCATATAAATGAAGGTGCGTTAGATGAAAAACTTATAACTAATCCAGTTATAAAAATGACAAATAAAACAAATGAAGAAAGAATTGTTTTTAATAGAGAAGGTTTAAATATAAATAATAATGCTTTTAAAGTTGATATAGATGGAGTAGCAACTGCAAATAATTTAACTATATCAGGTGGAGACATAGATATAAATCATGTCTTTAAAGTTTCAGTTGCAGGTAAAATGACTTGTACCAATTATTCACTTACTAATGGTTCAATAACAAAAGCAGATTTCAAAGCAGGAGACAATGATGAAATAGCTATTAATAAAAATGGTATAAATATTAATAATTCATTTACTGTAGATGCTTCAGGAAATGTTTCTGTTAAAAAGCTTACTATAAATAATCAGTCTGGTTCTATAACAGGATTACAAGTAAATACAACAGAACTAGTAAATAGTTCAGTCACAACTGATAAAATAAATAAAAATGCTGTAACCGAAGCTAAAATTGCAAATAATGCTATTACAAAAGATAAAATTAAAAACTATGAAGTAACTGCTGATAAACTTGCAAGTGATGCAGTTACTAATGTTAAAATAAATAACGGAGCAGTGACTACAGATAAAATAGCAGACTTAAATGTTACATCAGGAAAAATAGCTAATTTAAATGTAGGTACAGGAAAGCTTGCTGATCTTGCAGTAACTACAGGTAAGATAGCAGACTTAGCTGTAACTACAATTAAAATAGCAAACAAAAGTGTAACTAAAGAGAAATTAAATGACGCTTTACAAACTGAATTAAAAACCCTTAGTGATGCAATAACAGAGATAAATAAAACTTTAGCTTCGCTAGACGAAAGACTTAAAAAATTAGAACCAGAAGAACCTGAAACACCAGAAGAGCCAGAAGGGCAATAATGAATAGCACTCATAACTGGGTGCTATTTTTATTAGAACTGGTAATTAAATAATAGAAAGTAAAAAAAGGTGGTGATTAAAATAGCTAGTCAAACTTATACTGTAAATAAGAAAAGTTATAAATGGCAAGTTACAGTAACTGAGTCTAATAGAAATATTGCTAGTAACTGTACGACATTGACTTTTACAATGAAGATGATAAAAACTGCTGCAAATAGTTCTTCTTATAACAATAGCTACTGTTCTTATGTACAGTTTGTTATAAATGGAGGAAATTATGGCTCACAGACTGTTACATTCGATTTAAGAAAGTCTTCAGTTGGTGCTTCAAAAACACTAGCTAGTAAATCTGTAACTATCTATCATAATAACGATGGTAAAAAAACAATATCTTTTAGTATACTTCATGCAACTAAAATATCTTTTGGAGATGTATATGTATCTGGAAATTTTACATTAACACCAATTCCTAGAGCATCATCTCTTACTGGATATTCAACAAATACATTGAACATAGGTGCGAAAGCATGGGTAAAAATAGCTGCACAAACTTCTGAAGCTAGACATGATATCCATATGAGAACAGATAACTCTGGTTGGGTAGCTATTGGATGGCAATTAAAAGCAGGAGAGCATAATTTAACAATACCTAGTAATTTTTATAGTTATGTTTCTAAGCAACAAACTAGACAAGCATATTTAAGACTTCAAACAATTGTTGACGGAAGAGTAATTGCAGACCAATATAGCATTCAAGCATTCAAAGTGCATAATCCTAATTATGATTTAAATATTAATAACTTTTATCTTCGTTCTGATACTTATAATGAAGGCGGTCAATATATAGCTGGAGAAACAAGATTTAAAACTTATTTATCTGTTTCTGGTACGCTTAATATTTCTTCTGTTAAATATGAAATAAGAGGTAAAAATTATCAAGACGCCACATTATGGAATCCTAGTAAATCGCATTATTGGGAATCAGCTATAATGCAAAATACAGGTGCAACTAGTATAACAGCTGTTGTAACCGATACTGCTGGACACGTTACAAGAAAGACTATCAATGCAACTTTATATGATGATAGTGAATTAAAAATTCATTCTATAACTCCTTCAGGAACAACAGACAACACTGGTTCTTTTGCTGTAACGAAACCTGTATCGTTTAATATAAAATATTCAGCAAGTAAATCAAGAATCAGTAGAGTTTATTATAGAATAAATAATGACTATGACCGAAGTGTTTATTCTTGGAACCAAACACAAGGTAGTTTTTCTTATCAATTCTCTCGTGCTGGAGTCTATAATGTAACAGTTATTATTTATGACCAATATAATAATACAGCGTCAAAAACTATTCAAGTATGTATTGACGAATCTCGTGGAGATTTAAAAATAACAAGTATGTATGCTAATGGTTATCTTGATAACACAAATACTTATGTAACAGGAATACCTCAAAAAATAACTATTAAATATACATCTACTTATCAAATAACAAATGTACAAATAAGAGCACGTGGAGATTATTATACTGGTTGGTATTATATAAACAGACCTCCAAGAGGATCAGGGCATTGGAATCAAAACGAGGCAGTATGGGAACCTAATTTTAATACTTGGCATAATATTATTTATATAGATGTAAGAGTATCAGATATGTCAGGTAACGTAGTTGAAAAAACAATTCAAATAAGACAACTTGACCCTATACAAAAAAATCCACCAAGATGGTATTTTGTTGATGGTTGGGATGGTATCTTCATAGAAGAAGGTGCTAAGATGTATTTCCAAGGTACTAGTACCGACCCTAAAGATTATAAAATATTTTATGCATCAGCACATACTGATTTATTCAATGTTGAATATCATTGTAGACACTATTGGGGATATCATTATGGTTATTGGAATTGTACAAGAAAAAGACTTCAAGAAAGACTTCTCGCAAATATAGATCCTAATACATTTAGTTTACACGTATTTAAAGATTTTGGCGAAGATTTTTCTAATAAACCAATGTATCAAAATGGTAAAAATATGTATATGTATCCTAAAGATGTTCATAAATATTATGCTTTACAATTTATGGAACATGTAGAACCAGGGGATACAATATTAATGTTCGTCATAGAAAGAAAATGGATAAATAGTTTAGGACAATATATTTATTCAGCCGATGAAGCTTCAATAAATCATAAAACAATGACTCCAATGTGTACTCTACCATATGACCCACCAGAGTTAACTCTAGGAGTTGCAGAAAATGAAGCTAATAAAATAACTTACACATATAGAAATCCTCTATATGATACTAGATTTAATAATATTGATATAACATTCTTAGTTGATTTATGTTTAATTGTTAGAGATAAAGATGGAAAAATAGTAAATGGACCTAACCCAGGTAAAAGAGATGGTAAAAATGGACGTACTTGGGTTCAATATAGCGATAGAAAATGGCATCATTGTTTTACTCCGCATGGTATGCCTTCTGCTTATAATTTCAGGACATTTAATACGTCGTTTGATTTAACGTCTTATCCTGCAGATTGTACTGTAACAGCTGTGGCATTCTACTATGCAAATCATCATAGATTCCCTAGCATATATAGTACATCAAATATAGTATCTGTAGTTAAGCAAGATTTAAATTTAAATCTAAAATTCGTTGACCCTGTTAATGGAGATTGGGTTACAGAAAGAAACCCTGAAATAAGTGTTGAAGTTGCATTACCTGCAAACAATATACTTCATAATTCAAAATTGGTTTATGATGAATCAATAGATTTCGCTGCAGATTTTAAAGCTGCAAAATGGAAATCTAACCCTATTATATTTAATGTAAATAGAACTCATAGTCATCATTTACCACATTTCCATATGAACTGGTGTTATTATCATCATCATTATTATAGATATCGTGGTTGGACACATCCTATATATTGTCCTCATGACTGGTTCTATGATTGTAGATGGCTATATAGAAATAGATGGTTAGGAGAAAATCAAAGAGTAGAACCGTCTGAAAACGCATTGATTATAAATAAATATAAAGATTATAGATTGTTCTTAGAGTGTCGTAGCAACAGTTTTGATGAAGCACACCAAATAGATTTAGGAGATATTAATACATTTGAATTGCTACAAAATAAAAAATATGCTTTTAAATATAGAATGCCTGAATCTGAAGGACGTTATCTAATAAATCCAGGGGATAATCAACTTGCTTTATTCGTTAAACCATATGTAGATAACTCTACCGATGTATTCTATTATACGGCAGCAGGTGAATGGACTACTCGTAAATTATATGAATCAGAAATATTGTTAACATCAAATCCATATTTAAACAATAGTTTTGTTCTTCCAGATGGAGTTGATGATTTTGCACGAATTACAAATAATGTACTTGAAATTAGAATACCAAAGGATAAAATAGTTAAAGGCAAGAAACATAAATTAAAATATGATTTTTATGCGAAAAGAGCATTCCACTTTGCTAATACAGGTGGTTACATATGTCATCATCCACATAGAATAGTTCATTGTTACACTCATACTTGGGTGTGTGGACATTGGCATAAACACGTTATTTATCATCCTCCATATACGCATTATCATGGACATTTTGTTCCTGAAATACATTATGGAGAACAATGGATAAGCAAAGAAATAGAATTTACAAGAACAGATGATGATGAATATGTAGTTATTAAATTTGATGCGGTTGGATTACATACTCTTAAATTCAGAAACTTCCAAGTTATAGACCATAATGGTCAAGCTGTAGATATAGGTACACCTTCTGTACTAAATAAGAGAGAAAGACTTCATCAGAAAAAAATAACAATTAAATATGATGGATTCTATTTTAAACATAAATATATAGACCCATTAAAAGCTGATGATTTACACAGCTTAAGAAATTATTTGAATGTAATTTCTAATGAATACAACTGTAAAAACTTTGTAATGAATGGAACATTTAACGACGCTCATTTGTCTTATAATAATTTTACTTTAGAAGCTTGGAAAAATTGGGGCGGCTTAAAAGTTTATAAGAGTCAAGGTCTTGACGGATTTAATGATGAAGATACTGTATATCTAAAATGCCCAACTGACCGAGAAGGTGTAAGTAGTGGTATTTATCAAGCATTTAGTTGTGAGACTATTCCTCCTAACTCTACGATAACAGTAGATTATACATTACATGACTCCACGAATTATGATCACCCAATAGAAGAAGAAGTAATTGAAGAACCTCCTGCACCACCTCCAGTAGTCCCTACTGTGCCTCCTGCATTTTCAGTACAAGGTTTACAGTTGTTCGGTGGTTTTGATGGTCCTCTTCATAATAGATATATGGAATATGGAACTGTTCATTTTGTTGTAAATTATTATACAGTAGTTCCTATTGCTAAAGTTGAATATAGAATAACAGGAGGAATGTCTACATCTTGGCAAAGAGTTCCTGTTGGTCAATTCACAAACTTTACTGCTACAGGAGAATGGTTTATACCATTAATTCCAGTAAGAGCTGTTAGAAATTGTGTGTTAAATGTTAGAATAATGGATACTTCAGGACATTATAGAACAATCACTGCTCCATTTGTAGTGTACGCTAGAGAACATGACTTTAGAGGTATAAATGCTAATATTTATAATATGCCGTTGTTCTTATACAGATTTTCTGGTGGATGTTGGGATCCAACTACAAATACAACTTATTTCCATCCTTCATATGCGCAAAATGCAAAACTTTATGCAGGAATGAATCATACTTATATATCGCATTTAGGTTCTATAGATAGATTAAGCCAGACAGTATTTAGTGAAAACGAATTAAGAAATCAACAAACTAGGACATCTGTTGCATCATACCCTTATACTCTTGCAGCAAACTTAAATAAAAATAAAAAGAACCACGAAGCAGGAGCAATATTACAAGACTATCGTGTACCTCATTATTATAATTATGCTTATCCTTGTCATTATACTACAACACATCTTGATTATACTGCAAAAGCTGTAATAGACGCAAATTTCTTTAATAAAATGCATGCAACAGCAGCAGCATCAGAAATCATGGCAATAGATGATATAGAAGAAGGATTAGTAAGAAGAGATACAAGAGCGGCAGGAGATAGTTCTAGAATAGGTAGCAATTTAACAGTCGAATTATCATTGCCTCCAGGAACAACTACTAATCGTTATAATGGTTGTTGTCATAATGGATTATTTGTAGCAGGACAAACAGCATTACAATTGAAAATAGATATAAAAGGTTGTGTTGGAAACAAAGCAGAAGTAATGATTAATGTCACAGGATGTAATGAAGAACATGAAAAATTAATAGTAACTATAAAAGATGGAAAAGGTTCTTGTTTATGGACTTCAGACCAATTCCATTGCTCAGGTTATGTAAACGTTAATGTTTCTGTTTTAGATAAAGGAACTAATAGAAAAGCGTATGCAAGAACATCTTTCTCAGTATATGGAAACTGTCCATTTAATGATAGACATCATTATTTACATGATTATTATTATACTGATGACACAAGTGATTATCATACTAGAATCTATAATTTTAGTACTTCATCTGCTGATGGTTTAGTTGATGCAAATAAACCATTAACTCTATATTTAGATGGTTATGGATGGCATTCTGGTAAATATTCTAAGATAGAACTATTTGGTGCAAACAATTGGTCAACTAGAGTTAATCATAGTAATTCATCAGATTATGTTAATACGACAGTACAAATACCAGCATCAGCATTAAAAAACAAAGGTATCACTTATATAAGATGGACATTGTCTTCTAATAGATGTGCATACGATGATGTAACTTGTACGAAAACATTAAAGATATATACTTATAAAACTTATGAGGCAGCACCTCCACCACCACCTCCAGTAGAACCTACACCACAACCAGTAGTTATGCCTCCGAAATCTGAAGCATACTTACAATATATAGTTGATGGTGAAATAGACGAAACAGTTAAACTATCTGATTCAGGTGGTAAGAAATCTATAATGTTAACAACAAGACCTAAACATTACGATGAAATAAGAATAGCGTTTACTCACGGTGGAGCAACAACTTCTTATAACAGAAACTACTTATTAATAATTAAAGACGTTAGAATATCTAAACCTGTACCATATAGATCAATACCTACTAGTGCAGAATTAGCAAAATTAAGAGCACAAGGTAAGGGTGATTATTATATGGAAGCTAGAGATTTTAATGATATGGTAGATTACTGTTATACACTGTTCTCTGTAATTAAATATAAAAACCCTCAAGGATTTGAGGCTGACCCTGAATTATTTAATGATATTGAAAGAGCAATACCAGAAGAAACAAGCAAGGGGCCAGATACTTACTCTACATTATGTAAAACTTACTTCGATGATTGGAGAGAATTAATAGAGGCTATATCAGCAATGAGTAGACGAAAATAATAGATTTAAAACAATGACTGCATCTTTAATGAGGTGCAGTCTAATGTTTAGTAATAATAAAATAGATTGAAAGGTGGTGGAATTTGATTTGGCAGGACGTAAATTTAATATGGGGCGTCAAAATGAGCAAGTTCTTAATAAAGAATGGCATCAACTTTTTATGGCGCTAAAATACTTAAATGATGAAAGATATAGAAATGCTGAAACTGTTCAAGAAAGACAAGAACAGATTCCAGAAAGAGCATTAAGATTCCAACCTGATACATTAATGGATATATTAGAAGCGTATCAAGGAGAAGGAGAAGGTTGGTCGCCTTTATTTAAAGGGTTTTATCATCCAGCTAATACAAATCAAAAATTAATAGAAGAAAACACCGCAACTGATTACCAACTAGGCGTTGATCCTAACACTGGAGTACTTAGTTATATGAATCCTGATGTTATGGCTTGGATGCCAGTAAAAGCTCAAACAATGAGTAGCACAGTTAATGTGTTCAGTGGATTAAGCTTTCAATTCCTAAGTCCATTAGAAAAATCTAAATCTAATCCAGACGTATTCCCTGTTCCTTTAACTACTAAAGGAAGAATGTTTGCAAGTGGAAAAGTCCCTGGAGATGACGCAGAACACTTTATGTTCTATTCTCCATTTGGTGATGAATATAATGAAGATAGTGATATAACTATACGTGTAGACAAATCAAAAATGAGCGATAAAGCACATTGGATTCATTTAGACACAAGTAGACTTCACAATATTCAAAAGAGATTTATTAAAATAGATAAAGACCCAAACTCTGTTAACTATGGATACATAGGAGTTGCAACTTTAAACACTGAATATTATGGTTTCAGAACGGTAAAAGATAAAAACAATGGGCATATTAGTGCAGACCCTCGTGGTTTTCTTTTAGTAAAAGAAAGAACCAAAGGTAAAAACGACGGAGATTATGTTGTTCATAATAATGGTATAAAATTATCAGAAAGTGCCATGAAAAAATATGAATACATATATGCAATAACTTATTCATTTATAGATTATCCTACTATACTAGGTAGTACTATACAAAATGCTATCCCTGTTTCAGGTCCTTCTTCATACTACGTAGGTATGTTTGATGGAGTCCCTTCTTTATTCGTAGATGGTTTAGCACTTGAATCTAAATATAGTTATCCAGGTGGAAGTAGTGTTATATATGAATATGATAAAAGTGATGGGAACATTAAATTCACTGTAGATGACGAAGGAAATATAATGAACGATATGCAAATGACAGTGTTATTATTCCCTGAAAGAACTGAAGATTATACATTCGGTGTAGATGACGATAATGGAAGTTTATTTGGTTCTTGTCTTGATTATAATAAAAAAGAACAAACAGTAACTGTTGCAATAGATGAGCCATTAACAAATTATGCTAAGCCAATGGTATTCTGTAACGGGCTTTCTATGATGAGTAATGGTTTAATTGCTACACAAGATATAAACTGGGTTATTGAAGATAATAAAACTAAAATAACTATTAAAAACTTTGATTTAGCAGAAGGTGAATTATATACATTCTACGTGGCTGATGTTGAAACATCTTTTATAACTACTGGTAGATGTATAGATGGAGTTATAGATCATCCTGCAATATCTTCTGATGAAGAATATATAGTTATAGTTAACGGTTTATTAATGACTCCTACTAATGGAGACATAGCTGTTGACGATGGTAGAATAAGAATAAACAGTGTTTATGATATAGACCAAAAACAACAGTTAGAGTTCTCTGTATTTAGAATAGATAATGCAGATGAATCTGCTTTAAATTTAGTATTTGATAATGATGTTAGTTCTTATTCAGTAAGAATAGATGATGGAGGAACTGAATCAGTTTACAATAACTGTAATAATGCAATTGTTTATTTAGGAAATGCTATATTATTAGATAGAGATGGTTTAAGAGGCGCTGCAAACTCTGCAGAGAATTATTATAAACCAGGACAAATAACATTTGAAGCTGATGACTATGGCAATGAAGTGTATTATATGCACAAAGCGACAGGAGATAGAGTAAGATTAGAAGGTATGGATTTAAGAATTATAAATGAAATTCTTGGATTCTATGTAGGAAAAGGCTCTATAAATGTTCTATTAAGCGAAGACCAAATTAATGATTTCTGGACTGGTTCTCCTTTATTAACTTATTTCGCTCATACTTATTGCAATCAAATAGATGAACCATTGATTTCTGGTTCTAATAATAATGTAAAAGTAGAGATAGGTAAAGGTACTTTCACTTATGAAGGAAAAGCATCTCGATTTGATGTATGGTTAACTGGAAACAATTCATTAAGCACATATTATAATGGTTTAATGATAGAGAATAGAGAAGTTAATATAGACGATGGTACAACTAGAACATATCAAGTTGACTTACCTAAATTAGATATACCTGAAGATACATTAGTAGTATTAGATTATATATACAATGAGTTTGCAAGTGTAGAAGATCCTGAAGATTTATTAACTGATCCGAAATATGAAAATGTACTTAATACTAAATTCATATCAGCGAATAGACCTTTAAGAGATGCATTTATGACTAACAGTTTATTAGTAAGTGCATTACAATTAGCTAGATATATTTATGATGAACTTAATAATGAATCAATACAATATGTTATAGAACATATAGAAGGACAAGAAGTAATTGCGGCTTACCGTGATTATATAAACTTAGAGACAAATGCTAATACAGACCATGGTCAAATATATAAACTTGCTAAAGATTCAATACAAGCAGATTTTGCATTGGCTCCTGCTATAACAAATGTATATTTAAACGGTGTTATGTTATACCCTGAAGAATATCATAAGTATGATGATGATAAAATAATGTTTGAAGCAAATATATGTGGATTAAATCCAATGCCAGAACCAAAGGTAATGGCTAAGTGCTTATTCAATGAATACTTATCAGATAATTTTAAAGAATCAATCATCAAAGCTTATGAAAATTATCCAAAACGTATTATGAGACTGCCTGAAGAAAATGATTTATATTACATACCTACTACAAATAGGGATGTTATATTAGTAGAAAAACGTAATGACTTATCTCTTAAATCAGTTACATTTGATGTATTAACTTCTTCATATGGAACATTTGAGTTTAGTGAAGATTATTATGATATTCCTCGTTCATTAACTAATACAGTTGACCATGTGAAGATATATATAAATGGTGTTTTATATAAAGGAAAATACGAATTAGTAACTAGACATGGTGTAAGAGGTATTAAATTATTAGACAACGATGCATTAAAGATAGATCCTATGTATGAATATTTTAATATGTTCCCTATGGAGTGGGAGGAGTACAAACATTTATATGGAACTGAAAAGTATGAACGCAAAATAGATAAAATAACTTTTGAATGGAGATGATGATTACGTGTCAATAAATTTAAGTCAATTAGATTTAATTGCCCTTAAAAACTATTTAAAGATAGTTCATGGGTTTAGAACAAGTGATGATCCATCTGGGGATACCGTTGCAGTTGACGGTATTCCTTCAAGATTCATCGCTCAAGCATCTTTATTACAAGACGAAAACGGTACTCGTTTAGTAAGCGATAGAAGTCTTGTAGATTTAGCTCAAGGATTACTTTGTTTAGATGAAGAAGGAAAAGTACAACTAGACGCAAATGGAAATCCTAAAACAATAAATGCCAATGATTTAATGACTGACTTAGAAGGTATTTCATTTGTTCAAGACGCCTCTAAGGCTGCTTTAAATGTGGCAGAAGATATGAGAGTTCTTAGAAATGAAATGTATCATATGAAAAGAGATATGATGGTTACAGGGAACTTAGATCCTGCAAGTAAAGTTTATAATGGTTTAGTTGATCCATTTAAAATGGGATTAAAAAAATATATAAATGATACTCAAATAATAGACACTATAACTTCTGATGGTATAGTACAAACATTAGAAAGAGGAGATTATACTAAAGGACAAAAACTTATTATATACGGAAGCAATAGTGATAAACAACCAGTATGTCGTGAAATAATAGATGTAAACAATACTGAATTAAATGTTGGAGAATTCTTTATGGATTATACTCCTGATACAGTAGATAAAACATATGGAGTTTATAGAAATGGTATGTTCTTCTTTGGTAAAGAAGATACAGTAAGAGATTTAGATGCAGGAAATAGTATACATGCAATAATAAAAGATGGGGAACAAAGAGTTAGTGTTGGAGAATTAAACTTAGATAAAAACGTAGCTGGTTTTGCTACTACATTTACAGTACCTGCTTCATTAAACTATACTTATTTAAGACAAATAGATTTAATTTTATCTGTTGAAGGAAATCCAGGAAACTTACATCTTGAAGTATATCCATATAGTGAAACTGGAATATATGACCCTAATAGTGAACAATGTATAATGTCTAATGAAATGCAAAGTGGTAAAGCTCTTAGCGTATTTAAAACATATTCATTTACATTGGCTCAAGATAAAAGACTTGAAACACCAGGAAAGTATGTTGTAATAGTAAAAGCTAAAGGTACTTCTAACGGAAACATATGGAAGTTAGGTGGATTTAGAGAACCTTGTATAGCAGATTTCCATCAAGATACATATTGGATAGGTAACGACGGAGCATTATCTCCTGAAGCTGCAGATGCATCTGGATACTTATCAGATATATATTTAGGAGTTGGTGCAGTTAAAACACTTGAAGCTAGATATATTCCTACTGTAGTTGGTGCTTATTCAGGCTCTTTTGTATTAGAACAAAGTGAGGCAACTAGAGTTAGAATAACATTCAACCCTGTAAACAGAGACAACAAAAACGATGAATACTATTCTGTTATTGTAAAAGGAAGAAATCAAGGTGCTAATGATGATGAATCATTCTGGACATTAGCAAAAGGTTCAGAACCTAGTACAATATCTAATAGAGTTTGGGTTAACGGTATGGAATCAGGTTATCAATTAGTTTATGACTTTGAATTTGATGCACCTATGACAGAAATAGAATTCCAAATAACATTTAATACTCCACATGATGTAAGTGCAGAAGTGTATGAAGGTCTTATGTCATTAGTTGTTTCTACTGATAACGGAATAATATCTAATTCATTAGAGGACGGTGGTAAATAATGGCAGTAGGTATTAAAAAGATTACAGAATCAGTTGTAGAAGATGGACGTGCTCTTACTTATTGTTTCTCATCTGAAGATGGAGAAGAATTTTCTACCGTAGATAACTCAGCAATAGACGCTGGTGCAATATTCGCATCATACGGTGCAAATGGTTCTTTTATTAGAATAAAAAGAGGAAATGGTATTTATGCGAAGCTGCATGCAGTTAAAACATTACAAGAACAAACAGTAGAAACTTCTCTTATAAAAGATAAGGCTGTTGTTGAAAGTAAAATAGGCGACGCTGCTGTAACCACTTCTAAAATTAAAGATAAAAACATTACTACAGCTAAAATAGCAGATAGCGCTGTAACTACTATTAAAATAGCTGATCAAAATATTACTAATGAAAAATTATCAGGAACTAGCGATGACAAAAAAGATGGAACAAGAGCTGTATCAACTGAAAAAATAAGAAACAGTGCAGTAACTACTATTAAAATAAAAGATAAAAACATCACTACAGCTAAATTAGCAGACAATGCTGTTACTACAATTAAAATAAACAACTCATCTATAACTACTCCTAAGATAGCTAATAGTGCTGTAACAACTGAAAAAATAAAAGACTTAAACGTAATTGAATCTAAAATAGCTGACCAAAATGTCACTACTAGAAAGATTAAAGACGAAGCTGTTACTTGGGGTAAATTACATAGCGAAGTTGTTAAATATATAAAAGAAGAGATAGATAAAAAAATAAGAGAATCAGAAGAGAGAATGAAAAAATATATTGAAGACAGAGTTAAACACATGGTTAGCCATGATGGTAATGGAAACATAGACGGTGCAAATGGAAGTACAGCTATTAAAAATTTAAAAATAACTCAAAACTTTGAATGTGCAAATATTAATGCTTCTGATACTATCGAAGGTAGAAGAGTTTTCAATATGACTTATAAGTAATTATAATAGTGCCTACGGGCACTATTTTTTTAAGTAATAATTAAATAGTTGATAAAGGTGGTGGAAAAAGGATGGCTATAAAAGACGGAATAGATTTTGATTATGCAATAAATCAGATAACAAAAAAAGTTGCTCCTGAAATTTTAGAACAGTCTAAAATAATGGAAAGCGATAAATTAAATAAAACTTTTAAAGAGATAGAAACGACTTTAAATACATTATATGAAAAGACTAGATATATAGAAGACGCTATAGAATATGCTCAAGTATTTCTTGATACTAAAGTAAGAGAATTTGATGCAGAAATGACTGCTATTATTAAAGAGATAGAAGATGTTTCTGATATAACTAAAAATGCAGCTTATGTATCTTATAATGTTCCTCTTAAAGAGAGTCTTATTCCTATAGATGATAATGGAGAATCAATTGTCCCATTAAAAAATAGAAATAATAAATTGACTCTTGGAGAATCAGATGAAGTAACGTGGGATTTCTCTACTATATTAAGACAATCTGACTCAGTTCCTTTTGACGATAATCTAAATAGCGTATTTGATACTAGAAAATATAGAAGTATATATCTAGAAGAAAAAATTGCTCCTGCAGGATTAAGAGAAGTAATAACAGTTCATTTCGAAAAACCAAGACCTATTAATTTATTAGATTTAAAAAAATCAAATTGTAAAATATATGATATAAGATTTGGATTAATAAATGGATATGAAGAATGTATCGTAGATTTTAATGATATAGATAGATCAACTCGTATATGTCAATACATTAAATTTGAACTTAAATGTGAAACTTATGATACAATAACTTATGAAATAGATAAAAATAAAATGTCTCAAAATTTATGGGGTGATTTAAGACAATTTGAGAAAGCTAAAGTTGACCAATTAGGATTAAATAAATTAAATACTGAATATATAATATCAAGAACTGTCACAGAAGGCTTAACAGGTGAAAAAACTATTCAAAGATATTCTTCTGCAGAAGGTAAAGATACACTTAATATAACTATGTATTCATATATATTTGGTTTAGATACTATAGAGTTTAAAGAAGTAACTAATCTTTCTGATGGATATTTTATATCAGAACCTATTGTTATAGGTAAATTAGGTGAAAAAGAATATATTAATATATATACAAAACAAACTAATGACCCTAATTCTTGTATAGAATATTCTATATTAGACGGTAAAAGAGAAATTCCTATTATGAGAGTAAATGATTCATTAGTTGAAAACGAATTTATTTATTCTAATAAAGCTACGCGCTTCTTACGTTCATATGATGATACTGATCCAAAGTATATACCAGAAGTAGTAAAAAAAGATGGAATGGTTATCAATGAATCTTTTGATAGTGTTATAGGAAAAAGTGAATTGGATGGACGTTATAGTATAACATATAAACCTTTAAAAGATAATTATAATTATGTTCCTCTTAATACGGAGATAAGAATAAAAGCATATGTTAGAACGTATTTAAAAGGAGCAAAAACATCTCCTTCTATAGAGATGATTACAATAAGAAAATACGGGGAGGACACAGTATGGATAAACAAGTTTTAAATGAATATAAACAACTTCAACTTCAAAATTATATACAAAACTATACTGGAATGTATTTTCATCCTGAAGGTGGAGGAGATTTCTTTATAAACGAAGGTCTAACAAAAATCAAAACAGATTTACATGCGTTAGATACTCTTCTAGTTGACACAGGAACAGCTATAAATGATTTACTTACAAACACAAGTTTAAGACTTGAAGAAGTAAAGAAATCAATTATATCAGAAAAAGAACGTTATCAAGATATGATGATGTTATGTAATAGATACACAGATTTTGAAAGTGTCAAAGCTCTGGATGTAACTAAATTTTCAGGGTCTTATAATCAAACAAAAGATGGCGTTATCTATGCTCCTTGTACTCAAATGAATAAGGTTAATATAAGATGTATAGATGTACAAGGAAACGGTTATGAAGGAAATGGTTATGTATATGATAAGAGTACGAATAAATATCAAAAAGATATATGTAACACAGCAGATAGAGGTCAAATGACAGACGACAGTAGTAGTACTTACTATGAATATTCAAGATTAGTTGTTGATGAAGTAGAAGAAAATGCACCACGTATGATATTTAACAAAGATAATGAACATGCATTATGTACAATGTATTTCTATACAGAAGATATAGTTAATTATATAGATATTTCATCTGAAGATAGTGACATATCAATAACTGCAATACAATATAGTGCAGATGGTATAGATTTTAAATTATTAGAAACGCCTAATATAAAGATAAATAATATATTAGAATCATATGGACAATATGGATACATATATGGTTCAGGAAAAATAGCAGTGCCGATGGCTCAACATTTTAAAATAACATTCCAAGCAAATAACTTTAAAACAGATACTATAGCTTATGAAAAAACTATATTTGAAAACGATGAGAATGTTTCTGTCAATTCAATACCATATTTAAATACATCAACTCAAATAGCTCCTAGTGCAAAACGTTCTGCAATTAAAATAAATGATATAAAAGCATATAAAAACATATATAGTCCTAAAACATCTATAGTGTCTCCAGAATTAATAACAGCACATGCTTATAGCATTGCTTTATTCTGTAACGTATATGCTCCTTATCCTTTAGAAGAAACTAGTGTTAAATTTAAAATGAATATCAATGGACAAGAATATGAAATAGTTCCAATTAATAGTGATTTAAACGGAACTAAAGTTATAAGATTTAGTGGTGGAAAATCATCTACTTCATATACTGAATTAATAACTGAACCAATTAAAACGGCTAAATTAACAATACAGTTTGATTGTAAATCAAGTGCAACTCCTTATCTTAACAATTTTAAAATTTTAATAGGAGGTGAGATATAGGATGAAGACGAACACAATTGCTGTTGATATATATAAAGATATGCTTGAGAAATTAAAATATCATAAAGAAATTATAATGCATGCTTTTATAAAATACGGATATTATCCTTCTAATGAAGAAGTAAATGCAGCACTTGAAAAAGTAAATGCACGTCTTTCATTATTTGAAGCTTATATCTCTGCACCTGGTTCTTATTTCAACTGTACTGAAATAAATTATTGTTTTGAAATGATAGCTAAAGATATAGAGATATTATATAAAGTAGTTGAACAAATACTAACTAATGAGTTTTCTAATTTAAAGATATCAATCGAATCAACTTTATCTGAATTAGAAGGTAAAGCAAAATATTTTGCTATGAGAAGAAAAGAAGAGTTAAACTCAACTGCTTTAGGTAAAACAGTGTTTTTCCAAGCTAATGACTGGAAGATAGATACGCTTGACCAATTATTTATAATAGATTTAGGTGAAGTAGAACTTGTAGAAGGAAGCACAGTTGCTTGTATAGCTAATGTAAACGATGTTGAAGAAGATAAAATAAGTTTTAAATTTGAATGTGCCGATGAATCCAAATCATTCTATGCACATCCATATAACTATAACAATGTGTCTTATCAAATACCTGGAGAATTAGGTGTTAACAATCACGAATTAGATATAGGAACTAACTTAAATATAAATGATGACATAGAGTTAGATTATGAGATGATGCCTAATTGCAATTACGAATTAGCAGGTGGACGAAATAAAATGAAGATAACTAATAAAAGAACAAAAGTTGAATCTATACATGAGATACCATTTATAAATGGAAATAGTTTTTATGTAACTGAAGATTGTTATATAGAATTCTTTATAGTAGACGGTGTAGATAGTTTATTAGAATACTCTTTTAATATTGCTCCAGAGCATACTAACTTTTCATTACAAAATGGTTATATCAAAATAGATAAAGCAACTAAACGTATATATATGGAAGCACAAGTAGGACTTGTATTCTCTTTTGGTTTAGAGAGAGGAAAAATTTTCGCCGAAGTAAAAGACGTTGTAAATACTTCTAATAACTCTCTAATCTATACAGGACATAAAGATATAACAGATTTTGTTTTACGTGAATATGTAAGACATAAATTAGTAAAATACAATTTAAAAATATATATTGATTCCTTATTGAAAGATATAACAAGTAGTATTGAATCTATAGTTATAAAGGAGATTGATTGATATGATATATTATAATATGAGATATCGTGGTCCATATGAATATGATAAGTTTACACTTAATATACTTAACTATGTAAATTTTGTAAATGATTATATATATGATATGAATAATACTTCAAAGGATTATAAAACATTTAAAGCATTACAAGATGAAGTAGATGAACAATTTGAAAAGATGATAGAAAATATGGATACGGTTTATAAAACGATTATTATGAATAAAGATTAGAAAGGAGCAATGTAAATGAAGCAAACTTTAAGTTCCCAAGAGTATAACGAACTGTTTAAAAATGCACGCGATACGTTTGATGCAGAAATGGCAAAAAGAACAGTTGCTCTTAATAATATGGGAAAGAAATTAGAGATAATAGAATGTGCTAATGAGTTTATAGAATTAGAATTAATGAATAGTACATTTACTAAAGATATATCTTCTAGCCAAGTTGCTGTATTTAATGCAAACAACTTAGGTGGTTCATATAATCAATATGGAGCGACCGTTCATCCTAAATTTAAAAATGAACCTATAGATATATTCAATTTAAAATTAACATCAGGAAATACTATGTTTAAGAATTCTTTATCATGTACTACATCATTAGAGAATACTAAGAAAGTTAATGAAGACGAAGCACCTATCACAATTGAAGATGATTCATATGTAAATTTAATAATGTCTGACAATTCATTAGAAAAAGAAATTATATTTAACAAATTAACAAGAGATAAGATAACATTATCATATGTTTTAGATAATACAATAGCATTAGGAGCTGCACGTTTTAATGTTATAGAAATAGACCCTTATTTATATGGTGCTTATTCAATAGAATCTATTAATATTTATAGTTTAAATCAAATAGATGGCACTATATCTACAGAACCTATTGCATCTATAGGAGTAATAGAAAATATAGGCAAAATAAGAGTGATACTTGATGATAAAGTAAAGTTCAGTAAAGTAGATATAACTTTTAGAATAAATTTTAATATAGTGGAAAACAATATTAATAAATATCCATTTGGATTAAAACATATATATTTTTATGAAGCAGATTTTATTGATGATAGTTATGTAATTTTACCTATAAGAGCAAATGATTATTTTGAATACATACAAAACGATATAATAATGTATCAAGGTGGTTCAAAAATAGAAACAACTTGTGATTATTATAATATAGAACTTTATACAGATTATGTAAATGATACATTGACTGGAAGAGTTTATACATCATCAGATGCTCAATCAAATCGTATTACAAAGAATACAAAAGTATTATATGCAAAAATACCATTAATATTTAATAATAGAGCATTAGGTGTTAAAAAATATTTAAGTTTAACAGGTGTATTATTTAGTTATATAACAGATGAAAATTATTTTTTATAAGAAATAAAAACAAGGGCCGTGAGGCCCTTTTAAAATATAAAAATAAATGTAAAATATATATAAGAATGATATTATGAGCGATTGTAAGATGATGGTAAAAGGATGGTAAAAAAAGAAAAAAAGATTAGTTTAGATTAGTTTGTATTTGATTTAAAAGTTTTTGTTTTGATTCTTCTGATAAAGAAGAATTATTTATAGTTGATGTTAATAAATCAATTGTAGTTATTTTTGTATTTATATTATCATCCCTTACTGTCACCATTGAATTATTATATAACAGTTTGACATGGTATTCTTTTACTTCAACATTATTAATTATAAGAGTCTTTATTGTTATAATTCTACCAAATCTATCGTCTCTTAATTTCTTTAAGCCTGTAACATGTTTGTTCAAATCAAATAAATATAGATAAACATAGTCTCCTACGTTCATATGATTCACCTCTTGTAATTTTTATGGAGCTAGTATCGGGAATCGAACCCGAATCTCACCCGTACCAAGGGCGCGTTCTTCCATTGCAACTATACCAGCAAAGAAAAAGGCGAGACTCAGCAGGAAAGGGGAGTTTTAAAACTGTTGAATCTCGCAAATTGGAAGGAGCATGTATTATGATGTATTGTATATAAAAGAGAGTGTTATATGAGTGAGCAGTACCGTTCCTGCTCGTTATACTATTACTAAGCTATTAGCTGTTATATCTCTTATGTGTTTTTATGTTTGCGTCATCAGATTTATACTTAGTAAATGTCATTAATCTACCACCCATATCTTTATAAGTGTGCCATGCACCAACTAATTTCTTCCATTGTGCATCACTATAGAAATTTAATCCCCAAGTATAACTTGCAGAGATTGCGCCTGTTCCCCAACTTAATACATACGCATCTCTAGTTTTCTTTCCTATATTAGCAGTTGTATAAATGTCGAAGTCAAAGAATGGTCCTCCTGTATCAGTAACTGTAAATGTACCATCTCCACACACACCTGCTAACGAAGGAACATAAACTACAGTACCGTATGGTAAGTTATGAGAAGCACAAGTCTTATTATTAGTTAATCCTAATCCAGATGCGCTTCCTCCGCCTCCAGAGTAACTTGTACATACTGCTCCAGGTATTCTTGCTACATATTGTTTTCCATCAACTGAACCAGTTGCTTCTGTAACTCCTCCAGAGCTTCCTCCATTAGGATTAGTTCCTGTAGATGTTTGAGATTCTTTAGCGTCAGCGTCTTTTAAGTCTTTAGGTCTTACAAAGAAATGACAACCGTCTTTCCATCTAAATGAATCTTTTAATGATTCAGTTTTTATTCCTGTTTTAGAACTTGCTGCATGAGATATCTTACCGTCTCCTATATAAATCATAGCATGGCTTGTACTTACTTTAGTTCCCATTTTGTCTTGTGTTACTTTAGAAGTTGCTTTAACTAATACATCGCCTGGTTTAGCTTTTTCTAGTCCTGCATCATTTAATAACCACATATCTCCACCGTTATTTACTATCTCTGCTATTAGAGATCCACCACTACAAGATTTACTATACATAGATTTTAATCCTGCATGTAAATAACAACAAGATACAAATGATGTACAGTCGTAACAAACTTTACCACCGCTAGACTGAGGTTTATTATAATCAACTGTTCTTGGTGATTGACAATATTTTGCGTTTCCTGCATCGTGGTCTGCAACAATCTTTTTAGCCATTTCAACTATTTTATCTCTTAATGCAGAACCACCTGTACTAGGATTATTTGATGGTGGAGTACCGCCTCCGCCAGGAGTATCTCCTGGAACAGGTCCAGAACCTTCTGTAACTCCATTCATTTCTGCAAAACCTTCAAAGAAGAAATTCTCGCTAGAGTATTTATTTACTTGAACAGTCTCAGCTTCTTCTCTTGTATCTACCCACTCACCTCTAGATACAAGTTTTGCTCTCTTAGCATCTTCTATAGCGTCTCTATCTTTTTCAGGGTCAAGCGCTTTGATGTACTCATCATAGTCTAAATCATTATTAGAATTTCTATATCGTGCAACAATTCCTTCAGCAGGATATTGTTTAATATCAGGTTCTTGTGAATTAAAGAATGTTTCATTCCAATCCATTCTAAATAAATAATCAGTTTCGTTAACGTTGTTAATATCTTTAACATCTTTATTTTGCTCTAGGTATTTATCTTGATATCCTTTTCTCCAAATTTGTGCTTTAGTAAATTTAGGTTTATAGCCTACATCTTCTGCTTCTGCAGAAACAAAGTCGTATTTAGGGCTACGTTCTTGTATAGAATTTATCTTTTTAAAGTCATTTAAACTAGAATAACTCATTTGCATATCGTCTAAAATAATAGAACCATTCATACCAGATTCATCTAGTATTTCATATACTTGACCTAAGATAGGTTCATATCTAGTACAATTTAAACATTGGTCTATAGTGACAGTTTCATCATTAATTCTATCGTCATGAAGGCATCTTATACATTTATACTTTCCTGCATAAGTAGATTGGCCGCCATAATAAACACAGTTAATATTGACACGAGCACCAAGTCTTCCTTGATTTCTAATAATGGTTGATAATATGTTTTCTAATTTAGAGAGTCTCTGCTCCATCTTCTTAGATTGACTTATCATTGCATCTTGTAGCATAGCAAAGTTCTTAGCTATAGGTTGTGCAATAGGAGAGCCTGGGTGATTATCAGAATATAATTGTGATTCCATTTCATCTATCATTACTTTAGGATAATGCATTTCAAGTTCTTCTATTTTCTTATCAAATGGATAAGGGTCTAACATATTAATAGGTCCAGCTGTTTTAGATGTTTCTTTTCTGATTTCTTCTAATAGAGAATAATCAAATTCATATTGTTTTAAATGTAAATCTTTAGAACTCAACCCTTTATCTAATAATTGTAAAGGTATTGTATTTGGACTTGCTTCATCATATTCTCTTGTATCATATTCAGGAGGTATAACTAAGTCAGGATATATAGGCTCAACTAATAAATCTAAGGGAACCGCTACTACATTTAATTCATCTGCTGCTTTAACACAGTGATGTGCAGTACCTGGTCCAGATTCAACTACATTAAAATGGAACATATTTTCATTTACAGTCGTAAAGTTTTTAGTTAAGCTTTCTAATCTATCATTAGGTTGTACTGTTGCATATACAGCATCAACTAATCCTTTATCATATGGTTCATGTTCACTTACATATAGGTCTACAAGTTTCCAATAGTTTCTGAAGTCATATGTTTGAATTATTTCATTATTTTCATCGACTTCATAACCAGTAAAGAAAGCGTCGCAAAATTCTTTATAGTCTTCTTTAGATACAATAGTTGTCATTTTAGGTTTAGCCGCACTAGGGTTTGAAGCATCTCCTTTTTTATAAGTAGTTTTTCCTCCCCAGTCTTCGTGGCTTAATCCACCCATACTGTTAAGACTTCCGTCAAAAGCACCTGCTGGTCCAGGATTAACTATATTTCCAGCAGTTGAATAAACTAATGAAGAAGGATCTATAACAACTCCTTCATCAGAACCAGTCCATCCACTGTTATTGTTTCCTGACCCATTTTCTCCTGGAGTACTATGGTCTCCTCCTCCTGATTGAATTATTTCACTACCGTCTAGAGTTCCTTTTTCAACTCCGTATGATGTATAGCTTAATGGGTCAACAGCTTTACCATTCTCATGTACTTCAAAATGTAAATGGTTTCCTGTACTACCACCTGTAGTCCCTACTTTACCTACTTGTTGTCCAGCTTTTACAGTAGAACCTTTGGCGCAAGGACTTTTTTCAACCATATGCATATAAACAGTTGTAAGTCCATTACCATGGTCTATTTTTATATAGTTTCCTGCACCACCAGCTTGATAAGCATTAGTAGTAACAGTTCCTCCTAAAGGAGTAAAGATAGCAGTTCCACTAGGAGCAGGTATATCTATACCGTTGTGCATTTTCATTACTTTTTTAATAGGATGAAGACGCATACCGAATTTAGAACCTGAACTAGAGCCTACATTATGTCCTGGAACTGGCCATGCTAATTTATCTGCACCTGCTCTAGGTTGTATAGAAAAGTTTTCTGCCATAACACAAGTAGGAGTATTAAGAGTTGCTCTATAATATACAGATGCAGTTTGTGTTGATGAACTGCCTTTAAATTTATTATAAAACTCTTCTGCGTATGCATAACGTTTTTCCATCATAGGTTTTCCAGCTCTTTCAAAAGAGTCTTCAAAAACTTTACAGGCTTGTTTAACATCAGTTAGTTTTTTAAAATTATCATATCCTCCAACATATTTTTGTAAATAACTTTTTGTTGTAGGATCTTTTCCTTGTAATTCTAAATCTAAAAATTCTAATTGTGATTGTAAATCTTTCCAGTCTTTTCCATTGCTCTTAGCATGCGCTTCTAGATTTTTAAATCTATCAGAGCCAACTGTCCATTGACATATACCACGCCCTACTCCTCCACCAGATTGATATTTGGTAGGGTCCATACCTGATTCTTGTTGTAAATTACCCATTATACCTGCAGTACATTCTTGTGTAAATCCTTTACCTGTAAAGAATGTCCAAACAGCTTTGGCAGTATCAGAGATACCTCCTATATCAGGATTAGAGCCATCATCAGGATCTGATGGAGTACCTGAACCTGGACTTCCTACATAACCACCAGGTACACCTATATCTATACCTGTTATCTCTTGTACTGTAGCTACATATGGAGTATATGTTGCAGTAACTTCTCCATAAGATTTATTCATCCATTCTAATTGTTTATCTATTTGCTCTAATAATTTTAACCAACGAGTTCTCTCTAAATAAATTAATGGAGATGCTGATCTATTTAAATCGAATTCACGCCATAGCTGTTCTGTTTTTAAACCATTCTCCCAAAGGATTTGTGCAGTACTGTTGATTATATTTTGCTCAACAATATCAAATCCATAACCTAATTTATCTAGTTCGTCTTGAGGAGGTATGAAACAAGCTATCATTATTAGATGTTTCTCTGGTTTGCTTTTAAACAATGATCTACTGATATATGTTACTTTATCATTATCATTTAAAGAATGACATTGTAATAATCTGTCTCCGACTTTTTCAAAACCACCTTTGATAGATATAGAATTATCTTCTTCTGGTGTTGGAGAAGCAGATGTTGATTCTTCCTCTTTTTTTTCTGTTACTGTAGGTTGATTGTCACTATGTTTAACGGGTTTAATTACATAATGATATTTCTTATCCCAGTTTAATTTTTTAAAATGGTCTTTCATATTGCTATAATCACATGCATTATATGGAGGTAAGAAAATTAAACAAGCTCCTTTTACTTCATCCATATTAGCTATATTAGGTCTATGGTCTACATTAGGAAGTATATCATATGAATCATTCCAATAATCGTGCCAATAAGGGTTGGTATTAACGAAGCCGCCACCAGTAGTAGGTGAATAACCACTACCAGGATCAGAACCACCACCAGAACTAGGGTCTGATGGATTAGGATTTTCTATTATTTGTCCACCTGTTCTGTTAGCTAGTTGCTCTTTAAAATATCCCCATTTATTTTCTTTTGTATTTATATAGTAAGGACAATCTTTATTTTGAGTATCACCATGTCTAATAACATGGTTAACATCTATATTATATTTTTTCATTAATGATATAGTTAAATCTATTGCATTCTCTACTGACTTACTAAATTGTTCTGAAGTGTAGCTTCCTCCCCAGTCAGCTACTTCTATACCTATAGAGTTTGAGTTAGTACATTCTTCAGAATTACTAGGTCTATACTTATCATTATATTTGACGCCGCTACCACCAGCATGATGTCCTTTCCAGTTGTCTTCTAGACATTGTATAATTTGAGTATCATCAACACAATAATGTGCAGATGTTTTATATGGATTAGATGGACTATTAAACCAGTTGTAAGCAGAGGTAGCTGTTCCTCCTCCAGTATTATGAATAACTATCCAAAGTTGAGTCTGAGATTTAGAACTATAATGAGAACCATCTAATGAAGATGATAATAGTTTTTTAGTAACTTGCAATGCCATCTATCTTCCTCCTTTCTTCTGAACAGGAGGCTCTCCATATCTTTCCTTCTCTAGATATTCATTTAATGGTCCATGTTTTGCAGGGTCATATATCTCTCTGTCAAACATAGTTTGATTTAAGAAATCTCTTTCTGCTGCTAACATTTGTTGTTTATATGAAAGCATGCTTGAGGCTTCTTCCACTCTCCACATTTCTGCTTGTCTCTTTTTTTCTAATTGAGTATCATAATAATAATTAAAATCTACTATAAAATTATCTTGTGGGTCCCAGTAATACTCTTCGCCATAAGTTATAAGCTTACCTGTTACACAGCATCTTACACATTCATAAGGCCATGTAATTCTTTTTAAAATTAAAGCCATAAAAAAAGCACCCCTTTCTTTTTAATCAATACGTTATTACTGAGGAAAAGGGTGCAGAATTCCTATCTATTTAATAATGCTAATAAAGACTTACTGTTTAAATTTAGTGAATTATTAACTTGAGCATTCTTATTAGAAACTAGTTCATCAGATTTTTCATTAAATATTAATCTCTTACCATTGCTGTCCATTTTAATTTGTAATTGAGATAATTGTTTATTATGTTCTCTAACAGAGTTAGATTGTTCTTTAACATAACGAGCAGATTTAAATGCGTCAAGATCAACTACTTGTCTGATTCCGTCAACAACATTGTTAGCAATTTGAGTAAGCATGTCTTCGTTATTAGACATAGCTTTAAGACCTTCTTCAGAGAAGTTACCTTCTATAGTTTGTGCTGCTTGAAGTTTAGTTGCCATTAATGATAATGCTTGTTCTTGTATAGTTTGATAATAATAGAAGAAGTAAACTTGTATGTCTTTAGTTTGAGATAATCTCCAACTTCTTCTTGATGCTTGTCTCATAGTAGATAAGTTATAACCTATTTGGAAGAATACTATTGTAGTAAATTCTAATAAGTCTAATCCTGTTTCTACTAAACTAGGGTTAGTTATCATTACTTGAGCACCTTTAGAAACTTCTTTATTGATATATTCCATACGTTTTTCTGCTTTAACAGATGCTTTTAATTCAAATGCTTTTATATCTTCAGAAGCAAGATAAGAACATAAGTGTTCTCCTAAGTCAGTAGTATTAACTGTGTTATAATAAACAAGAACTTTTTCGCCGTTGGCTAACTTCTCTTGTATTATTTCAAGTAGTTTTTCTTCTTTATTTCTTATTTGTTTTTCAAGTGGCACAGATTCATATTCAACATCTCCTGTATCAGGATTTAATACATATCTTTTACAGTGAGGAGCGTCTGGATATTGAGTCATAAGTTTTATCATAGAACTCATTATCTTTTTAGTTTGTCCATTAAAGCCTCCAACCCTTTGACTGAAGAAGTCTTTTATTTGTTGATATCCTTGTGCTGTTTGTGCATCCATTTCTATTCCTATTGGTATTTCTTCATAATCAGGTAGTCCTTCTGTCATTTGGTCAAGAGTTATAAATGCAGTTAGATTTAATAAGAACTTAGTAAATATCAATGGACTTACACCAGGTAGTTTCTTTTCTCTTGCAGAGCCGACTGTACTAGCTCTACCTCTTGAGATTTCAAGTGTAGATTCTCTAGATGTAACACCAAATATTCTGGCGAATTCCATTTCATCTTCATATCTAAATCCTTCTTGAATCATTATATTAGGACATACTCTGAATAAAGTATAGAATATATTAGATGCATAACCATTTAAAAGAGTACCAGTTAATAAAGCTGTGTGCTCTGCTGCTCTCATTAGAAGATGTGCTGCATGTCCTTGTAATGAATTATTCATTAATAAGTGTGCTTCATCTAATAATAAATAATCAAATACTTTAGGCATTCTTTCGTGTATATAATTAGCTATAGGATATTTCTTAGGTCCTTTATAAGTTATATTAAAATATCCATGTTCTTGAAAGAATGTATATTGGTCAAATAATTTATTAAATAAAGCAGTTTCTTTCTTATCAAGTTTATCTTTGCTCATATACTTTTCAGTTAAATCAAGTATATGCTCCATTCTAATCCAACCAGCTTCACCTAATTTTATCCATCCGTGAGTTTGGTCATCTCTATTAAGAGCTGTCCATAAATTAGCGCCACAAGTTCTTTCAACGTGTTGTTTCTTTTCTTTGTCCCAAACTTTTACAGTGTTAGCACATTTCATATTGTGAGCAAATTGTTTTACGAAATCTTCTTCAGTTAAATTAACTTTAACTTTTACTTTTCTTCTGCTATATGGTTGTTGTCTATTTTCTATTTTGAATACTGGCTGTCCACATTCAGGACAAACAAAACATCTTTTAGATTTAGACCATACAACTGCAGGTCTTTCATCAAATCCAAGTTTAGCTATTTCTTTACTCATTATGATGAACATGTTTTCTATTCTGTTTCTATTTCTTAATTTGTTTTCTAACTCTAATAATTCATCTAAATTGTGTATAATGTATCCTTTAGCATTAGGAACATATTTTTCCATTTCAGATTTCCATTTTTCAACTAGATGTGAAGGACACATTATCATTGCATTAAAGCCTCTGTTTTTATTAGCATTATGAACATAACAAGCTGCACCCGATTGTATCGTCTTCAATTTTGTTATCGCACGGCTTTTTATCCGTACTTCTAGTCCATTACAGACTAGTTCAGCATATCTTTTCACGTAAAGAGGTACGTGGTGCGGCCTCGTGGCAGGATTATATTCTCAATTAAGAGGTTCACCTACTATGCGTTGCCCCTGACTAGAGCTTTACTTCTAGCCTTCGGTTCGGATTACGGTATATTATACACCCGCTTCCCCGCTTAATTCCGCACTAATTATCTTAGGACTCCTTATCATCCTCTTCTTGTCCTAAGACGGCAATGAATTTGGTATATTTTCTATCAAGGTAAATAGTTGCATTATTATATAAGAAATTAAAAATACATTTGTTTTGTTTATTCCCAGAATATCTAATAGCATAAGCATTTCCTTGAGGAATTCTTTTATTTGCTTTTGCTTTATTCATATTAATTAAAAGTAAATTTTCATAATCATCTAAGAATTCTTTTGTGCCTATAACACTGAATCTAAGTTGATAAGATTTTCCTTTATTTGATTTTGAATAAACTATACAACCATCTCCATCAAAATAACCTCTCATAAAATGATGGATTAAATGAGTAGGTACTTGTGATTCATTTGGAAATCTTAAAAGTAAAGATTTAGCTTGAAAGCATCCTAAACGAACTAAATCATCAGTTATCTTTTTTGAATACACTACTAATCTATAAGCTTTAGTATTTGGTCGATATTTTATTTCGTTATCACAATTAAGAAAAGCTTTAAATTTTTCTATATGCATTAAATCATATTCGGCTAAAGACAATTCTATACTCCCTCTGTCTTCGCTTATATATCCATCAGCATATAAAAAGCCCAACCAATAAGCTTTTTCTTCTGTGTCAATAGTTTCAAAAACTGATTCATTTAAAGGATGTTTTCTTATAGACTTTGCCATAACATTTTTATTAGGATCTCTGATTATAATTCCTTCTTCTTTTAGTTTCTTAGATAATAATTTCCTATTAATGTTTAACTCTTGAGCAATTGCTCGTAAACTTTTACCTTGTATATATAATTCTTTTGCTTTATCATAGTTTATCATTCTTAACCACCTCACTATGATATTACTAAAAATTATATATTATATACCTCACTACCTGTACCCATTTCTCCAACTATGAAACTATGATGATTTAATTTCCAGTTGTTTGCTACAGATTGTATAGTTGCCATTTGTGCTTGATATAATTCAACACCTTTATGATGTATAAAGTCATCTATATTGTTCATATATTTGCTATATTCATCTGTACCAGGTATGAATTTAGGCTTAAATTTATTTTGTATTTTTTCGGCTAACATAGAACCAAAGATAGATAGATAATCATTTAGTCCTCCTATATCAGCCAATAAGATTGATGGGTCGTTATTCCCTTTAATGTTTATCGTTCCACTTTTTAAACCTTCTTGAACGATGTTCTTTAATGACTCTTGATTCCCTACGTATTTAAAGATTTCAACTTCTGGAGTTTCTTCATTTAATATAGTTCTCATTTCTCTTAACAATCTGTTGTTAGTTATATAGTTATATATATAATCAATCCATTCCTCTATTAAAGGTACAGAACTATATTTATATAATTTATCATAAAGTAACTCTTTAAGTCTAGCCGTTTTATTAGGGTCATCTTCTTTTACGTAAAGATATAAACCAAATTCTTCTGCATTAGAATCCATTCTAGTAAAGTCTTTTCTAAATACAGTAGCATGAACTAAATCGCTATCTGCATTTTTATGTGTTTCCATTATATATTGAGAGCCTCTAGGTTTTGTACAATATATAGATTTACATCTAATGTTTATTGTGTCTCTTGATTTAATTAAGGCCTCATTAACTTTATCGACTGCAGTTTTATATCCAACAAAGGACATATAAACTAATTCATTTGTATATATATCATAAGATAGCTGAGTGGCATATAAAGCCCCACCAGCGATATCTCCTACATTCAACGGCATTAATGTACTATATGTGTTAGCGTTGCTCATAAGCATACCACCCTTCTTTTCTTATCCTAATTGTATAAATTCACCATCTGCAGTGAATACATTTATTTTAACTTGGTTATTTATTGTTTCTGTACTTCTTATTTTATTATCTTCTAAGTCTTCTTGTACTGTTGTTGTTACTTTAGTAGTCATACCTTTTATAACATGATGCACTCCATCCATTTCTTCAACAATACCATCCAGACATCCTGAAGTTAATACTAGACCTACTTGACCTATATTAAATGGTAATAATGGTGATTGGTCTTTAACAACAAGAGGTTGTGTTTGATTATCTAAAAAGTTATCAATAAGAGATAAATCCATTGCAGCTTTTATATCTGCTAAATCTAATTTACTACCTCTAAATAATTCAAGAACTAATTCTTCTGTAGGTAAAACATATTTTCCTGCGTCTTCAGTTATTTCTTGTGCAGTATTATAATCAAAACATTTTAAACGTTTATATATAGTCTCATCTGAGACAGTTGTGTTCATTGCCTTTTTAATTCCTGTAATAATAACTCTTTGCATACTGCTTTCATATGCACTATATACTTTAAAAACTTTAACATCTGTTAATACTTTAGATAAATATAAAGCTAAAGCAGGAGCTATTCTTGTAGCTGGTAAAGTCATGACCATTAATCCATTTGGTCTAAGATATTTAATACAGTTTTTAATTTCTATCCTTTCGCATGGTTCTATGACTATGCCCATGTAATCTTTTGCTTCACCATATCCAATTTTAGGGTTAACAAATACTACATCAAAAAAGTTATTAGATATAGTACTTCCTTTTAACGGCCCGTGAATTACCCTAGTCATATTTTCACGAGCCATTCTAATGTTGTTATTAGAATTCCCATAAGTTATATCATTTTCATTTGCAAAATGCTTACCATTAGAGCCATCTCCACAATTAGGGAAGAATACATTTATTTTCGTATTCTCTATTTTATTTCTTAACTCTTTTAATAAGTTTTCTTCTAAATTAAACATATGACTTTCAGAATAATTTAAATCATCACAAGAACTGTTTAAACTATATTCATATAAATCATTTATATCTTCAGTACTTAATGCATCTAATAACGGTACGAATGCTGTTATCATAGATATGTCTGGTGCAGATTCAATTGTATTTCTTAATGTTGTTAGAGTATTGTCATGCATATTTAAAAATGATCTACTACTAGGTCTTGATAATGACATTTGTAAGTCTTTTAAATAAAATCTCATTGTGTCTATTGAATCAAGTAATCTAAGTTTTGCTCTGTCTAAATCGTCAGAAGGTTTTAATTTAGTTATATGATTCTTAAATGCTGTAAATGATTTTATATATTGTTGTGCAGTATAAAGCTTAGCCATTAATTATCCTCCTCTCTATATCCTGGTAATTCATTTTCACTACAGTAATCTGATACTATATCGTATAATTCATCTCCATTCATAAGGTAGTCGCTATCTCCAAGTGCATCAGCTAATCCAGATGCATGTTGTCTTATTAATGCATCTAATTCATCGCCTTCTGCATAATCATATAAGAAATTTTCTAACTGACATCTAGCTTCTTCTTCAAGATAAGCAGAATAGGATGAACCATATCTTTCATAACATATACATTTTTCTTCTAAGAACTTTAAAAGTTTTTCTTTATCATCGTTAACAAGTATGAGTTCTAAAGTCATAGTTTCCATAATTATTCTCCTTTCAAGGAAATTAATTAAGGGCACTACTCCTCAGCGCCCATAAATATTATCCCTTTATTTGTTTTTTTTATAGTTGTTTTTATAACTTTCCCTTTCTTTAATAATTTTTTGCTAGTCTTATAAGTGTCAGCGAATGCTGTTACTTCTATGATTCCGTCTCCTGTATCAAAGCTCATAAACGCCATAGTTCCGTTCTTAGCTTTATGAGTCTTAACTCTTGTAACTAATGCATCCATTTTAATTTCTTTAAATAATCCTATATTATCCAATCCGACCTTGGCAAAATTATTAGCAGGATGATTAGTATATGCCACTTCTAATAAAGCTTCTTCTATTTCATAGCTTGTTAAGTCAGGTTTTATTGTTAAACTATTATGCACTTTAATTTCATCAAGTGCTTCTTCTTTTCTTATAGTACAAAACTCATTATAGATATCTAATGTATTCTCTCCTAACGCACCAGAGAATATTAAAGGTATTAATGCACGTTTTCCACATTTAGTCTTTTGCACTTTTTCGTGTATCTGTGCTATAAGACTTCTATCCGATTCAAATGGTAAACACTTATCAAGTATTTCATTATAAGCTGCTTCACTGAAAGATGTTATTGCACATAATCCTATTCTTATTGCATCACCTTCTATAGTAAACTTCCAAGATGATTTTTGTATATCAGGTGGTAAGAATTTTATCCCAAGTTCACGGGCATCATTAAATATCTCCTCTATTTTTTTGCGTCGTTTCTTAACGTCTCCTCCGTTCAAATAAATATATGATAAAGTAGATGCTATAAATTCTTTTGGATAATAATATTTATAATAAGCTGTCGTATATCCGACCATAGCATAAGCTACAGCATGACTAGAGTTGAATGCATATTTCCCTGAGTCTACTATCATAGTAAATACTTTTTTAAATTGTTCTTCGGACATTGAATTTATAGTTAGTTCTCTTAACTCGTCTTAGGCCTCTTTAAGTTTGTCAAACTTCTTCTTAGAAGAGAACTTCATTATTTGGAATCCACGTTCAATACTTACACCCATATTAACACATACATTCATTAATTGTTCTTGGAATATCATAACGCCGTTAGTGTCTTTCGTAACACTATCATAGTATGGGTGTATTAATTCTATCTCACGTTCTCCTTCTTGTATCTGCATGTATACTTCATCCGAACCAGAAGAGATACAAGGTCCACGTACTAATGCTAAACATGCTGCCAATTCATTAATAGTTTTAGGAGCCAGTCTAGGCATTCTCTTTTTATAAGTATCTGTACCAATTTGGAATAGCCCCGTAGTCTTATTAGAAGAAATTAAATTCCACACGTTTTCATCATCGCACTTATCAAATTCCATATCAAAATAGTCGCCGCTCAATTCTTGACAATAGATTATAATATCAAGAGTGTTTAATCCTAAGAAATCATACTTGATTCCTTTAACTGATTCACATGCTCTTAACTCTAATGCAGTTGCCTGTAATTCTTTTTTATCTTGTCTTATCATAGGCATAGATTCCATTACAGGAGCATTAGTAATTAAAGTTCCCGCTGCATGTATTGAAGTACTAGATTCTAATCCTTCTAGTTTTTGCGCCATTTCAAATAGCTCTGGATAAACATCTCTATAATCACGAAGCTCTTGTACGTGCTCTAATGCTTCTTCAATTGATAAGTCTACTAACTTATCTTCTTCCGAATCATCATCTAAATAATATACTGTAGGTATTAGTTTAGCTATTTTGTCAGCCGTTTCTAAATCTATTTCTAATAACCTACACACATCTCTTATAGCACTCTTAGCTTTACGCATAGTAAAAGTACTAACTGCCGCACAATGGTCTATTCCGTACTTATCTATAACATATTTAAACATTTTCTCTCTGTATTGAGACGGACAATCCATATCTATATCTGGTACAGTTCCTTTACGATATCTAGAAGTGAAACGTTCAAATAATAAATTATATTTAATTGGGTCAATCGTTACTAATTGTAATAAATATGCTACTACACTTCCGCTCACTGAACCACGTCCTGGTCCCATTAGAATACCTTCTTCGCGTGCGTATCTATATATGTCCCACATGATTAACATATAAGATGTAAAGCCGACTTCTTCAAGAGTTTCGAGTTCATAATATAATCTATCTATATATACATTAGGGTCGTCCAGCATAAAATAGATTTCATCTAAACGTTTGAAACATAAGTGTTCTATATATTGTGCAGGAGTATAACCATCAGGACAATCAAATACTGGTAGATTTAAATCCTTAACTTCTACTGTAACGTTACACTCTTCACTTATCTTAACAGTGTTTGCTAAAGCTGTTTCTACTATCTTTGAATCATACATATTCATCTTATCTTTTAATTCATCATAAGACATAAGATAGTAGCAAGTATCTGCATAGATTAATTCATCAGGATTTTCTGATAAAGTCATATGTCTACCTAAGCGCACATGGTAGTCATGTATTTTATATTCGTCACTATTTAAATAATGAATGTCATTAGTTATAACAAGAGGAATGTTATGCTTATTAGAAAGTTCGATTAGTTTGTTATTAACAGTAACTTGTTCAGCAAAGTTTCCTGGTTGTAATTCAAAATATAAATCAGTTCCGAACACTTCAATTAATTCTTTTATATGAGAGTCAACTAACTCTTCATCTCCGCTCAATATATATTTAGGAAGCATGCCTCCGACACACGCTGTTAAACATATTAATCCTTCATTATGCTCTCTTATATAGTTTAAATCTATTCTAGGCTTCTTATAGAATCCTTCTAATGATGCTACAGAAACAATGTTTATTAAGTTTTTTAATCCTGCATTATCTTTTGCTAGTAAAACCATGTGATATGTTTTAGAATCTTTTGTTTTTTCATTCATATCTTCGGTTATATATACTTCACAACCGATGATAGGTTTTATTTTATTGTCCATACATGCAAAATAAAAGTCATACATATCGGCTAATGATCCATGACCAGTGTTTGCTAATGCATTTAAGTTTAATGACTTAGCTTTTTCTATATAGTCATTAAGTTTTAATATGCTATCTCCTATGCTGTTTCTTGATGTATGGACGTGTAAAGGTACATAATACATTAGAAATCACCGTCCTTAAAAATAAAAGGAGCGATTACTCGCTCCATATTGCTATAAATATATAATTCTTTGATTTGATGAACCTCTAAAAGGTAATGTCGTATCTCTCAATTCTTGTAAATATAATCCGTCAACCAAAACATCACATAAATCTAATACAGCTTTTCTAGATGGGTTTTGTATTAATTCTTCATAAGTGAAACCAGAATAAATCCATATGTTATGAGTTGGACAATGCTCTTTGTACAATTTAATAAAAGATATTATATCTTCTTCTAAATACATAGGGTCTCCGCCACTTAATGTTATTCCATCTAATAAAGGATCTTTTTTACATTGTTCAATAAAATTCATTTGCTCTTCTAAAGTAAATTCTTTTCCATAATTAAAATCCCATGATTCTGGATTATGGCAGCCTGGACACTTATGTTTACATCCACTAACAAAGATAACATTTCTTATACCTTCTCCATCAACAACGGATTCATAAATGATTCCACTTATATTCACAATATCACTCCTTCTTAAACTTACTATGTTTTACTCTGTCTTTAACTTCTGCTTGTTTTCCTTTATTAAAGTTTCTATAGTCTGCTGTTAAATAACCTGTAACTCTTCTTAATTTTTCTATATTTTCTGAACCACATTTTGGACAAGCACATTCTATTTCTGAAGAATATCCACATTCTTGACAAGTATCTATAGGGAAATTTAATGCAAAATAAGCTATATCATTATCCATTGCATAATTTATAATTTTTTCTACAGCAGTTAAATTATTCATTACTGAAGATTCTAACTCTACGTACATTATACAGCCACCTGTTGCTAATTCTTGGAATGGACGTTCTTTTTGTATTTTTTCAAATATAGAAATTTCTTGATATACAGGTATATGATGTGAATTAGTTATATATTCTCTATCTGTAACTCCTTCAATAAATCCATATTTATCATATAATTTATTTCTAAATGTCATAGCTGTGGATTCAGCAGGAGTAGCATAACAACTAAAATTCAGGTCATTTCTATCAGAAGCTTCTTTTGTATAATTATAAATAGTTTGAACTACTTTTAATGCAAAATCATAAGCTTTATCACTTTCACCATGAGTTGCATTAAATAATACTTTACACATTTCAGCCACTCCACAATATCCAATAGCAAGAGTATTATGCTTCATACTTTCTTCAACTGTTTCTGTTTCTTCTAATTTTCTACCAATAGTATTTTTCATTAATCCATTTTGATGTAAGAAGAAACCTGATTTGGCTTTTTGTGATGCAATCCATGCATATCTATCTAATAAACCTTTCTCTGCTAATTCAAGAACTCTGTGTAATTCGTTCCAGAAACCTTTTATATCATTTTGATATCTTATTGCAATATCTACTAAATTTATAGTAGTTGGTGCTATGTTTCCTCTTCCACCTTTAGCATAACCTAATCCATGTCTATCATATCCTAATAAAGTACGACATCCCATAGTACTAAATTCTTCATCAGGAGTTTGAGCATCATTCATATAATAAGCATCAAGGTTTGCAAAATTAGGGTAAATACGTTTACTTAATGATTGTATAGCTAATTGTTTTAAATCATAATTTGGATCTCCTGGATTTGCATTTACACCTTTTTTATGTTTAAATATAGATATAGGGAATATTGAAGTTCTATTAAATTTACCTATACCATTTATACTGGCTTGAAGTAAACATTTAGAAACCAATCTACCTTCTGGAGATATATCTGTTCCAAAGTTTATACTAGTAAATGGCACTTGGCTTCCAGCGCGTGATTCAAGAGTGTTTAGATTGTGATATAAAGATTCTGCGGCTTGTAAAGTTTTATTTTCTGTTCTTCTTTTAGCTATTCTATATTGTTTAGGATATGATTCTTGTAATTCTTTGTTCTCTAAGAAACATATATCTTTTAATCTCTGAATCATATCTTCTGCTTCATCTTTATCTAAATCATATTCATCTATTAAAGCTTCTCTAAATTCTTTTCTAAAAGTAATAGCAACATAAGGAGCGGCGTCATAATCTATTTTATTAGAACCAACGCCGCCAAATTGAACTTGGCTTTCACATTGAAAAACGACTGCAACTAATTGGAAGAATGTCATTATATCATTAGGCTTTCTTACATCTCCATTTCGGGTTTTAAATCCTCCATTTTTTTCAAATAAATCATAAAAGTCTATATTCAAACAGTTATGCATTCCATTAGCATAATTATCAAGGTCATGTATATATAATAATCCATCTCTATGAGCTTGAGCAACTTCTGGAGCTATTAAATGAGTTAACGCATATTCTTTTAAGAAATGAGAAGTTATTTTAGAATTTTTACCACTAAAAGAACCTTCATCTACATTCGCATTGGCATTCTCAATACCTTTTGCATTTAATATATCATCCATTTGTTTTTGAGAATCAACATATAATCTAGCTTGTTGTTCTCTAACTCTTCTTCTTCTGTCTCTATAAAGAATAAATTCTTTAGCAACTTCAGGTAAATTTTCTTTTATTAAACAATTTTCAATTATATCTTGAATTTCTTCTATAGGTATGATATCATCATTTTCAAACTCTTCAATGATGTTATTAGCGATTATATTTAATAATGTTTCATCATAACAATCAACAGATTTCATCGCTTGTTCTATTGCATTTTTAATTTTTAATGGGTTAAATTCTTCAATGTTGCCATTGCGTTTTATAACATTCAATAAATTCATCTCCTTTATTTTTAGTGTGAATAAATATATACCCATTTATTGATTGTTTATTTATAATTTTTAATTTATTTTAATAAGTCTTCAATGTTGTCTACCTCAATAAAAATAGGTTCTGGTCGTATTTCTATTTCTCCATATTTATTCAACTGACACGATACGCATTCAAATTCTTTTGTATAATCATATTCATATTCTTTACAGTCAACATTTCCAATTTCTTCATCAATTATCAAGTTAATTTGTTTTCTTGTGCAATAACAGTTATCATTAGAAGGTGAAACACAACAAGCAGAGTTGTATTTGCACCCTGTCATGCAACATTTTACTTTCGTAGTCTGATTCATCATCTCTCTCCTTTATTATTTCTTTTTTTTAAAGGTATAGCTAAGGCCTTTCCCTAACTTTATAGTTTTCCTACCGTTACTATTAACAGTAAGTCTACCTAGATTAGCTGAAAAGCTAACACCTTTTTTACTTATGTTAGCTTTTAAATGTTTTCCTAACTTAATTGTTTTTCTAAAATTTAATCCCATTATTTTTCTCCTGTAGAACCAAAGCCACCTTCGCCTCTATCTGTTTCATTAACTTCAACAACTTCTTCGAAGTCGCATTGGTATATTTTTTCTAACACGCCTTGAGCCAATTTAGTTCCTGCTGGTATCATAACATGTTTGTTAGTTTCATTCTTAACCATGATACCTATTTCTCCTCGGTAATTACAATCAATAGTTCCTATATAAACAGTTATGTCTGATCGTTCTGTAGACCAATCAAATATTACATCATCGTCATCGCAAAGATAAGCTATATTATTCCTTACTTTGCAAAGAACGCCTTTAACAGTGTTCCCAGATTTATTTCTTATTTGAACTCCCCAACCTTCTGGTAACTCCATTATCAATCCTGTTTTAGCTATTCCTTTTTTATGAGGTTCAAGATACAAATCTTCAGTAGTGAACAAATCAAATCCGCTATCAGATGGATGCGCGTATTTTGGAACAACTGCTTGTTCATTTATTTTTTTTATTTTTACTTTCATATTCTAGCTCCTTATCAATAAATCTTTTATACACGTATATTTCTATGATTAATAATAGAATAGATAATAGTCCACAAAACCCCAGTATAAAGGGGAGTCCCTCCATTGAATCAATCCTTTCTAATTGCTTTTCATATAGTTATTTTTTTTATTAGTAACGCATCTATTAATTCTTTAGACCAATTCGTTGTTTTAGAATAGTTATTTACAAGAGTATCTAAATCATACCATCTATAAATACATGTTTTAGAGTCAGCTATTTTAATTTTAGAACTATCACAGTTTACAGAATAAATAGTTCCTAATATAGTTTTTGTTGATTCATTAGCTAAATCTCTTATATGTCCAATGTATGTGTATGATTGTTGGTCAATACCTATTTGATTAGAAATAATATTCATTTGATTTAATAAAGCATTATAGTTGCCACTTTCTTTTTTTATTAGAGATGTTATACCTAACTCAATACAAGGTCTTTTAGTTTTATCTGTTAGTTCTTTTACAAGATATTTTCCTTCTTCATTTTTAAACAACATTACAACAGCTACTTTGACTAAACAAATGTTATTATCAATTTTATTTCTTGGTTCATATATCCCTATAGAATCAAACAATCCAAAGCTTCCTTTTGTTGTTAGGGAAAGAATGGTCCCAGATAAACCATTATTTATGTGTGACACATGGTTTACTGGGACCACTAATATTTGTTCTTTATTCTTCATCTAATATATTTTTTAATTTTTTAGATATTTTAAATTTAACAACTCTTTTGGCAGGGATATTAATTACTTTGTTAGGGTCTCTTGGGTCTCTAGCAGTTCTTTCTCCTTGCTCTTTTATTTCAAAGTTTCCAAATCCAACTAATTTAACTTCTTCTCCTTCTTTTAAAGCTTCTTTAACTACTTCCATAAACTCATTAATAACTTCTTCTGTTTGTTTCTTAGATACTCCTGTGTTTCCTGCTATTTTTTCTATTAAATCTGATTTCTTCATAGAAATATTCTCCTCTTAATTATTTTTTATTTAATTTTCCTTGTTCTAATAAGACAAGGGCATTTTTAAAACAATCTTTACAAGTACCAGATCCTGGACAATCCAAACAATCTTTTATATTATTACAATTAGTTTCTGATAATTCAAAGTAATTTTTAACACACTCTATTTTTTTAAACTCATTATCTATATTGTTTTTTAATATAATTCTATCTTTAGTTATTAAAGTTATTGTATAGTCGTTTGCATTTCCTGTATCTAGTAAAACTTTAAGGTCTTCAAAACTAAAACCTTCAATAGTATTATTATTTTTTATTATTTCAAATAAGTCTATCATATGATTACCGCTCCCTTTACTTTTTTTAATTACTTCAATAATTCAATTAGACGATTAATACCTTTGTCTAATTCGTCTGATACACCAAACTCTGGTTCATAATATATCAGATTAGTTTGAGTGTTATCTATAATAACTGTAAATTGATTTTTAGTTTTTAATGCATCAAAGCTATCAATCATTTCTTCAGTTAATGAATCCATAAAATCAACACCTATAAAGATAAGTGTATGAGTATTTAATGCAGGTTTTCCATTCTCTTCTGTAAAGACAGCGTCTTTTACACTATCATAAACAGGAGTTGTATATTTTTCTCCAAAGAATAGAACTGTAGGTTTTATATTTCCGCCACATTCACATTTAAAAACTTTATCTTGATTCTCAAGTTGTTCTTTCATCTCATAAGGATTAAACTGTTTATGACACTTAACACATTCAAGCACGTCTGTTCTACCATTAGGACTAATCACATCGTCTACACTATTAATTAGATTAATGTCAATTACTTTTGAATGAAGATTTAGTTCCAGTAATTTATTAATACTCTTAACTATATCGTTAGAATATTCTTCTGGCATAGACATAATACATTTAGAATAAAACTTCCAGAACTTATCTGGTTCTTTTATCATAGTTTTTCTGTTATAAATCTCTTTTGTTTTTTCATCTACTCTAAACATTTCATCTGTTATTATTTTAGAACCAAGTACTATAACAGCATCTTTATGTTGTTTTAAATGTTTGATTAAAGAATCAATTGGTAATCTCTCTTTACTCATCTTCACCCTCCGAAGTTAAAATATCTAGCATACTTACGGTTTTTTCTTTTAGGTTATCTAAATCATTTAAGTCAACTATTATTCTTTCTTCTTCCTCAATTGGTTTATCATCATGCAATAATACAACATTATCTTCTGTATATTTAATAGGTTGTCTATACGTAGGTTGTACAGGTTTAGAAGATGTTTCTTGTGCGATATTATTAGAAGAAAAACCGCAAGAAATAATCTGTGCGACTATTTCTCTAGGTAAATCATTTATAATGTCAATGTATTTACATACACTTTTTTTACTACAGCTATTGCAAATCAATAAATCACCTCCTATATAGTATGTTTCATTATTGACAGCAAATATGTTTCTATAAAATCTCTATCTTCTTCATCGAAATCAATAGCTTTTAAGATATTAGTAAACTTATAATTAAGTTCAAATAATTCTTTGTTATAATCTTTTATAATGTTTTTAGCTTGATAATATGCATATGACATTGCATTATCCATTATATATTTTAATAAATCTTCTTTAAGTTGTAATGCTAAGTCTGCCAAATCTTTATCTTCAGGAAGAGGCAACATTTTTGCTCTTATACCTGCAGCTTTTAATTGTGGCATAACTTTTTTTAAAGTTTTAAGACCTTTTTCATCACAGTCATATGCTACTATTAACTCTTTATCATACTTAGCTAATAAATTAATTTGATACTCGCTAAGTGTAGTTCCTAAAGCGCATATCGTGTTTTTAACTCCGTATTGTTGAGGAAGTATAACATCGAATACGCCTTCTGTAAGTATAATATAGTCAGCAGATTTATCAATATGATTTAATCCATAAATATATTTTGATTTTTCAAAAACCTCAGAATTACTTGAGTGAATGTATTTTTGTTTTACTCCTTTTGTTTTCGCGTCTATAAGACGTTTATTAAAACCTACAACATTGTTATAAGAATCTAATAAAGGGAAGACGATACGTTTATCATATGAATCATAACCTATATACCATTTATCAAGAGTATCATTTTCTAATTCTCTTCCATATACATAATCATAAGCTTCGTCTGTCATACCATTGTAATATTTCATACATAGTTTATAATTTCGCATCAACAACTGCTGATTTTTTTCTTCTGGTAATGGCATATTGATTCTTTGAGCTAATTCTTTAACATAATATGCCCAGTTTTGCTTTCCATTATCAAGCCATTGAAGTAAAGCTATACAATCGGAGCCATAGTTACCTTCCTGTGAATTCTTTTTATCAGAATGGCAACCATAGCAACACCAAGTATTTTTGTTCAAATCAATATAAAACGAAGCATCGGAATCATTATGGTCAGGATGAGGACATCTCCCCATATATCTATTGACACCTGCTTTTTTTAGTACTATATCAGTACGTTCTTCTATTAATTCTTTTAAATTTGTTTCTTCTTTCAGTTTATCTAGCCATTCTTTATCGAAATACACTTTAAGGTAACGCTCCTTTCTAATTACTTAACTTCAAATTTATCATCTTTATGAGTAACTGTAACACCAGGAACTTTTTGTCCTGATAAATATAATTCTCCATTTGTAACTTTGCATTGTTTCTTTAACTCTGCTTTGTTTAATGTTTCTTTTACAGTTGTCTTAATAAATTCAGGTGCCATATCTTTTGCCCAATTTATAATTTCTTCATCATCATAATCATATTGAGGTTGTTGTTTCTTAATGGCAATTATTCCATAAGGTAATTTAATTGACTTTTTACTTGAGCCTTCTAATTCTCTTACTGCGAAGTCTTCTAATGCTCCATCATAATATCTTTTTCTTTTGTTAATGGATTCAATTTGTTCTGCTTGAAATTTATCTAATAAATCTGCATATCTTTTCTTCTCAGCAGCAACAAGTTCTTGTATAGCTTCTATTTCTTCTTGACATTGCTTAGATAGTTTTACAAAATAATTTGCTTGTTCTCTATCGTTAATAAGATGTTCTGCATTGTCATCTATATTCAATGAAGTCTTTTCGTGTTCACTTAAAAACTCTTCCAACTCATTAATAAAATCATTATATTCCATTAATCATTCTCCTTTAAAGATTGTATTATATCGGCGTCATAGTTCTTCTTCTTAGTGATTATCTTTTCTGCTATCTTATCATAGCTATCGTCCAGTATAAGTTGTTTAACATTTGATATACGACTTATAGAATCAGCTCTTTTTATTCTACCGTGTCTTTGTATTTGATTAGCATATGAATCAGCTAAATCATATTCTATTAAGTTTTTACATTTAGATAAACTTATACCCGCCTGTCCTGCATTAGTCATTATTAGAATTTTATATGAGTCAGTGTCTTGGAATAAAGTATATGCTTGTTCATATCTTTCTTCTGCGTTCATAGAACCATTTATATAAGCTATATCAACTCCTTTAAACTCTTGTTTTAATTCATTCATTAATAATTGTTGCATTCTTTCATAGCGTGTAAATATACAAACAGTTTCATCTGCTTCTATAATGTCATTAACTAAGTCAATTAATGTATCTAACTTAGGATTCTTTAATCCTTCAACATCATATTGATTAGACATAGTAGACTCTGACATTTTTAATAGTCGTGGGTCATCTGCAAGTTCTTGCGCAAATGTTTGATAAGCTAATACTTTAGCTGATGCTTGTCTATATTCTGCATTGATATCTAATAGTTTAGGGTCTTTTATTCTAGCTTCTATAGCATCTACTGTATCTTGAGCCTTCTTTAAATCGGCCATTATCTCTTCGTTAATCTTAGCAGTCTTTTTATCCATAGGTATATATATAGGAGTTACTATTAACTCAGGTAATTGATCTGATATTTCTTCTTCTGTTTTAATAAACATATAAGGTGATATTTGACTCTTTAAATGGTCTACATTCTTAGCTCCAGCTACTCTACCATGTCCTTTATATACAATATAATTAGATGCAAACTTGCCATGTTTTTGAAATAAGTCTTGGTCTATGAAATTAAATATACCAAATATATCTTCAGGGTTTTTCGTAATAGGCGTCGCTGTAAACCCATATCTATAAGGCAGTTTGTTAAACGCATACAATGCTTTGCTTCTTACTGCTTTATGTGATTTAACATATTGTATTTCATCAGCAGCGATAAACTCACAGCCTGCAGCGAATAATTTATCGGCAACGCTTTTATTCTTTAGTACTTCATAATTGCATATAAACAAATCACAATCTTCAAACTGGGCGTCAAACTTTTTACCCATTTTACTAGGAGAATCAATTGCTTTAGCTGTATAATTTGAGAACTTAGATACTTCTTTAGTCCATTGGTACTTAAGTGATGCAGGAACGACTATAATACCAGGCATATTTATTTTATTAGAAAGTCTTAATTCATTATATAAAGCTATCATAATCATAGTCTTACCTGAACCAGTAGGAGAAACTACTAAACTATTGTCATGATTCATAGCGAAGTAAACTATTTCTTTTTGATACATATAAGGGTCATACTTTAAACCTTGTCCTATTGATTCATAAGGTTCAACTATTCGTTGTGCATTAAACTTATCTTCTAATAATCGTCCTATATCTTTATTAATTATCCATCTATTGTCGTCTATCCTTTTTATTTCATCACAATAATAAGCAAGCTCGCGCAATAAGATAAATCTATCACGCAGCTCACCTGTAAAATCTAAAAAGTAATTGTTGTTATCTTTGTTTCTTAGTTCAATCATAGTTATTCCTCAGTATTTAATAAGCTTATTATGCAACCTGTTACTCCTATCCCTGTTAAAGATAATCCAATTGGTTGAACTTCACCTAACACGAATCCAAATCCTATTACAAACATGGCAACACTTGCCCAGAATGCATAATCAAAAAATTTTTCTTCTTCATAATAAATTCTCCTTTATTCTGAAATATAGAATACAATTAATCTGCCATTGTTAATACTGTAGTCGCATGTAACTAATCCTATTATATGATCATCATGTCTTATTTCTGTATTATTAATATATTCACATCTATTTTGTAAAGATGCTTTTAATGAACCTGTATCTATAGTATCTAATTGGTTATAAAAAGAATCGTTACCGTTATATATAGCAAAACCTAAAGGTTTGTATTTCTTATCTTCTTCTTTAGTACTTATCGTTAGCTCAGAAGAATTGAATCTATCTATATCTTTAGGGAAATAGTGTAGATTATTAAACATAGTTCCATCTCTCATAGAATGTCCATATATAACAGTTAAATTTCCATTATAAATTTCATCTGAAGAATCATAATAGATTGCACCAGCAATACTTGATTCTCCTTCATGGTTATGTGTTAAATAATATTGATTGTCTGTAGCTATAACTAAAGGATAATCTATTGCCGTATTAGAAAGATTGATCCAATCGTATTCTTTATCATATAGATAGTTTTGAATATCAGTTTTCTCTTTTTCTCTAATAAGAGCAGCGTGTTCTCTTTGATTAGATATATAATGATATTGTTTCTTTCCTACTTCCCAACAGCTTATAGATAAAACTGCAGTCAATGCAAAACTCAAAATCTTCCTTGCTTTTTTGTTCATACAACCTCCTTTCTATAAAACAAGCAGGGAAAATCCCTGCTTATAATTAATTATTCTTCATCATCTTTTTTACTTAATGTATAAACTCCTATAGCTGAAGCTATTGCTGTACCTACAACTATTAAAGAACTAGCGTCTCCTGTTTCTGGATCATCTATATCTTCTTCTGGTGGTGTTACTGGTGGAACTATTGGTTCATTGCCTTTTGTAAGATTTTCAAATTTTACTTCAACTTTGACTAATTTTCCTAAAGGACCAGAGAATCCTTGTCCTCCTCCTAAAACTTTACCAAAAACGAATTCTCCGTCTTTCCCTAATGTGTTGCAATGATATAATTCTTCAAAATAATTTGTATGTTCTATAGAACCATTTTCATAATATGATTTTACTCCTAGTATTTTTATACTTTCTTCTTTCCATTTTACAACTATATCATATTCGCCATTTTCTTTTTCTGTCATTTCAACTACTATAAGACCGCCTTGAAGTTCTACAACTCTTTTACCATCTTCAAATTTTGGATAAGATATTGTAGATGTTGATACTGTAGGTAGTTCTGATTCATTTGCAAATACATTTCCACTCATTCCAACTACTAATAATCCAGCAACTAATAAACTTTTTATTTTTTTATTCATATAAATCTCTCCTTTATAATTATAATTTTTATTATATTTCTTTTACAAGTTCTACTGTGCCATGATATTGATTAGCTAATGTCAATGAGCCTACATCGTCTTTAAATAAATGATTAAGAGACACATCTATGTCATATTCATATAATCCTTCTTTTATATAACTCAATTCATTAAAATGAATAGATGCTTCTTCTTTATTTAGATGGTCTACGACTGCATGATAGTCTATGATTTGTTTTCCTAAATCGTCTAACGAATTTGCATGACAAAATATAGAATGTTCATTATGAATTACGTCCTTATACTTAACTTTATAAATCATATAATATTCCTCCCTTATTAATTTTTATAAACATATTTTGGATTGATTTCATTTAGAAATCTTGATGGTTTTGCATAATTATCCTTGCCTTGTATCTTTATCATAGAAGGATAAGTCATAAATAAATAGTCTTTGGCTCTAGTCATAGCTACATACATGCATCTTCTTTCTTCTTCCATTTGTAATGGATCTTCACAAGCTTTATAATGAGGAGAGATTCCTTCTGCACAACCTGCTACTATAACTGCTTTATATTCTAATCCTTTTGATTTGTGCATAGTCATAAGTTGAACTTTATCAGAATTGTCTTCAGTATCTTCTCTGTATAATGATGCTTGTACTAATAAGTCTTCTAAATCATTGTATTCAGACGCAACATTTACAAGCTCTTGTAAGTTTTCTATTTTAGGTTGTAAATCTTTTTCATCTTTTGTCTCTTGTAAATAACCTACATAATCTAATTCTACTATAAGCCAATTTATTAATTTGCTAGGAGATAATTCAGATACTTTTTGTTCTAATTTATCAAGGAATTCAGCAAAATCTTTTACTCCTTGTTTAGCTTTGCCTCTTAATTTCTTTTGTAAATCAGGATGAACTAATGCTGCTCTAGGAGTCATTTCATTTATTGCATGTGTTCTAACGAATTCTTCTATGGCTCTTAAACTAGCATCCCCTATACCTCTTTTAGGTCTATTTATACTTCTAGTAAAAGCTAACATATCTTTTTCATTTAGTATAACTCTTATATAAGCTAAAATATCTTGTACCTCTTCTCTACAGAAGAAAGGTATAGAACCTATTAAAGTATAAGGTATTTTTTCTTTCATTAAAGCTTCTTCTATATTTCTACTTAGATATGTCATTCTATATAATACTGCTATTTCGTTATAAGGTATTTTATATTTATTGTGGCACATTTTTATATAAGTTACGATATTACGTGCCTCATGCTCTTGGTTCTTACACTTAGTTTGTATTATTGGAGCGCCTTTAACTTCTCTAGCTGCATGTAATTCTTTCTTTAATTGCTTTTTATTTTTATCAACTAAAGATTTCGCTCCATAAACTATAGTGTCTGTACTTCTATAATTATTCTTTAAGTTTATAAATTTAAGTCCTGGATATCTTGATTCAAGATTTAATATAACATCTATGTTAGCACCTCTGAAATTATATATGCCTTGTAGGTCATCTCCTACTAAGAACACATTTTGTTCTTCTCCAGCTAATAATTCCATAAGTCTAGCATCTGTATCAGAACTATCTTGAACTTCATCTCCAGATATATATTTCCATTTGTTATTTAATGCCTTTTTAACATCTGCATAGTTTTCTAATAAGATAACAGTATTTAATAATAGGTCATCAAAGTCCATTGATTGATTATCAAATATAGTTTTTTGATATACGTCATATGCATTTGCTAAAGATAACTCATTGCTCTTAGCATTTGCTAATGCTTTAGCAGGAGTTATTAGTCTTGATTTACAATCAGATATATAGGCTTTTAAGTCACTATTATCAAGACCATATTGTTTAGCTGCTTTTTTTATAACCTTATCAGTATCATCTTCACTTAATATAGTGAAAGTTTTAGTGTATCCTAATTTATGACCATATATTCTTAATATTCTATTGCATACACTATGAAAAGTTCCTACAGTTATTTGCTTTCCTTCTTCTCCTACTACTTTTACTATACGTTCTTTTATTTCCGTAGCAGCTTTATTAGTAAATGTAGTTAAAAGAATAGAAGCAGGGTCTATGCCCTGCATTATCATATATTGTGCTCTCTTAGTAAGAGTTGCTGTCTTCCCTGCACCAGGTCCTGCATTAACTAACACAGGTCCATAGATAGATCTAACAGCTTCAGCTTGTTCTGGATTTAATCCATCAAATATATTTATTGCTTGCTCCATTAGCCCTGCTCCTTTCTAATTTAATTTTTATTTAACATATCTATATAAGCACACAAGAAACTAAACTTATAACTGCTTAAACTCTTTCCATTGATTTGTCTTATCCCATATTGTTCTCTTAAAATTTTTTTAACTCTGTTTTTCATATTTTTCTCCTTTTTAAAAATTTTTTTATTTTTTTTAAAATTTCTCTTCAAAATTTTTTTAAAAAAGCCTCTATATAGGGTAATATAATTATTTGTTCTTTTTACAATAATTCAACATCTACATATCCGTCGCAAGATCCACAAAAAACTCCGTCTGAATCATCATAATTAAAAGCAAAACAATTCAGTCTTTCACAGTATTCAAAATTATTGTATGTTTTAGTGTAAACGCCAACTTCTCTTAAATCTGCTCCACAATTAGGACAAGTATGCTCCATGATGGCCTCCTATTTATTTCCATTTATTATAGTATCAAAGTTATCGCCATTTCCATTATAATACTCAGGTTTTTCTTTTTTCTCTTTTTCTGCTCCACCGCATATTGATATTATTTCTAATGTCTTCTTATCACAAGCAACTCCTTCAAATCCTTCTTTACAATCTATTTCATAGTTTCCATCTTCATTTATTATTATTTCTACTCTTTTCATAATATATCTCCTTTATATATTTATTTTATATTAGAAAAATAAGACACCTGCTTAAACAGATGTCTTATGTATTATTCTTCAACAGGTGGCTCTTCATCATCGCCTTCATCTATTTCTATCTGAATATTTCTTTTAGCTTCTTCTATTTTTTGTCTAACTTTTATTGCCATTAATTCAAATATATTTTGAGGGCGCGGTTGTTGTGGTGTTTGCTCTTCATCATCTAATTCTAAAGTCATAACAGGTTGTTCTAATTCTATTTCGTGTGCTCTCATCACTATTTTTTCCATCATTTCATCTTTTTTATAAACGCATGATACTACATGCTTCCAATGTACATCCATTGAATCTTCATCATTAAGTTCTACGTCTAAATCTCCCTCAAGTACTATTGAATCTGCTTTTTCTTCTAGTTCTTCCATGGTTTCTACTCCATAAAGTTCTAATAAAAATTCTCTTTTAGTCATTAAATAGCCTCCTTAATATTTTATAGTTCTCTGACGTTCTTTAATTCATATTTAATCTGCATTTCTCCTTCGTAATCAACAAACTCAAGAATGTTATTATTTTGAATTAATACACCATATTCATCTAAATCGAAATTGCTGAAATTATTAGAATCATATTTTTCAATTAATTGACTCATAAGAACGTCTTTTTCTTGCATAAGAAACTTCTTAGCTTCTTTTTCAAGTTTAAATAGTTTTATTTCTGTTTCAATTTCTGTATCTTTAAAAATGTTTGTTCTTGTTTCTACTCCTTTGATGACTGTTTTAATTACAACGTACTTATTATTACATATAATCCATTCCATATAATTACCCTCCTATAATATTAAAATAAATAAAAAGTGGGAAAGACATTCCCACTTAATATACTAAGCTTGAACTAATACTAGTTTTACTTTTCCATTTTGTTCAACTTGTCTTTCTACATTCCAGTTATTTAATTGCATTTTATGTTTTATATGTCTAACTTGATAAGCTTGAGCTATCTTATTCATTAATGTTTCTTGTCCTTTATCTCCTATTCCATGTCCAAATCCACCGCCGAAAGTATCTCCAACTAACTCTATTCCTCTTTTAGCTGTCCATCTTATTCCCATAGCAGTTACTCTTCCTTGGCTATTAACTATAGCTGCATCACAAGTATCTGTTCCCCAAGAGTTTCTTATATTTTTAACTGATTTATCTAAGCTTAATCCTAAATCTTTTAAAGCAGCTTCTAATATTTTTTCATTAACGTTTGTTCCTAATACATTTGATTCTATTTTTTTCCATACTGACATAATTATCTCCTTTTCTTGCCCATTTAAGGGCACCTCGTTCGACCTAGTGGTGAGGCAACCACTTTATTTTTTTAATATATTATAAATTTTATTTTAAACTAATCTATTACTCTTAATTATATTTATTCATTAGTCCATTAACATATTCTTTTCTTTGAACTTTTAATCTCATTTCTAATAGTTCTCTAGGTTCATTTGATGTCATTTGAAGCATTTCTATGATTTCATCATATTTTCCTAAAAGTATATTTGGTACAACTTCTTCATAAACAACTTTAAGTCCTTCAATTGCTTCATTATCGCCAAATGGCTCTAACAATTCTGATAGTTTAGTAAATAACTCATTTATCTCTTTAACATCGTTTAAGCCTTGCTGTATTGCATTTTTCATATGTTCTTTATCAGAAGAGTCTTTAGTGGCTTTCGTGTCAACTACTAAATCGTTGTCATCATCTATCATAATACTCATAATATATACCTCTCTTTCTTTAATAAAATATATAAATTATTGGTAATTATTTAAATATTCTTTTAATACATCTCTAAGCATATCATCCATACGCTCATGTATCTGTTGTATTATCCATTCATCATTAGAGGTCATATTAACAACTTGGTTTTTAAATTCATCAAAATGTTTATAAAACTTTTCTGAAGTCAATCTTTTATCATTAAAGCCTTCTATAATATAATTAACACTATCTTCATCACTAAAAATCCATTCAAACTCTTCATTTATAAATCTTGCGAATGAGTCATCCATAATTATTCCTCCTTTATATACTTTTCTAAATATCTTTCCATATGACCTTCACAACAGAATAATTCAAAACCTTCTTCTATTTCTAATTCACAATATTTTACTGTACCATCATATGAATCAATTACATTATCGCAAAAAGCACAATAAGGCAGTTCTCTAGTAATTACCCTGCTATTCATTTCTATATATTCTCGTACTTCATTAAAATCTTTAAATTTCATAATTATTTCTCCTTTTATAATAAGTCATCAACATTTATTTCTTCTAATTGTGCTGTTGATTTTTTGCCTATTGCAGGTTTCTTTTTAGGTGCAACTTTATTAGAATATATAGCTCTTCCTTTAACCCATTTTTCTAATTTATCTATTGTTTCTCTAGAAGATATTGCTACAGGTATAACATCATTTTTAGCAGACATTAAATCCTCTATAGTTATTTCATATTTAGTTGAACCAGATTTTTTCATTCTAACGAATGCTTTTCTTATGGCAGATATAACAACTTGTTCTATTTCTGCTCCAGTATACTTATTAGTTTCTTTTGCTATTTGTAATAATACGCTATCAGGTAGCTTATGTCCTCTTTTATTTAAGTGAACATTAAATATTGCTTTTCTTTCTTCTGCATCGCCTAAATTGAAATATATTATACCGTCTAGTCTTCCTGCTCTTGTTAATTCTGGTGGTAAGTCTTCTACGTTATTAGAAGTCATAACAGTATATATACCTCTATCGTTTTCTGCAAGTAAGTTTAGTATCTTACCAAATACCCTTGCAAGAGTACCACTATCTGAAGCATTTGAGCTCTTATACGAATTGTTATCGTATGGTTTTTTATCCATACTTCTGTACCATTACAGTACAGTCCAGCATATCTTTTCACGGATTTAATACCACACCGTGGGGCAGCCTCGTGGACACATTATATTCTACATAGTAGTTTCAGTGTCTATGCGTTGCGGCTGACTAAGCTTTTAAACTTAGCCTTCACCTCTGATTACGGACATAACCCGCTTTCCAGATTTTTTCTGCCCTAATAATTCTAAGACTTCTGTGGCTTTGTCTTAGAACGGCTAATAAATCGTCCTTTTTCATCTCTTGAAATATATGGATGTTCAAGAGCATGACAGTCAGTGCATAAAGTAATTCCATTAGTTCTATCCAAAAACTCCTCTGAATTTATTATGGTATTAATATCGAAATTATATTTTTCACATATATCATACAATTGATTTATATGATGTACATGTAAAGAATCTTTTGAATTACATTTTGCACATTTATAATGGTCTCTAGCCATTATATCTGCACGCCATTTGTCATATTCTTCACAAGTACGAAGATAATGTGATATCTCTGTATATGTTTCTTTTTTATTGATTCTATAAGCATCATAACATTCTTGATTACAAAAATGAATTTTTGCTCTATCATATGCATATTTATTTTTTTCGATTTCTTTTCCACAATAAGCACATGTAGTTATTATTGCTCCTTGCTCTTTTACATGAGCAATTCTACATTCTTGACTGCAATAATGATTTGTATTATTCTTGTCTATTGCAATAATATCTTTACCACAATAATCGCATTGACATTCGATTCTATCAAATGTTCTGCGTGCTAAGTGTCTACAATCATTACTACAATATTTAGGAGTTTGGCCTCTTTTGCTTTGTTTGCGATAATACGATTCTTTAATTTCAAATTCTTTTCCGCATAATTCACAAATCAATATCATTGTAGGTGCATTTGCTAACGGATTTGGAACATTTCCTAATTCTCTCGCCAACGCTGCATGTTCTTTACAACAATGAAATATTTTTGTTTTACTATTTTTATATCTAGAATCTGAAATTTTAAATTCTTTTCCGCAATAATTACACTTAACTATCATAACTGCACCGTCCCTAAATTAGTATTTTATACTAATATATTACCGTGCATGAACGACTTAATCGTTTACCTCCAAGAGCTTTCTCTACTTCATCTATTAATAATACACAAGGAGCTACTTGATTTATTATATTTATAGCTTCATCTATATT